ATACATGCTTCGCATAGTTAGTAACGATTTCATTTAGTGCGCCCATAGGGGTTGACATTCTCTCCGGGGAAGGTTCCACAAGGCAGGGCAGGCCATTTGAAAACCGTGTTCAAAAGCCCTGTGCGCCCGTCTAAGGGCATGAAAAGGCCCCTAGGTACTCAGACCTAGGGGCTATTCTCAAAGGCTCTCAGACGCTCTCAGGGCGGTTCCAGCGGGCCTGTCCACGGTTAGCCTGCGGCTCCTGCTTGACCTTGCCCATGTCCTTGATCAGCTTGCCGTTCCACATCGAACGATTGTCGTAGAGAGGAACAAGCACATCGGTAAGGCTTTCCTTACCCATGTCCTCGTTGCACTGTCGGCAAAGGGGAAGCATGTTCGCCACGCAGTAGGTACCACCGTTAGCGTCTGCCAGCACGTGACCAAGGTTCAGGGTGTCCATGTTTCGGGGGTTGCCACCCACGTACGCATTCTCACCACACCCCACACACACCGCGTAGGTCTCTCCGTCCGAGTGCCCCGTAAGGCTAGCCAGCATGAGCACCGTAGCGAGCAACTGACGCCGGTATGCGCTACCAGCGGTGCGGTCATCTGCCCTGCACTGGTGGGTGTTGGCGTTGTGGGTAACCGGGGCGGTGGTGGTGGTGATCATGGTGTCTCTCCCTTGGCTTGCTCTGTCGTTGTACCTACAGACTACCCCAGCACACACGCGGAAACCCCCGAATCTGAGCTTTTTAGGTAACGGCTTGGTAAAGGATTCGACCGGGGCGGTCCGACATATAGGGCAAAACGGACATTGGGTACACAGGGTACATATGGGCCATACCATATCAGACCCATCCATATGGGGTACATAGCGCATATGGGGCATTCGTATTTACGAGGACATTTGGAATTTCCGGGACATATCTCCCGCGCGTGTACGAAAGATTACAAAAATTTCCGGGGACTTTTTGGCCCGGTGTTGTAGGTTGACCTGTGCTCATACATCCACTAGACTGGTACTACACCAAGACGGAAGGGAATGATCAACTTGACCACTCTCGAACTTCTGGAGCGGGCCGTATCTGAGGGCCTGGTTTCCGTGTCCAGCCTTACCGTATCCACGGTGAGGGAGGATGAGCGTACCGTAGAGATGGACTGGGACGCTTACCCGCACGTTTCCGAACTGGCGTAACTCATATGGGGGATATCTACGGGTATCCCCCATATAGGGGGAAGAATGTTCAAGAAAAAGGCCAAATCCGTTCTGACACATTCTCTTACCCTCAAACTGGAAAAGAACGGACTCTTTTCCGAAACGGGCGTTATTTCTTCGGGAAATCTGCAAATTCTCCTTCGAAAGTACAGCGAAAGCGGATTTCGCCCGGTGGAAGCGAAACATTCCAAATACTGCCTTTGTGGTAGTGGGAAGGACGAAAAATATGTCCCCCGAGGAATACGCACAAAAGAAGCTCGAAAAGATTCGTGAAGGAATTGAGCGCTACTGGAATGCCACTTCTGTAGGTGAAGAGAGGCAATTGGCCCTCGGAATCATCGAGCAGATCACCACACTCGACACAATGCTTACCAGTGGCAGGCAAGTTCCCACCGATTGGAAGTGAAATGCCGCAGGTTTCCTTGAACCAATTCATTCTCGATACCATCTGGGCGTATCAGAATGACAACGACGAGCAGCGTTATGGGCAATTCTGCTTCAATCGAGTTGCCCGCGTAAGGCCCGATATCGCACAAACGCTGACAGGCACTCCGTGCGATCCCTTCTACGCGAACGACAACAACGATCCTCGAATTCATCGCTTCTGGGCGAAGGTTCAGGAGCTTTGGGACCAGTGAATTAATTGGTCTTGAAAATTCACCCCTATGATTCTTAGGTTTTTAGCCTAATTTCCTTCGAATCATAGGGGTGAATTTTGACTAAAAAGTTAGCCGCCCCGGCTAGATGACTAAAAATCTACGCAGACATGTTGCAACTAAGAAATCGATGGTGTAGACTGGAGCTAAGAAATCGGGAGGACAAAATGATCTGTCTGCACAAGTGGTCTTCGTGGGTAGTTGTTCAGTACAAGCTGTACACCAAGATCCCTCAGTTCCAGTCTCGCGAATGCATCAAGTGCGGCAAGACTCAGGTCAAGTACATCTATGACTGATTGGAGGCCCTTCGGGGCCGCCCCGGCTAAATTGAGAATCTGTTGCCACCGGCCCGATACTCTGCTAGACTCATCCCTATGAAGACGACGAAGCCTTTCTACGCCAACATCTACCTCGAAGATCGTGCGTATGGAGGACCCGAAGAGGGCGGCATCTGGTACAACTACCGTGAGCCCTGCGTGTCCATCAAGGTGCGTTCCCGTCGTGAGGCCGAAACGGTTCTCAAGCGACTGACCAAGAAGCGGTACAGCAACAAGGGCATGAAGCCCATTTGGTCCGTCAACAGCATCGGTCAGTACATCGACCGTATCGAGCGTAAGCCTGCTCAGCGTGAGAGTGACTACGTTCCCTATGAGTGACCGGCGGCGGGCGCAAGCCCGCTAGCCGCCCCGGTCAAAAGATCTTGGAAATTAGTTGGCCAGAGGGGTTGGACATGGCCCATCTGACCGTGCTAAGCTTAGTACATCGAAAGGGGGAAAGGCCCCCTAGAGAGAAAGGTCCGATCATGGAGCGCATCGAGGTCGTTCAGAAGGTCGCCGCTTACTTCCCCGACACGAAGATCGAACTCGCCCTCCGCTTCGCCGGGGAGCTGGACCGCGCCTACAACAACAAGTTCGCCGACGAGCGTTACAAGCTGGAGGACCAGAAGTACGCGTACGGCGAGGAGCAGTACAAGGCCGGTGTCAAGGCCGGTCAGAACTCCGTGCGAGGCACCTTCGACCCGAAGATGATCGAGGTCACGACCTGGGCGATCATGAACTTCACCGAGCGCGACTACACCCGCAAGATTACCTGCATCAAGGTGCTGCGTGAGCGCTTCGAGGGTCTGGGCCTGCTGGAGGCAAAGACCGTGGTGGACAACATCACGCCGATGGGCAAGACCGATCAGCTCGACTGGGAAAAGATCGAGTCCGTCGAGGGAATGATCAAGCCGAAGGCCACGCCGACCCCCAAGGAAGTCTTCGAGAAGAGCAACAGCAGCAACGACCGGAGCGACATTTGCAACGACTGCGGGGGTTGCTACTCCTGCTGCGGCGGCAACTGCTAGTCATCTGGCCCCCGAAAGGGGGCCATTTGGCCGCCCCGGCTCTTTTGAGAATGTGTTGCGCATGTCCCTTGTGTAGTGTAGACTCGTCTTAACGAAAGGGAGAGATCATGAACATCTTTCGCAAGATCGCCAATAAGCGTAAGTTCAAGATCGGCTCCCATGTCGTGATCATGCGGAGTTCGTACCAGTTCATGATCAATGAGGGCATCGAGTTCGATGGCTTCAAGGTCTACACGGGTAAGATCGTAAAGACGACTTCTGACACCGCGTGGATTCGTCCCGACCACGGTTTCTTCAACAACCCCGAGATTGTCACCACAGAAGAGCTTGGCAAGCTGAGCATCCTCTGATAGACTTCAAGAACACCAACGAGAGGAACTGAAATGGCCGTTCTCATGGGTGAGGTTTCCATCAAGCGTGCTGGCGTCGTGATCACGATGGCCACGGTCTACGGAGTCGAGTTCGACTACCGAGTGGACGAGATGAGCGGAAAGGTCTACGTTGAAGCTGCGGGTTCTGCTGAGAAGCTGTCCGCTCTGCACCGGGCCGCTCCGTTCCGCGTGAACAACGTCTCTGCTGGCTACGAGGTCAAGGGCAAGTCCTACGACTTCGGCAAGAGCATGGGTCTCGGCAAGAAGCCCCGACTCTAAAACCAATGGCCCCTTCGGGGGCCATTTGGCCGGGGCGGTTAAAAGATCTTGGAAAATGATGTTGTACTCTGCTCCTGGACTGTGTTAGACTCGTCTTACACCGAGCGAGAGGAACGTAAATGTTCTCCACGATGGACCAGATCAAGAAGGCTTCCCGCGAGTCCAACAGCACCGCGCGTGAGTGGTTCAAGTGTTCCTCCATGCGGTTCTTCAACACGGAACTCTACGAGAACGACCTCTTCCCCATCGGCCAGCGAGGGACGATCTTCATCACGTCCGAGTACATGGACGACCCGGAAGCCAAGTCGTACAGCCTTCGCTACGCAACTCGCAACGTGGACGGTTTCTTCAAGATCGTGACTCTGGACGACTTCATGGGCTATGACAGCCTTCAGGACGCCATCGACGGCGCGCGTTCCTACCAGGACTTCTACCACAAGATCATGGACAACTGAGCAGCGGGCCGCCTACGGGCGGCCTAGCCGCCCCGGCGAAAAGATCTTCCTCTGATCTGTTGCACCACACCCATCCTTGTGTATATACTGGAGTCAGAACGAAGGGAAGAACATGAGAGCCGAACTTTCCGAGCTTCGCAGGGAACGTGCCAAGCAGACCAGCCGACGGATCAAGAAGATCAAGAAGTACCGTCAGAGCCGTCGTGACCGCTACCTCTCCGAGATGAAGAGCAAGCGGGAGATTTGGGGCTAGTCCTCAAAATCCTATGTGGCCTAGGTCTTGTGATCTTGATACCTTGGCTGATAGGATTCCTAGTGTTCTGCTGCTGGACAATCCTTCAAATTCCTCTGAGCCTCATGGAGTGATCATGTACAACGTCAAGGGTGTCATCAACGTCGAGGGTGTTTCTGGTCCGGTTGCCGCACTGCTGATGCTGGTGAATCTCGGACTCGGTGTCCTGGGCATCATGATCCTCGGTGCCCTGCTGCACATCGGCTGGAACTGGATCTAATAGCGCCGGGCCGCCTTCGGGCGGCCTAGCCGCCCCGGTCAAAAGATCTTGATGAGTTGAGTTGACTCCTCATCACATCTTCCATTAGACTAGAGCTATCAGCCGGGCAAGAACTAGGAGTGAAGATGCCGAAGGCCAACGTCGAAAAGCTCTGGCACACCGCGATCTTTGGTGACGCCCGCAACACCCGTGAGGAGCTGTTCGGTAGCAGCGCGATGGACGACAAGGAGCGTTGCATGCTTGAGAAGTTCGATGAGCTGCCGCTTGAGTTCATCGAAAGCATTGCCAAGGACGGCATCAAGACGCCGATCGTGTGGAACCCGGACAAGAACATGATCACCAACGGCCACCACAGGCTGCTGGTCGCGTACCTGCTGGGCATCACGGAGATCGAATACATCACCCCCAAGGACACCTACAACGGATGGAGCCTGGAAAGGGCAGCGAAGGCCCAGGGCCTTCCGATGGGCCGTAGGTAGGTAGGCGGCGGGCGAAAGCCCGCTAGCCGCCCCGGCGAAAAGATCATGCTCAGACCGTGTTGCAACTGTCCTTGCGTTCATGTAGACTTAGAACATCGAAAGGGAGGGAAACCTCCCCAAGAAAGGGGCAATGATGTACGACGACGTTTCTCTCGAAGAGGCCATCACGATGGCTCGCCTGGACGAGCTTGAGGGCGCGGACGCGCACCTGGACGACATGGAAATTCTGGTCGACTGCGACTAGACAAACCAAGTTCCATCCGCTAGACTGAGAACACACCACGACGAAAGGCTCCAAAATGAAGGCCATCGCCATCGCCAAGGTCATCGCCGAGACCCCCATGACCGCCACCGTGCGTGTCGCTCTCGTCCGCAACATCACCGCCGAGATGACCGACAACATGGCCAATGAGTTCGAGACCGTCGCGCTCGGCCTGGACGACTTCGAGGTCGCTCCCAAGTAAGCAGCCTAGGGCCCCTTCGGGGGCCCTTTTGGCCGCCCCGGTCAAAAGATCTTGATCCAACAGTGTTGACCTCTTACGTTTACGTGTGTTAGGATCGATCCATGAGCGAACGCAAGCCGTTTAGCACTATCCAGGTCGGGGAAACGATCACTTTCGACTCCGGTTACTACATGACCGGCAAGATCGTTCAGAATGTCAGCACACACAACGGCAAGCGCATGGTCATCTTCCTTGTGGACGGTGAGCATCGCGATCGTGTCATTTCGTACGCAGCGCACAGGAGTGTGATTGTTCATGGCTAGACTCAAGAGGACCAACGATCGCAAGACCACTGCCCGCGTAAACGCCAACGGCACTCAGTCGTTGCTCAAAAACGCATTCTCTCTGCCGTCTGGTACTGCGTATTCTTGCCCCGGTGCCACAAAGGTCTGTGAGACTGTCTGCTATGCCGGTAAGCTTGAAAGGCAGTATCCGGCATTCCGTAACCTTGCACTGCACAACTGGGAATTGCTGAAAGATGCATCTCTCAGTGAAATGATGGACCTCCTCATCGAAATGATTGAGGAATTCTCTGAGGAATGCGCAAAGAACAACATCAGCAAGGTATTTCGCTGGCACGCAGATGGTGATATCTTCTCTGCGGACTACGCGCACGCAATCGGCTGGATTGCCGAACGATTCACCGATGTGCAATTCTGGATTTACACTCGTTCATTCGAGTATGTCCAGTACATCGTGGGAATTCCCAATCTCTCTGTTTACCTGAGTGTAGATGGTGAGAATGAGCAAAAGGCTTTGGAAACAAAGTCTGAGTACCCGTCTGTGCGCCTTGCCTATCTCTCTGAGACTCATGAGACTGGTAAGGAATTCATGCTTACCAACACTGGTAAGCCCGGTGCCATCTGTCCTGAGAATGCCAAGCGTATTCCCCTTATCACTAAGGATGGCGGTGCATGCGTAACGTGTGGACTGTGCATCTTTGGTAAGGCAGACATTCGCTTTGCTTCTAAGGTCTCTAAGCGCCGGGCAAAATAAGGAAAGGCCCTCCGGGGCCGGGGCGGCGAGACAAATCGGACATAATTTCATGTTGACCCTGCTGCCCTTGCTCTGTTATGCTTAAGTCACAACGAAGGACAACGGAAGGAACCAAATGCAGACCAAGCGTGAGTACGCGGCTTCCCTCGGCCTGGCGATCATGGGCAAGCGTGGTCGTATGTCCAAGGAGGCGTACGCGGCTATCGACGCTGCTGAGGCTGCGGGTACCGTCTTCGCTGACACGGGCGTGGTCCGCACCAACAAGCCCGCTGCGGTCAAGGCCGGTGCCTATGACGCAAAGAAGGTTCGCACCTGGGCGAAGGCCAACGGTATCGAGATCAACTCCCGTGGCCGTATCTCCGGTGAGATCCTGGAGGCGTACGCAAAGGCCAACCCGGATGTGAAGGCGGAGGCCGTTTCCGGTGTGAAGGCCCCGACCGGTAAGGACGTTCGTCCGCATGCGGCCCGTTCCCGCTCCGCTTCCACGGAGTACGTGGCCGTTGACCGTAAGGGTAAGGTGTGGCGCTTCTCTGAGAATGAGGCGTGCAAGTGCGGTTACTCCCTGGCCTACTGCAAGTGTGGTAGCCCGGTGGTGCTCGGTCTTGACGTTGAGGTCAAGGTCAAGTAAGGTAGACCTATGGCCAACATCATGCTCGAAATCGAGCCCAGAGATGATCAAGAGGAAGACCAGGCTTGGGAAATGGTCCAAGCTCTAGGGCCCTTCCTGGCACGTGTCCTCGGAATGTCCATTAGCGTAAGCGATGGATATGGGAACACAAAGGATTTCGATCCGACGAATCTGTAAGCCTAACGGCCCCCGAAAGGGGGCCGTTCCATTGGAGGCATAATGGCCAACAACGGTGATATCTTTCGGCAGGCTGAAGTCTCGGTAATTGCTCCTGATGTTTATCAGGGTGCACGGGTTACCTCTACGCGTCGAAGCCCGGCGGAAAAGGATGCCGACAAAATCCTTTCCGTTCTCGATAAGCGCACCTTCAATCCCCATGTCCTTGCATATCTGATGTGTAGCCAGAATGAGGAATTGCAGAAGCCGTTGTTTGATCTGGCTATTGCTATCCTTAATGCAATGGCTGCCAAGGAAGCTAATGGCACCACCCGAAATGATGAAGAGTACAATCGGTGTTCTGTTGCTCGATTTGTAATTGAGCAGATGATCATTCGTATGGGAGCTTGACATAGCGGCCTCCGGGCCGCCCCGGCTTTTGTGAAGATGTGTTGTGATCAGTCGTCAGATCCGCTAGACTAGGATTACCAATCAGGGAAACCTAGGAGGAGCTGTGATCGTTTACCGTGTTGCCCTGTCTCCGAAGCACGAGGGCAACCTTACGGGCAAGTGGGCTGGTCCCTATCGTGAGGGTTGGGACTCTTTCGACCCCAATGTCAAGGCGGTTTCTAACCGTCTGTGCCGTGAGCACGTGGACGAGTCTCACCCGACGCCGTGGACTGATCTTCCTGGTGGTATTTCCCCCAATGAGTTCTGCGTGCTGATCTCTGAGGGGCAGTTGGCCAAGTGGTTTGAGAACTTCGGCCATGACTTGGACGCTGCGGGTTACTCCGTGGTGGCCTATGACGTTCCGGCTGAGAAGGTGCGTAGCGGCACCTACCAGTCTGTAGCGGCTGTGACGGATTCCGACATTGTGGGAATCTATGAGCCTCTGGGGATGATTCCCTAATTGGCTGTGGCCCCTTCGGGGGCCACAAGCCGCCCCGGCGAAAGGATCTTCCTTGAACCATGTAGACACACCCGCCTAGTCTCTGTTAGACTTGAGCTATCAGCAAGGGGGAAGGGGAAACCCGGAAGCCTTGGATGATCTGTTGCTTGATCAACTGAACAGTGTGCTATGTCCGACTACTTTGACAAGTAGTCTCCGTGCAAGTAAGCTAGAAGAAACACCTACACTAGGAGTACAAATGCACGGTCTTGAAATCGGTACCCGTGGTCAGGTCGCGTTCGCTTCTCGTCTGGAGCCTGCGTGGCACAACCTCGGCACCGTCTTCGAAGGTGAACTCACCACCTCCGAGATGCTTCGTCTGGCCCACCTGTCCGACTGGAACGTCCGACTGGAGCCGCTGGAGCGCAAGGGACGCACCTCCAAGAACATGTTCGAGGTGATCCGTACCAACCCGTTCGATCAGGAGGCTGACAGCCTCGGCATCGTGGCGGAGCGGTACAAGGTGGTGCAGAATGAGGAGCTGTTCGCCTTTGGTGACGGTATCCTCGCGGGTGGTGGAACGTGGGAGACTGCCGGTTCTATCAAGGAAGGTACGCAGGTCTTCGGATCTCTGCGTATCGGCCGAGAGGTTCTGGTTGGTGACTCCGACGTGACCAACATGTATCTGCTGGTCAACACCTCCCACGACGGTTCTCTCGCGGTTCAGGCGAGTGTCACTCCGGTCCGTGTCGTGTGTCAGAACACGCTGAATTTCGCACTCCGTAACGGTGTGAAGCAGACGTTCAAGATGCGCCACACTCAGACTATCGAGGGACGCATGGCCGCCGCGCGGGAGGCGCTGAACATCACCTTCGCCTACGCGGATGAGTTCGAGCGCGAGATGAACGAACTGTTCCGCACTGAGTGCACCAAGAATCAGTTCGATGAGCTGATCAAGATGGTGTACGGCGAGCGTCCCAAGGAGAACGTCAAGGGCTCTCAGGTCAAGTGGGACAACAAGCGTGACCTGCTCATGGGCATCTTCACCGACACTGGTGACGGTCCCAAGACCACTCTGTCTCTGGCTGGCACGATGGCCGGTGCGCTGAATGCCATGACGGAGCGTCTGGACTGGTACCGTATGCCGCGTAACGGCAACGTGGATAACCTGTTCGCTGCGGCGAGTGGTTTCGACCCGGTCACCAACTCTGACAAGAACAAGATCCGTAAGGCAGTGCTGAGTCTGGCTCTGGCTGCCTGAGTCACTAGGGCCCCTTCGGGGGCCCTTTTGGCCGCCCCGGTCAAATAGAAAAAGGCTAGACACCCTCGTGTCGTTCTGATAGACTCTGATTACCAGCCAAGGAGGAAACATGGAGTTCACCGTAGAACAGCTTCGCCTGATTCGTGCTTCGTGTCAGGTTGCGATGGGCAACAGGAAGCCCAAGGACTACTACGAGCCCTGGAAGGGTGTCTACGAGGTAGCAACTGCCAAGTTGAAGGATCTTGGCGAAGAGGACTGACAGGCAGCGGGCGAAAGCCCGCTAGCCGCCCCGGTTATTTTGGCCCGGTGGTAGACACTCCCCTTCTACTCTGTTAGACTAGTATCAAGCAACTAGGGAAGGAACCTAATGGCTTCTAAGCGCATTACTGTCATCGTGCTTGAGGATGACCGTCGAGCCGAACTGATCTTCGAGAACATCGACGGAGATCGAATGGAGTTCAACTCCAAGGACCGTGTCCTTGTCCTTCCCGTCAAGGGATCGTTGCTCAATGAGCAGTGGGTAGTCCCCTTCGTCTCTCACTACTGTGTGCAGAACGAACTTGAGTGGTGATTGACACAGAGCGACTGCCTTGTTACACTATTGTAGTAGGGTAGTAAGGTGTGTTCCTGGGCCCCCTATCAGTCCAGTCGGGCAAGGGGTTAAATAGCTGATGGTCGGCAGCAGCCCAGGAACCTTTCAATGTCATCGAAGATGACCGCCCCGGTTCATTACCTACCCTAACTAACATCATCACTGTACATCTATATTTTGATTTGACCCATCATGTCCGAATTTTTCCCGTTTACGAATGAGTCCAAAATTTCCCAGCGATATTTGATCAAGCGTCTTTACGAATGAGCCTGAAAACCCGGGCGATTTACCAATTAGAATTGAAGATCATTTATTGCTGCTGTCTTATATAAGACATATCCAAGCTGAAAGCAAACAAAGCCTCCCGCTTTTGGGAGGCTTCTTCTGTTTTACGATATAAGACATAGGACAAGGAGAGATTGTTGGCCGGTGGTGTTAGGTGTCCTTCTATATAAGACATAGAACAAAGCATATATACCCACCGGGCTTTAATTCCCCATATAAGACTACAACCAACATGTCTTGTCTGAATATTCAATCAGATACTCAGGCTGTATAGCATGGCTGCATACTTTGGCTGTCATAGTGGGCTGACTTACGAATCGAAGGCAAAATAGGCATGCATAGCTATGATTCTAAGGTCTATCTGGCATGCCCTTTACGAATGCATCCAAAAATGTGCAGAAATGCCGTGTTTTCTAAGGATTTGGGCCGATTATTGACAGATTTCATAGGTTTTGGGGCTATTTTTGCTGGTTTTTAGAGGCCCATTATGCCCTTGAATCCATAGTTTATTAGGCTGGCTGGCTATTTTGGCTGTGATTCTAAGGCTGGAACCCCCTTCTTACCTATGAATGTAAGGAAATGTGCTTTTTGAACGCGTTCAATTACCCCAATCATTACACACTATCTTTTAGTTAGTGTATCAATAGAAGATTAAATGTGAATCTCAGAAAGTTATCCACAGGCTGTGGATAAGTTGACAACCATTGGTTGACACTTCCTTCTTCTATCCACTATGAACACGTCTTATATAGTGCTCTCAACAAGGCCACTAGCATGCCTACGTTCACTTCTCACAATGCTTTAAATGATTGGTGTCTCTGACTATGCCTTCTTTATTACAAGGGCTTGTAGGGCTTTCTGTTTAGTCTGTCTTATATGGTTATGTCTATGAGTCTTATATGATACAAGGAACTCTAGCCGCCGGGCGTTTTGTGACTAAAAATCTATTGGATCATGTCGTGACTAAAAAATCGGCCACTGACTAAAAATCTATGGAATTTGAACATGTTCAATAAAATGGGAAAGGACCAGCACTAAGCCGGTCCTCTTCATCCCAATCCCATTCGTCAGTCCAGACCACTTCTCCGAACCACATCTCCAAACCGGGATTCATCTGCAACAATACTTGCATATAGCTCGTTGTCCTTGCATTCATTGGCTGTTGGATCAAAACGTGTTGCCCATGCCAGCCAGTCTGTATTCTCCAATACGCAGCAAAGCGCACACTGCTTCTGTATTTGGGTTGCTAGTGCTGCTCTTATATGGTCTGCTTCATGGTGTCTACCAGACTTACGATGGACTTCCATGCGCCGGGCCAAATATCGCCAGGCCAATTTCTCCAGCATTCATTCCCCTTGAAATGCTGAATCATCTAGGTCTTCAATGGTTTCATCGCCTGGCAATTCATACTCGAATCGACTGCTTACATTTGCGTCATTGAAGGTGTCTTTGATGAACTCAGCTTTGAATTCATTAGAATGGCGAAAGACTACTCTGTTGACCTTAGTATCAAGGATGCACCAGTTGTAGCCTTCCACCGTTCTACCTCTTTTAAGAGGCTCCTTTACGATTGTATATCTCATAATGTTCTCATGCTAGATCAGAACATATGGTTTTGTCAATCAGCCTCGTATGTTGTTGCATATTCGATTGCACTAGGCGGGAAGGCATACCTTCTGCCGTCCATCAAAATAGTAAGACCGCTGTCACTCGCCACCCCATCAAGAATTGATTCAATATCGCTGATGATCGTGGCAATCTCCTCCTCAGTCTTGCCAGACATGTCTAGAAGATCTGAGTAGTAAGAAGTCTTATTGATCGTTCTGACTTCTATTCCGATTTTCATCTGTTTCCTCTGGACCACCGTTAAGGCGCTCCAACTCCTTTCTGACTGCCTCATTGCAATCATGTGAGTCGCAGAAGTAGCCATGATAGTCAATATCAATTCTGCTTGTCAGATTCTTGCACATAAAGCATTCGCCCTCAGAGTCAGCATGGAATCCACTTGGATCATACCAATAGGTTCCATAGCCGTCTCTCATAGGATATTCATTGTGTCTGATATCCACTGCCGTTTCCATCACCTCCCTTATATCTGCAAAAGAAGCTTCAATGAGACTTAGTCTCTCAAAGGATTCGGCAATCTGATTGAGTGCCGCAGTAATTCTTTCTACTACTGCGGCAGCATCCTCATTCTCCTGCGAGCTTGGCACGGTTCTTGCAATCCTCCAGAAGCTTAAGAACATCTCCTAGTGTGCGCTTAGGATCGTTGTTCCAATAGATGAAATTGTACTGACGACTGTCACCATTCTTGCGCCGGGTCTCATTGTGCAGATACTCAGCAACAATGTTCAAGTCATCAGGGTGCACATGACCCTTAAGATTCATGTAGATTAATGCGCCTCGAAGGCACATCCGACCTTCGTTGTCTCGTAGCACACCTTGTGTCCAGCCAATCTTCCAGAGCGCTCCATGCATTGCAAAAAGAATCTCTGAGGGAGTTAGCTGCCCCTTCTTTCTCTTAATCTTGCTGACCCTTCTACTGGGCACAGAGCCCATACCAGGATTGCCCTTGTTGTTCTTGGGATCGTTCAATCCCTTGACATAGGCATCAACAAGACCAGCGAATCTACCAGAAACCTCAGCATCAGGAAGATCACGCATCTTACGAATGTCTCTTAGTACGTTCACCATATACTCTGGTATTCCTTCCAGAAATAGTAGCCTCTTAGTTCCATTAGGATAGAACCAAGGATGTTGAGACCCTTTCCATCACACCGGCCCCAGAACTTATCTCCCCAGTCGTTTCCTTCGACTAGCAGAGCAGCGCCGGTTTCAATGAGCTTGATTCTCAAGTCATCGTTTTGATCGAACTTGGCCTTAACAACATCCCTCATACAACGTACCTTGATTTGCTCCCACTTGTCAAGGTCGATGCTCACATTCTTGCCAAGCTTCTTAGTCTCACCGGGCGTATCACAGTCAAGAATTGCTGCAATGAATGCATACTGTTCTTGTTGTGTCCCAATCATAGCCTTATACTTAGATGCCTGAAATGCAGCCTCATTGGTTTTGAATGTGAGATTGCCAAGTTTGACTGGCGCGGTGTAGAAGTTGGAGAGATAGTAATGCTCACCAACGAACTGAATGATTGGATTTACTCTTGGACCCATTACTTCGCCTTTCACTGGTCACATAAGTCCACCTGCAAATTAAAAGAATAAGAAGGAGCCATAGTATGACCCCTCCTATTAAAACAATTCTCATTACATCCACCCAAAGAACCAGGCGGTACGATGTGCAACACTGCAAAAGAACAGTCTCTTCACCTTGTCAGCAAATGTCTCAAAGCATACTGATTCATCACATTCGCCACCACACTGAGCACACGTCACTGTGATCATCTCCTTGTAAGTTCGTGTATATACACCTTACGCCTGAGCTGATTAGGTGTCAACCTATGAGAAAAGCCGCTGATCACTCAGCGGCTAGTTCCCTCTCAAGAGCGATGACTGTACGACCAGTCAATTCACGCACAGGATCGCCGTTGGCGAATTCAAAAATGCGCGGTACAGACATGATGCCGTACTCATCCCTAATTTCCTCTGCCTTGTCAATGTCTACATACACGACAGGATAGTCAAGCTTCTCAGCCAGCTTCTCAAGATGTGGTTGCAGTCTTTGACAAGGTACACACCAATCTGGAGCGGAGAAAACAACGACAGCCTTATCTGTGTTGCTTACCAGATCATGCAGATTGTTTACCTTTATCATTTCACCTCTTCATTGCTCGGAATGACGGAGCAAGACGTTCGACAGCCCTTGCAATGTCCTCTGGATTACCATTGACATAAATGTTAACAGTCACATTTACATCGCCGGGCTTTTCTTCAACAACTGGAGCATACGCAGGATGCTCGTTAAGAGGCTTCTTTTCTACCTGCTTGTAGAACTTAACCCTGTCTCCCCAGTTCTCGGAAATGTAGCGGCCCTTGATGTATCGATTGTAATAAACACCAACACTCAGGGCTGAGTGAAGCTTATTGAATTCATCTACGCCGACCTCGGAGTAAACAGAAACAGTTCCATGATTGAACAGAACGGCAAGCCTGCGATCCTCCTTATTGTAGAAAATCACATCAATAGCAGAGCTGTCTGCATTGAAAAAGTCGGTGTAGGGAAATTCGTACTGATATGAATTCATTGTATTCCTTCGTAGATGAATCTGCGAAGCTTATTGACTAGCGTTCGCACTTTCCTCTTCAATTGTTCCGTGATGTACATATACGTCAAGCATACCATCAGCATCCTTGACAACGATCAAACGGCCAACATATACCCATGTTCCCACAGGTTCATTGGCCATTTTCTCAGTGATCTTCTCTAATGCGTTATCAATATCCTTGAGCGTTGGCTTCTTTAGTTTGCCATCAACTCTCCATCGATAACCCTTTTGATCAAACAGAGCCTTTAGCTCTCTGGTGAGAGGTCCCATTCACCATGCCTCTCAAGATACATAGCAACAGCGTCATGTAGCTGAGTTGTCACCATGAAAGCCTGCTTTGTGTAGTGATCAGGCTCTTCGATTTCATCCATCAAAATAGAAAGAAGCAGTGCCATTCCCATATTAAGACTTCGAATTGCTGCCTTATCTGAGTCTAGAACTGCTCCGTCTACTGTCAGTCTGTACTGTTCCATATCTTCCTTTCAACTACCTCCATAGTAGTTGATTAGCTGACCACCGTCAAGCTGTTTAGTGGCCATACGAACTTGCTCATACCGTTGCCATCTGGCCTAGGCTCTAATGGAGAAAGCCATACCATGCTCTTGCCCCGGTGCTTTAAAACCTTTGCTCTAAAGCCGTTCCAGGGGCCTTCATGGTACAACTCAACGATGCTATCACCCTGGATCTTATTGCCTGCCATGTCTTCCAAATCAAGTCCTCTTCTTCTCAAGATATAGGTACTGAGTTGAAATGTAGACAATTCGCTGGTCGTAATTCTTTGGCTTGTTCTTCTCAATTGAAAGAAGAACTGTACGATCTGTAAGAGGGACGCTCATGACCATTGCCACTACACCATTCCACTCACTTAGATTACGAGGTGCGTTCTTTACCTTTACGTAGTCGACCTTGTTTACAGGCTTACCGTTTGGATCATTAAAGCTGAACTGTGCAGCCATATTATCTCCTCCAATTAAAAGCTCCCCCGGCAGGAATCGAACCTACGAACAACCTGATTCAAAGTCAGGTGGGCCATGCCAGCAGACCACGGGGGAATAGCCCCGAAGGGCGAGACTCATTCGAAGATGAGCCACTTCTTTTCCCAATAAAAGGAAAGTATCTTGTTTCCATCAGGGCGAGGAGACAGGGCACGAATTCTGACCATGCTACCATCAACCCTTTCTACAGTGGCTTCAAATCCCTGCCACTTTGCAAGATTGGGATTGCTGTCAATTTCTTCCTGGGGGACAACAATCATAGCTAGAGCACCCTTTGCAGGGCCAGGATCTTCGATCCTTCTTGTCTGCATATTCCTTGTCTTCCAGAAGAATGGAGCCTTCTTGAATCCATCAGGTCGATTGCTAAAAGGTCGTACCCATGTATATCCACCCCTGGATTCGTTAATCTCAGTAACCTCGCACATAAGACCCTCCCAGCCACTTCCGGCATCAGGGTCGTTGGCAAGAATTACAATATCTCCGATTTCCATTACTTACCTTTCATCAGGTGGCTTCGTTACAAGGATACTCTCTGCACCGCTCGATTGTCAACGTGCCCTGCGGATGCAGCAGCTCGTGAAACTTCTGAGCTATAGAAACATCTAGTCCAAGCATTTCGGCTCGGCGTCTTACATGTTCATCATACTCGCCACTCTGTAGAGCGTCAAGGAAGTCGTCTTCGAATTCCTCTTCATCTACCCATACTTCTATGTAGCCCATTGATCATCCGATCTCATCTGTGAAGTCTAGTAGACTCCATCCCTTTACCTCAAGTGATTGCTTGTATTGCTTGCCATGATGCCCGCAGAACAGAAGTACAAGATCTTCCTTCTCTGCAATTACAAATGCCTGAGCGCTGCACTTATCGCAACGATCTTCTGTCTTATTCAGCGGACGTTCCGCAACTGTTTGCATATTGCTCCTTACTATAACACAACACCCCCAGCATTAGCCAGGGGGTTGATTGTTTTGTAGCTGCCTCATGGCTGCTTCTAGCTCACTCTTTACCTTGATGAAGTTGTCCATCAATTCGTAATACTTTCCACGCCACTTGTCTAGGTCGGCTTCAACATTGTTCAGCTCCTGCTTGAGGCCCTGAATTTCAGTCCTTAGCTCATTTCTAAGCTGAGCGGCTGTGTCATCCCGTACCTTGCTACGACTGAGCCAGTGTTCAACAAACTTAAGTCCAACACCCCCCAGCACCGTTCCCAATAGGGCAATCCAAGCCGTAGTCATCTCGGGCATCATCTCAGCAACCTTATCCTAAAGTAAAGGAATGCAACGATGAACATGAGAGTAAGGCTGAACACCCAAGTCAATGGAGTAATTCCAATAGTTAGCCATCTGAGCAATGTCATAAACCCATAGCTCAGAGAAATAGCAAACAAACCTTTTGCACGCCAGCCGTCATTTGATCTAACAGATCCAAAAATGACAGTCAGAGCGGAGAGTGAATAAAATGCTCCAATACTCATTCTCACTGCGGTTGAATCAACAGCTACACCCAAGGGAGTCGTTGATGCAGGTTCATAAAACCAACTCATCGTATACAATCCTGAAACCAAAAGACCAACAGCAATCATCACCTCGATAGTACCGAGGGGATGCTTGTACATCTTCACAAACGCTGTAGATATTCTGGACATATGCAAATTGTAATCACTGATGAGTTAAAAGTCAATCAATCAAATCTTCAACGGCCTCGGCCACCTCTTGTGCAAGCCAAACTTCTGTGTCAGTGAGCGTCGCCATTCTCTTGTTGTGATATCTAGTTAGATAAAGGCGTAGAAATTTAGCCCTCTCAGCAGCACCAGCAATTTCTTCTGGAGTTGCCTCTGATCTCAGTACGAGCTTAATGGTAATCCAAATGCTCTTTGTGAGATCCTTTATGCATTCTGCCGTTGAATATTCGTCATCAAAGTACATTTTCCTCCCGTCAAGGGGATTTATTGTGGCCGGTAGGGATTCGAACCCCATAGTTCCCTAGTCTTGGCTAGTATACCCGGCCTGATGGCTTAATTCAAATGGTCTGATGTAATGTCGTCTCCATAGTAAAGACGATTCTCTACCCACCGGCTCACATCAGTTCCAGAACGAGCCATAAGAATTACAAGCCATCGAGGCTCGATTTCACCACTTGCACACGGAGAGCAAGCCATGAATTCCATATCTGGATTAAGCCTTGACTTGTAATTAACCAGTGAATTCCTCTGCTTGTCACAGATTTGACAAACCAGTTCGCTCACTCCTCCTCATATCCAATTTCTCCGATGACTTCAAGGTCATCATTATCGAAATACTCGTGAAACTCAATTCCGTCCACAGAGTACTGCACCTTGCACATATAGCTATGTACCTGGGTGATTATTCCGTAAACACCTTCACTGACGACCAGAACCACTTGGCTTTCCCGGTGCATCCTCTACCTCCAAAATACAGTTGACACCAAGAGAACGGATTTTCTGAATCAAGCTGCCGATCTGCTCGGTGATCAACAGCTTGTTCTTCTGTGAAAGATTGTCAAAGGTGTTGCTGTAGGCTCTCAGAGCGAAGTTAGGAACGTCATGCTGCGTTGCAGGGTATTGAACAAAGTCACAGACGAATCCAGTGCCAGGCTCAAAAACAAATTCCCTGAACAGCTTCCTGGCGTTCTCTATCTGCAAGAGAGCGTATGCATTCTCTGCGCTCACTCCGCCAGCCTTTCTCTGATTCTCTCCCATGTTTCCGGAGTCTTATGGGCATTACGATACTTATCTACCCTAGCAGCGTTCCAATAAACACCGCCCCAAACTCCGAATCCTGAGTTCTCCTTAGCTGCCATTGCACATTGCTTCATGACTGGACAGCGAAGGCACATTTCATCTACGTATCGGGCTGAGATTTTATCCTCTTCATAAGTCTCGAAGAAGAAAGAAGTGGGAAGACCACGACATAGAGCCAAGTCTTCCCACTGTACTTCCTCCGGACTTATGCCCCTCTGCTCAAGAATTCCGGACATTGCGAGAAGGTACCCTCCACTTCCCATCATTGCCCACCGCGATACGAGTTTCAAAACCCCAGTTGTTGTTGCGGTAGGCCCCATTAGGCTTACTCCAACCTGAGAAATTGCGACTCTTGCGGAAGAAAACAAGTGTCCAGCCATCCCAGCGAACGTCATTCTTTAGCTTGCGCTGCTCAGTGACGAATGCTTCGACTGAATTGTAATCCAGAACAACAGACATATTTTTCCTTAGATAGTGCTTATTTGTTTGTTAGATACAAAAGAACAGGAAGGAAGATCCCTCCTGTTCAATTGTACTACAAAGTCTGATTACTTGCTTGACTTACGAGCTGGTGCTGAATTGGTGTCCTTGACTTCATTCTGCTGCTCGGTCTTCTTTGCAGTAGCGTCATCAGTTGTAACAACACCACCACCAGTTAGTTCGTCCTTTTCAGTGGAGCGACGGAAAGCCGCATCTTCAAACTTCCATCCACCCTCACGTGCACGACGTGCTGCAAGAGTTTCAACATCTGGACGAGACTGGTAGTTGTCTAGAGCCTGCTCATAGTCAACAAAAGCTGAGTCCTTAACACCGGCTTCCTCTGCACGCTTTGCATCCTCATCTGCTAGTGGATCTAGGTGGGGAGCAACAACGTCCTGAGAGCTACGGTACTGGTAATCCTTGTCATTTGCCATTTCTTACTTTCACCTCCTTCTCTCCAAGTCTGCGCATTCTTGAAGAATTCTCTAAAAGAATAGCACAGACTTGTTTATGAGGCGGATCAAGCAAGCAGATGGTTGATCTTTCCAGTTGCAGTCTGAACAGAGAGGTTGTCCGTGTCAAGAACACAGTAGTTGTAGAACATCCCGTTCATCTCAAGGCCGTAAACGCTGGCCTCTCCAAGCTGATGAGCAAATGGATAATTCTCCATCCACGTGTGATAGTGACCGTGAAACCACAATGTAGGACGGACCACACGGCCAACCCTGTCCATAAGCTGACGATGAGCTGTTGAATCAGGATCGTCCTTCAACCGGAAACCGAATGGTGCATGAGTTGGGCAGTCGTGAGTCAGAAGAATATCAGACTGATTGCCATGAATCTCAAGACTCTTAACGACTCGCTCAGGAACAGCCTCCTGAGCCCACCAAGTCTTACCAAGCTTACGCCGATTCTTGTCAATTGAAACGGCACCACCAACAGCCTGGAACCATCTGTCGTCAAATCGCCACCGGTTAACTCGCCCGGTGTAACGAATGTGACTTCGGATAATTGTCAGTCCATTGTAAGTCTTGGGATTGTTCTTCTCAAGCCAGTCGAGTCGATCCCAATTCTCATGGTTACCGGCAACAAAGTAAACCTTGATGCCATACTTCCGACACTCCTCATTCAGAGCGTCAAGATAAGTGACACCATCCTCGTCATGCTCCCAGTAACCAAAGTCACCAACCTGCATGATCTTACGAACACCCATAGCATCCGCACGTCGGACAGTCTTACGAGCATGAACAGTGTCGCCATGCCAGTCACCAGCGATCATGATCTTAGCCATGATGTTCCCTTCGTTCGTTGTTAGTACAACATTAACACAGCGATGATCGAAGAGTCAACCTGTGTAGACCACACGCTTAATGCCAGCAAGAAGGATGGATCGCTCACAGGCGTCACAGGGCTTTGAAAAAACAGCCTTGCCATCCTTGTTACGAGCGATATAAATAATTGCTCCAGCGGCCTTCTTGCATCGGGCGATGGCCATTGCTTCGGCATGCACAGAGCAGAACCGCTCAATGTGCTCATCACTGATATTGTTAGGATCGTTCTTCAAAGTGTTCCATCCACGAGACAGAACCCGACCAGACCTAACAATCACCGCGCCATGCTTCTGCTTCATATTTGAATTAGCAGACAGTTCCATAGCGAGAGACAGGAATGACCGGTCCTTCTTAGAAAGACCGGTGTCCATGTTATATGATCCGCTCCCACTCACCTGCATAGTATCGGTCGAGTGTGCGGGTCCGTCCTTTTTCATCGACATATGTGAACTTTCCACCTTCAATCTTTCCAATGGTTGCCTTGAGGCCAGTTGTTATATGCCGAATGCGCATATCGATGCGCATCTCACTGTAAGTCAATTGATATTTCCTTTACGAATGAGTCCTTTGCCTCATTCAGTGCAAGCATCAGAGTCAGATTGCCCAGCACTCCGATTGCTATCAAGATGGTTAGCAGGAGTACGACCCGTGATTTCATAAATCATTCTTTCTGCATTGCACTGTGGACAAAGATTCTTGTCATAACCGTTGTAGGTACGAAGGTGGCCGGTTAGCTTATTCCGACCACACTTACACTTACCAAGGTTCCTCTGTCTCGTTCTCATATTCATCAGCATAGACCCCATAGCTATCAATGTCATATTCGACAAGCAAGTCGAAGTATGCTGACTCGTTTACTGTGTCCCAGTCACCATCTCTGATGAATTGATAAAGCTTCTCAATGACTTCCTTGCGCTTTTCTTCTGGGACACACTCTAACATGAGGTCTAGAGGATAGTCAAAGTAGCGCGTTCCTGATCCCCAACCCATTACCAGCAAACCTCCACGAGATACTTACCAGAAGGAAGAATCTCTCGCTTCACAAGTTCACCAATGACGTCCCTTGCAGAAGCATATTGCATTCCCTCTGCATCCTCAGTTCCGTCCTCACCCAGACCATTAAGATCAGGATGAATCACATGAGCACTGTCATTGCTGCATTCTTCTGCGGCCACGAAGTCCCAAGCAGTTCCAAACTCGCTCTCAACAAGTTCGTTCAGATCGAATGCATCAATGGTGTAGTACACTTCGCGCTTCGGATTAAACATTGTCACCACCAAACGATAATGCGGTACTTGCCCGCAGGAATGTGACCCTCATGACAAAGCCAGTTTAGCATCAGTTCAGCACCAGGGTCAGCAAACTCTTCGCGAGGCATGCCCTCAGTCTTGAACTTTTCAATCACAGCCTTGGCTTGATCGAAGGTGTGACCTTCATCCATCCAAAGAGCATTGACCTCTTCGCCTTCGTCATTGATGCCATCATACACCTGACCGCCAGTGACGTCAAAGTCATGGTAGGTGTCCTGGGCAGGAAAGCCTAGAGCGGCTGCGCCTTCCCATTCCTGACCATACAGATTCTTGACAAACTCTTCCATGTCAATGTAATGCCACTCAAGATAGGTGACCTTCTCGGGAAGAACGCTGTAAATCACTTCTTGTCCTTTGGTAGATTCGGGTCCTTCATAATCTTGCTTACTTCTTGAAGCTCCTTGACACCGCGCTTTGTCTTTCCTTTGGCATGCAGGAGTAGCGCTAGCAATAGAGCCTCACCAGTGTGGACATTGCCACTCTTGTCATACATATAAGCCAGGTCCATAATGCGAGAACCAGGCTTAATCCACCTTGTCTTTTGATTCATACAATCCCAACTCTTCAGTAATTTCCACGAGGATGCACGGTCCACAAACTCCATTCTCCATGTAGTCATCATCGCTGTAGTGCGGACCACAGTGAGAGCAGTTAATGTAAAACATCTTGCCTCCTACTAAGATCTTAGCAGATCGACTAGATCGTGGCAACAAAAAGAGGGAAGAACAAGTCTTCCCTCTATAAGCGGAAGTGACAGGATTTGAACCTGCGGAGCTACTTTATTCACTCGCCAGTTTAGCAAACTGGTGCCTTAAGCCTCTCAGCCACACTTCCAAAATCTCACTTAAGAGTGAGACGTAGACTCTCTTCCATTCCTTTGATGAATTGTGGAAGTTCATCCATTCGATTCTCAGGGACAAATACTCCCCGACGTTCTACGATCTTGTTGTCCTTACGAAGATAAATTTCGTAAGTCATTCCCTTCATGTCGCCAAACAGTGGATCACCATTTGACTCCTTAAGCTCCCACGTATATCCATTTGGGGGAGTTGACAGCTCAGGTAGCATATTCCTCCTTCAAAGTATCCCTGGTGGGACTCGAACCCACATAAGACCCGGTTTTTGAGACCGGCGCATCTGCCTGATTCTGCTACAGGGACAGGGCCATCATAAGATGGCTTGGCATCAGAGATGGACTACGTTGATAGCCTCTCCACTCCAGCCGATTTTACCGTAAACAACCTCATCGTTGTTTGGCTGACCGCTCTGCGCGTACTTTGTAGCAGCGCCATGATTACGAAAAGCCAGATCCTTCCAGGACTTTCCAACCACTCGGTCAAACCAGTCTTCGATCTTATATGACTGACCGGCATAAGGACCAGACTTAACAGTCACAGTCTGACCAGCCAGAGGGTGTCGTGAAGAATGCATTTAGTTCCTAACGTTGTCTCGTTCAGTCATTATCAATATACTTGAGATCTTCTACGTTGTCAACACAAGCGTCCTCGCCCCAGATCTTGCCAGAAGCAATACACTTCTGAGCAGTCTGATTCTTTAGATAATCATTGTAGTTGACGCTGACTCCAACTGCTGCGAACAATGTAATGAACACTGATGCAGCAATCATAGCGACCTTTACTTCTCCATTAGACATTTGCTACCCAATCTACTTGCTTACGATGAACAGTGCAAACAAGGACTCTCGTCTTCGCCGGGCGGCGATAGCGCGTTCCCGCAGTATGCCCATCAGGACAAACAGCCTTCCACTTTGGAGTAGCAGGCTTGTAATTCTCACAGGTATTTCCTGTGCAGCCAATCTCAATTGCCTTAGCACGCCATACAGCATTATGACCATGTCCCGGCCCGACCAAAGCGTGTGCAATTTCATGACGAATTACGTTGTCAACCTGATCCTCTGTTAGATTCGGAGTGCAGGTCTTTGACAGCTTGATCATCTTTTGAACGTGGTAAGTTGTTCCGTATGTCTTCACCATACGATTCCAACCAAAGTCCCAACCTCTGGTAAAGAGATCGTACTCCCACATGAGATCGCGCGCAAGGCGCTCGGCGCGAATGAGATTCATTTGAAACCCTTCGGTCGATGGAGTACCCGCTGAGAGAATTGAACTCCCGTTCCCTGCGTGTCGTGCAGGCGTTCTACCATTGAACTAAGCGGGCTGGTGGAGTGTTGCCACTCCTATTTTTCAAACAGTTAGACGCTTCTTCACGCCGTTGTAAAGCCTCTTCCAGTCTTCCTGAGTCTTGATCTTGCCTCGCTGCTCCTCAAACATAGAGACATATGCTTCGGCAGCCTTACGCTGAGCAGGATCAGCCTTACGGGCAAGAAGTGCAATCTCAAGAGCGTCTAGCGTCATGCTGCCAACATCCTTGAGAGAGTCAACGAACTTCTTTAGTTCCTTATCCACATTTCTCCTTATTATAGTGACCAGTTACCAGGAGACTTTGCCACACGAATCATTGCCCATATGAAAAGTCCGAACAAGGCGAGACCAAGTGATCCAAGAGTGATCAGAACAATTGCCCACCAGCTCATGTTATCTCCTTATTAGGCGGCTGATAGGCAACCACCTTTATCCTCGGAATGTCTTCAAATTGCTTATGACCAGGAAAGTCAATAACGATCTTTTTCCTGGTCATCATAACAACTCGGCCATACTTATTCTTATAGTTGACTGGTCCGATCCAATGATCTTCTACAACCATTGCCCAACCGCCAACTCTTAGATATACCATGTACGCCTACCGGGACTTGAACCCGGACGCCCTTTCGAGCCTAGAGTCTCAGTCTAGTGTGTCTGCCATTCCACCATAGGCGCTAGAGATCATTCCTTGATCTCGTTCTGCTTTACTGTAACTCGTCTGCCGTTAAGCTGTTCAACTTCGTAAGTCACCTTGCCAAAGACCTCAGACTTGCCAATAACCTTAGCAAGCATAGCAGTCTTCTTCACAGTGACCATGTCGCCTAGCTTAGCCAACCTTCTTCACATCCTCTGAATTTGAGTATACATCACTGCCGTCCTTCAAGTCAACAAGCAACTTGCCGTGAGCTGTGACGAACTTGATTGTTCCTCTTTTGCCATCGTATGGGCCTCGGATGAACTCCACCTTATCGCCCTCTTTGTAACTTGCCATGTGCGCCTGGAGAGATTCGAACTCTCATACTCCGGATTTTAAGTCCAGTGGCTTTGCCATTTGCCTACAAGCGCCGGGCCTTTCGGCCTTTAATCAATCGAAGGTGAACCCCTCAGAGCATTCCCGCATAATCCTGTCCTCAAGCTGCTTTAGCTGCTTGCTAGTCAGGTAATTCTTGGGACGCTTTGAAGTGATTTCACCATTGTAGTAGTAGTAAATCTGATTGGCTCGTGCGCCATGAGCAGTCATCGGAATCTTGTGAATCCGAGTCTTCTTTGTGAAGACGTACTCCATGTACACATAGCCATCAGGATTTGTTCCACTATACGTAGCCTTATAGCTATCAGCAATCTCCATGCGTACGTAATAGGGCGTGTGAAGCTTGCACCTATTACATGCCCATCGAAGTGCTTCGTTTTCCAGCTTTCGACCGGCGCGGGAAGTTGCGCTCATTGGATTACCCACACCGGTCAAAAAGTCCATCAAACCCATGTATCAGTCCTCTTCGAAAAGGATCTCGTCATTCTTGACACAGATCCACTCATTGTCATGCTTCTTGGACTTCTTACTCTTCTTCGGCTTCGGCTTGCTGTTTTCTCCGCTCCCCATGCCAAGGCCCTTGGACTTAGACCCCTTGCTGGACTTTGAACCGCCGCTCTTTGAGCCAGATCCGCCACGACTTCCGCCGCCGCCCTTACCAGCAACAAAAGCAACTGGAGCCATTCCGAGAGTTTCGCCCTCGAAATCGTCCTCGCGCATTACCTTACCATTTGCCTTGTCACACCGCTTCTGAAAATCATCAGGAGCATCGTTGTTGCATCCTACCAAACCGAAGGCAAGACCACCAACGACAACGGATGACACAGCGAAATTAGTCAGCTTGTTCATTTCGACCCTTCGTCTTTGTTGTTGGTACTACTCTATCGTAGTCGTCACTCGCCGTCAAGGTACTCGAACTCGAACTCATCAAGATCGTGGGGGAACATGTGTTCCTTTACGTATCTGTTTAGATATTCATCCATCCAGTACTGTGCCAGGATCTTGCTGCTGAATCCGCCCTTAATAATCTGCTCTTGTCCATTGTTTTCAACGCCAAGAACAGACCACTTTCTGAATCCAGACTCCCATACAGTGATAAATTCAAACTTTTCTGGATTAGCGTACATCATCCCACCGTCACTTGTATATTAGTTCCTACTACGATCCACCAAAGATATACCCATCCGGCAGTCCATGCCAGAGCAGCAATTCTTTGGTATCCATTCATCTCAGCAGGAATCATATTGATTGCAATTCCCATGAGCGCCAGCCAACCAAAAAACAATGTGACTGCGATCATTCCTATGATTTCCATATGTCTCCAAACAACAAAAGGGAGCCGAAGCTCCCTTTTGTCAGAAGTTTCCGGGTGCTACCTGGAAACAGTCTATGCCCATTGCACGCCACATGTCAACAACTTGCTGACGATCATCGTACACAGCCACAACATCGTAAATGTCACGGATGTGCTGATCAAACAGCTCTTGCTTGACGATAGAATCCTTACGCATGTCTCCCTCAGCACGCATGTGCAATTCTGAGAAAGGAATGTCGTATAGGTCCAGCCAAGCGATTGTTTCATTGCGACATGAGCCATCTCGTCCACTCATGACGATGATCTTATATCCTGCCTTGGCGTGAGCCTGAGCAGTAAGAATCACTTGTCGACGCGGATCATCATTGCCAACACCCTTCCAGTAGAAGGGATCACGATCGTTCATCTCAGCAAGCGTGCCATCAATGTCAAATAGGTAGACCATCTCTGCATTGTCAGGACGCTCATACTGACGAACAGCCGTAACAGTCGTGTGGAAATCAGTGAAGACTCCACTAGACTTCATTGACTGATGCATCTTACGAATAACAGACTCAGGAACATCTCGACCACCGGCCGCAGCACGAGCGCTGTTACGCTCAATGGCAGTTTCAACAGAAACATCGAACTGCTTCACTGAGACATTAGCACCAAAGCGCTGCCCGATCTTAACAAATTCCTTGATGTACTTGTGACGGATGTTTGTGTCATCAACAATGACTGAGTAACCTTGCGCTAGCGCGCCATCAACCATTGAATGCTCAATCCGAGTAACAAGCTGCTCATCTACTCCGACCTCTCGGCCAAAGAGCTGCATACGAATGTCGTCTCGATTGACACGAACGCCGTTCGGATTTTCCTTAAGCCACTCGTGGGCCCAAGTGCTCTTTCCACAACCGGGAATACCCCGGAGAATGAGAAGCTGCATCACTTACCCTTCTTGTAAGCCCTTCGATTCTTCCAGTCTTGGATGATACCCATCTTAGGCGGACCATCGATGTTTGTCAACCCATCAATGAATCCATATATAAGAGCTGTACACCCAATGACAAGCCCTGCTAGAAGACCAACCACTACTCCTCCTGCAAAGCTAATGGCTTCACTCATCGAGATCACCATAGAATCTGTCCTGACAAGACTGACACAGGCCGGTGATCATATATTCCTGTGCTGATGTTTGGTCATTAAACTCAGTGTCAGGATCAATAGACTTGCCGCATCCGACATAAGCATTAAGCTTGACACACTTCTTGTTCTTGACTGCATCAGCAGCCATCTTTCTAGGATTCATGCACCCTCTCCAAATGCAGCAAGATTCCCAATCAGGGCATCTGTGGGATTGTTCCAGTGATCGTACTTCCTCTTTGCCTCTTGAATGTCAGAGTAAAGGCTGATTGCCCGATAGCCATTGTAGGCATTAGGAATTTCTTCGCCTGTTTCTCGAATCATTCGAAGGGCACGCTCTGCGCGCTCAAGATCCTCGATCATCATTTTGTACAGCCGAGCCCTCTTTGAACAGAGACGCCTTGCCAGCACACGACGACGAGGATCTTTGCGCCACGCTTCATTTGCTTTCACTGCGGGTAACCATCCTCTTTCTTAGCCTCTGGCTTCAACTGCTTCCAGACTAGCTCATCGATGCTCTTCCCGTCAAGCAGGTTGAACATGTGAGAACGGTAAAGATCCACTCCGTTTGCCTTCATTGCGAAGTCACGCCGAGAGAAATCACTAGGAAGACTCTCAATCAACGCATTGAAGTGGTCCCACACAAGGATCTCAGTGTCACGGAACTGCCGCAGCAACTCTCCACCAACATCCTTGACGAACTGGTGAAACTCGTCAGGCAGAGCCTCACAAATCTCCAGAATGGTCTTTCCCTGGGAAAGCTGACTCCATACAGAACGCTCAGAAAGCATGGAGATCATGCGGTGCAACTCAACGTAATCTGCCTGCTTGATCTTAACCATCTTGTTGCCAGAACGGACTACGAAACCCTCTGCATTCTTACGGTAATCTGCTACAGCAGCCTCACGCAAAGAGTGGTAATTGAAGACCTCCGTCACCGGCCCGTCCCAATTTACAATTGCCTGAGCCTCTACAGGACCACAGACGTAGCCATACTCCTTGTGAACCGCTCCCAGAAGAATCAGATCGTCCATTGAACCGTAGTCCAGAACAATCCTGTTCTCAGGATAAACGATCTCAAAGATGAATGTGTAGTCTGATACGAACTGAATGTGGCTGTAGCGCTCGTTAAGAACACGAGTCGCATGAATTGCCTGATCTGACATGAATGAACCACGCGTGGCAATCGCCATCTGACCACCATAGGAGTACAGAACTCCCATAGATCCGTCCTTCTTATCTGTCACCTCAACAGGCGCATCCCAGTCGAGTTGTGCTGACTGAGAATCACCAAGATTGAAGAACTTCATGAAAGGACGAGCGATCAGATTGCCATCAAAGTCAACGATCGTGCCACGACAGTTAAGCGTGCACTCGTTCCACTTTCCGGCGAACTGAGTCTTCTCGCTGTAATTGAGAATCTTGAGAGGCAGGACCGGATGAGTTTGCACCCGGACGTATCCCTCAGAGATCATCTCATCAAGCAGCTCATGTGAGAAAATCTTGGTGAACTTCATCGGTCCTCCTGTTTACATATCGTTAATTGCGTTAGTTGCTTCCTTGATTGACAGGAAGTCATGAGAGCTGATTTGAATCTTGCCATCAGACTCTTTTATGAGCCGAGAGTAGCCGAAAGCATCTCTCCAAATTTCAATGCCATTGATGGTGTTCACCTTCACGGCTTTCTTCTTTTTGAAGTATGCCACGGCCTCTGGCGCTGCGTCAAGCCAATACCATGTAATCATCTAGTTCCCCTTGATTCGTGAGACCAGCCTAGCAGACTTGAACCCGTTGTTCAAGCGGTTGATGTAGGCAGACGTAAAATCGGCCGGAACAAGACGCCTGCCGAGTCGCTTCTCAACATCTGCTACACAGAGCATACCTTCGTGTCCAAGTCCCGTCAAGGACCAGACGTTCATGTCGAGAAAAAAGTGTTCGCCAATCTTTCCTGTGTCAACGCCACAGTCCAGACAAAGCCACTTCTTACGGCTGTTCTTGTTACCGGCCAATTTTATCCACTCACCTTAATGACAAAGATCTTTAGTGGAAGGCCAGGATTCTCTTCCTTAGCCTTTTCTAGATATGGGACCAGAGTCTTATGATCTGGCCAAAATGGTTGGTTAGTGTACTTGCCTGTGTAGCAGTTTTTGATAGCTTCTGCTTGGTCACAGGCAATAGCGTACATCTTCATTTGCATCAGTGGAAGTCTTCCCAGCGCTTCTCTACGAAATCGAAATCCTCGCGGTTGAGAGGACCCCACATTTCCTTACCGCAATTCACACACTTGCGATTGTAGATCAAAGTGTACTTGTTGTACAGAGCAAGAACGTGCTTACGTCCTTCCTTACCCTTACACCACTTACGGGTGTTCTTCTTCTTAGCCTTGCCAACGGTGTCGGACTCGGTGTAGTTGCGAGCGCTACGACGGAAGTTCTTGGAACCCTTCCATTCCTTAAAGCCTCGCTCCTTGCCAGTAGCCATACATCACATCCTAGTTGTTGTAGTGTAGCTTGTCAAGCTACTTAACCAGGCTCATATATTTTCATAGAGACCCCAGCAGGATTTGAACCTGCCCCATTATTTATGGGCTCAACCCGTCGGTTGCATAAACGTGGTACCCAGATAAGGACCAATGGGCGGTATGCATCCCGGTGACCATTAGTTGCCTCTTGGGGCCAAGATTGTAGGGCCAGGGGGAGGAATCGAACCTCCAACCTTTCTACTCTGTCATCTTAGCAGCGCTACTAAGAGGTGTCAAGAGACCGTGCACAGTCAAATGACACTATAGAGAGACTGTTCTTACCAAAGAACTTCCCTGGCATGCGACAGCCAGCTTAATATTTATTAAGCTGGCTGTCAAGACTCTTTATCAGAGTTCTGTACCGGGACCAGAAGGCTGGTCTGGTGTTGGTTCGCTAGGCTGTTCTGCCTCTGCTGGCTTTGCAACCTCATTCAGACGTGCTGTTTCTGCACTGATCTGATCGGCTGCGTCAGATGCCTGAGCAAGCGCTGAATCGAGACGAGTCTGAGCGTCCTGCAATGCAGCATTCTGCTCTACGTCTTCCTGATCCTCAGCTACACGCAATGCCTCAGCGGCCTCACGCTCGGCTGCTAGAGCATCCTGTGCCTCTCTAACGGCATCCGCAAGAGGGCCAACAAGGGCATCAACTCTTGCACTTACGCCTGATACCGCATCGCGGAGGTTTGCAACCTCAGTTGTTAGGTCTGCCATTCTATCCTCCAATCTCTGCTGGCCCATTCGGATTTCCGTCAGAAGATCAGAGAGGTATTGGTAACCTAGGTGTTCCACAAAGTCCATATTCAATCCTCCTGCCTCTGATGGATTAGGCAGTTATAGTATAGCAGGAGGAAGATTATGAAGTCTAATTGATATTGTCTTTTACGCCGGGTCCTTTGTGATGATCTCAAGGTAGAGTCGCATGAACATTTGCTTGAATTGCTCATTGCTACATGTACCATCTAGACCATCGATTGCATTCATTACCGCCGCGCGTTTTGTGTCTTCTAGAACAAGCCTAGCAACACCATGACGGAGGCGGAAATAGAAAGGCTCCCCGCTAATCAGGAAGCCATCTACAATCACCGGACAGGCATTGCAAGAGTAGTCATAACTCCTTACAAGTCTGTCAAACATCGTTACCTCTCAGTTGGAGAAGCGATCCTTGGCAAAAGCCTCAAAGTCCTTCTTGGTGCCGGTGAAGTCCTCGAAGTTACGCTTTGCACCGTGAACGCGGAAGTTGGTCTTACGGCCGACCTTGCTGGTCTCAACGAGACCCTTCCAAACACCAGAAACGTAGAGGTTGAAGAAGTTGTCACGGTCGGTGGAACGAAGCTCAAGAGCCTTGACACGCTTAGCCATTTTGGGCCTTTCAGTAAAGTGAGTGAGAAGCACGGACAGTGATCTTGTCTTCGTGCTTACGGAAGAATGCACGACTATTTGGATCGTGCGGCATTACTACTGGACTTGGAGCAAACTTTCTTACGTGAAAGATTAGACGGCTTCCATAGCCCATGTTACGGAACTTCACTCTAGTGTAATACTGAGTGATGAAGTTGTCACCTGAGTTGTTTGGATACGCAAGACACCATGCGATGAGCAAGTCTGTTTGAGCATCCTTGATCATGACAACCCTGGCGTCATTTGGAAAAGCCTTCTTGGACCAGGGAAGATCATACATCATACAGCCATCATAGCGAAAGTTCAGAGACTTGCACTGACTGTATTCCTTTTGCGTGAGATTACGCACCAGCTTAGTAACTGTTTTGGTACGCATTTCAATCCTTACGCTGTTCGATCCTGCGGATTGTTTCCATCCACTTCTTCATCAGGCTATCATAGTCCAGAGCCATTCGGCAAGTCTCCAGAGTCCATACGCAGCGCCACCAAAGGCGCCAGCAGTAATCAATAGAGGGAGAAAAATACATCCTCCGATGACGATTCCCCTGGCCAGAGGCCCTTCATCGCCATAACCATTTTCAAAGGCAGAGCCAACCCTGTCACTAAGACTGGCCTCCTTATCCGTTCCCGGAAGTCGCATCCATTTCGGCATGTTTACATCCTAGTACCAGTTGGGAGCATTGTCAACAACCATTTGTTCTAGCCAGTCAGGGAGATCAGGATTGAGATAGCTGTGCTGAACAACAGTATCACGTTGCTTCATGCCAGCCTTCATTCGATATCCTGATACCCTTACCTTGTAATGAGGACCAGGATTACGATCAAGACCAACTAGCACCGCGCCATATGTATAACTTATCTGAACCCTAGTAACCTTGAGAGTCACAAGTCCAGTTCGCATGCTCTTCTGGATCGTTCTAGCGTCTTGCTCGCTCAGATCGAAGTCTACCATAGTGGAGCGACCTGTCAAGTTCATGATGATCCTTAAGTGGAGATGGCGGGAGTCGAACCCGCGTCCTGACGAATCTAACAGTAGTCTATACACAGCCATGTGTCAAGCAGGTTGTACAGTGTGTTTATCCCCACCGGGCCAAACATTCGCAACTTTCTGTTCCTAGGCAGTTGCCGCCCGGCCATCACGCCGCTAGGGCGTAGGCAGATGCAACGTTAGAGTTGGCATTTATTTGTTTGAGGCTTTTTAATGACATTTCCTCAATGTCAGGCTGCAAACTAAAGCTATCCGCGCCAGTCGAAACCATTACATCCCCTAGAGCCCCGAAGGGCTTACGTCACTTAAGATACTTAGTGACGAAGTTCTGAAATGATGTTACTACAAGAGGCTCCGGTGTGTCAAGACCTCCGCTGTACTGAGGGAACAGATACATTGTTTGGTCATAAAAGTCAGCGACCCAAAGCTTATGCTCATTGTCAGCGATGAAATTGAAGCTTAGTCCACCGCCTAGCTCAGAGTCAGCTTCCATGCCACCGGCCTCCATGATGGACTGAACGAAGATTCGCTGCCCATACATGTCATCATCCCATCGACCCTTAGCGTTGTCAAGAGCCTTCGCAACAGAAGTAGTGATGCCAGGCAGACCCCAGTGTGAATAAACCCAGAGGATTCCAAGCATTTCTTGTCCATTGCTGTTACGCATAACTACGCCAACATTGGTACGATCACCCATCTAATTACCTTTCGCCATAAGCGTCTAGATACTCTGATACTACCTTATTCCATATGGCATCGTCAAGGGCGTTGTGCTCAGCGCCTTCTTGATCAGGCAGTTGTGGCCTTCCTTCTCTGTGCCAACGCTGCTTGAGATCCATAGTATACATTGGCATGCCTTCTGGCAAGTCAATCATTCTTCCAAAAAGCTGACTGACTACCACGTGGTCATAAGCACCATAGTAAGCCCACAGCTCTGGCCTGTCAAGGTCGTGGTGGGCATCATAGTCCAGCACAAAGTCTCTCCACAATCCAGCAATCGCTTCGTTGGGCAGAACCCTTGAATAGTCAGGGTGCTGAGTGTCCCATGAGAGGCTTCCATCGCCGTTCTGCTTTACTGGCAAATGACTGATGACGTTCTCCCTCAACCACGGATTTTCATTTGCTCTGTTGAGCGTATAGAGGTTGTTCGTGATCAGGTAGAGTCGTTCGCCATCCTCACGCACCGCGCCGAGACTGATGAACCTAATTGGCTCCTCTGGCCCAGTTTCATAAAATTCTGTATCATAGAAGATCTTCAATCTTCATCCTTCCAGACTCCGCATCTACGGCATTGATCACCATAATAGAAGTCGTGTTGTTTGTATTCTTTACCATGAAAGATGCAAGGTGTCTTGGTGGACTTTCCTCCTTCACCTTCCCACCGTTCGATTTCACACATGTTAAATCACCTTAAACATAAAGTAAGGCCGGTGCAATAAGCACCGGCCAGTCTCTCCAGCCGGACTCGAACCGACAATAGAAGATTCGTAGTCTTCTGGTTTATCCATTAGCCTATGGAGAGATAGACTCTTATCGAGTCCTGTTCTTACGGGTCTTCCACCAAGCAAGAATTGTTGGCAGATGTGGCTTAAGTCTTGCTACTAGAGCCTTTAGCCTGTACATGAAATCACACCCTTCCAGATCCCCCAGTCAGAATCGAACTGACGATAGTATCTTACCAAGATACCGTGTTACCACTAGCACTATGGGGGCATAAAGGCCGTTCCCCTGCAACTAGGTACTAGACCGTCCTGAATTCCCATTGCCTAGTTCGGTTGCATTCTCCCTAGGTTGGTCCTCCATTGAGCCGGATATCGGTTTCGAACCGATCGCCTGCGCTTTACAAGAGCGCCGCTCTACACCAAATGAGCTAATCCGGCAAGTGGTTCCGTTGTCCAGCAGCCCAACGGTTTCCTAAAGGCTTCGAAGCACTGGAGGGAGTCGCACCCTCTAATCAAGTAGTTTTGCAGACTACCGGCAGAAACTCTCTACAACAGCGCCATTAACTACATTACAGTAGTCATCATTCCTTGTCAAGCTCGTTGACAAGATTGAAGATAAGTTGACCGGTTTCGCCCGCATTGAGAACCCCAATGCCTCTATTATACTCTCCAGTTGCATAAGCTACATAGTCATCTGTGATCACCACTAGCTCAGCAAATCCATCATGATAGTGAAGTTCAAACGGCTGCTTCAAAGGATTGAAGCTATCACCAATGAATCCAACTACAGTAAATGGACCTTCGCCTTCAATGTATTCAAAACCGATCTGCATCTTATCTCCCAGATCCAAATTCTAGATTTTCAGGGCAGTAAGCCATGAATGCGGCTCCGATAAGATATGCAGAGTCGCTATGAGTCAGATCGTATGAACTGACCTTGTCAACCACCTGGCCAAAATCATCTCCGTTGTCAGAAGATGCACAGGCTTCATGTCCTATAGCAATAAGCTTTCCATCGGACATTTCCTTTACGCCAGTGATCTCTTCTCTCAACGTATGAACATACGCCTTATCTCTATTGGTAAGATTATCCTTGTTATCGCTATTGCAACCAACAAGAACGAGAAGCATAGCAGCACCGGCCACTATTCTCATTCTTTTCATGTGGGCAAGTAGGGAATCGAACCCTCGCGCCTGGTACTTCACACCAGTGCTCTACCAACTGAGCTACATGCCCGGGGTGACGTACGGGAGTCGAACCCGCCAAACCTTGGGTCACAACCAAGTGCCTTAACCGCTCGGCTTACGTCACAGTGCATGTAGTTGGATTCGAACCAACGAGGTAGGGCTTTACAGGCCCGCCTAGCTTATCCCTGGCTTACATGCAGATGGGGCATGCTATCGAGTTTACGCATTTTGGACCGTCGCCCTCATGGGTAAGCTCGATAGCTTTTCCGTGTGCCGCGCACGGATTGACAGTCGCGGTTGTCAGCCCAGAAGGGGAATCGCTTCCCGCTCAGCTAGTCACTTTTCTCCAGGACCCCTAGCTAGTTAAGGTATGACTTTGCCTGTTGCGTGCATGAGGTCAGATTCGAACTGACTCACCCAGAGGGAACGGTTTTACAGACCGTCGCGTCTCTCCAACTTCGCCGCTCATGCTTAGGCCCGAAGGCCGTTTATCATGTTTTCTGGAACAGACAGGCGTGCCATCTGCTCTTAATCTTGTGAGCCTTGAAGATGTAATTCTTACGCTTGAATTCAGCAACTGCTCCCTTTGACATTTTCTGCCTAAGTTCTACACAGATTGCCCAAGCATGTTCTTCACTATCGGCCTCGCCAAGATCCTTGACGAAGCGATCAGCCATGAACACCTCACTTCTTCGCAGTCTTGCCTGTCTTAACAGGCTTACCGGCAATAATCTTTCGTCCGCGCTCCTTGCGCTGTTCGGCATTCTCGCGAACACCATCTGGACGACTCATTGGTCCTGGCATTTTCCACCTCCCTCTACTGTTAGTAGAGGGAGATTAATCGTATCGCATCTTTATGATGCTTCCTTTCACTATCACTTTGACATAAGTGAAATGTAGTCTACCTTGGCGACCTCTGGAAGCTCTCGTGCTATCTCCAGCATCTTCTTCTTTGCTTCCTGACTCTTGAAATATCGTAGCATCTCGGCTGCCCTCTTGGCAACCAGTTCTTCATCAACTTCAAAGCAAGCCATGTTGTCTCCAAGTAAGTGGGGGCGGACCCTGATTCGAACAGGAATCACTCGTAAACGACTACTGAACTTTCAGAATCTGGATTAATCTTCTCAAAAGTGATGAACCATTCATCGCCATCATAATGAGCTACGTCTTCTCCATGCACAGCGAGTAGACACCTCTTAGGAAATGTTACACCATCAATGGTGATTTTCCTACCTATTCGGCATTGCTTTTTCATAGTGGCAGGACCCAGAGTCGCACTGGGGTCTTCGGGTTATGAGCCCGACATGGAACTACCTCCACCATCCTGCATCGTGAATGCGTACCATCCAAACTGTTCAGCCGTTCTTACTCTGTGGCAGTTTGAACATCGTACGTCACATTTTAGTACCTCAGCCTTCACCCTGTCAAGCCCATTGATTGAAGCTCCAAGACCACCAATATTGAATGACTTTTCTGATGGGTCTCGATGGTCAAAGTCTAGGCATGGAATTCTTGATTCTCCACAGTCAACGCAGGGATGACTTGCTAGATAATCGTAAACCCACTGCTTAATCAGGTTTCTGGATGAGTAAACTCTTTGTTTGTGGACAGTTGAATTCTCCTTATACCATGTCTTCTGGTATGCCTTACGACATTCCTTGCATGTGTTCTGGAGACCATCCTTCTTAGCAGCATTCTTGCTGAATGCACTAAGCTCTAGTGAATTCTTACACTTGATACACGTCTTCATAAAGCCATTGTATCTTGACTCATATTATGAAGCAGATTATGAGCCTCGCGTGATACCGTTTCACTAATCCGCTTTGTAGCTCAGCCGGGACTCGAACCCGAAATACTTCGTTATGAGCGAAGCGTGATAGCCGTTTCACTACCGAGCCATTGCCCTTTCGGGCTTCTGTAGTAATTACTCTACAGGATCAAGCAGCGCTTGTCAAATCAGACGACCAGACCAACCTGACGCATTGCGTCAATCGCAGAAGGAACTTCCTCCGTCATCGCCTTGTTGAAATCGTCATCGCTGACACGAGAGGCGTCACGGATGTGCTGAGCGTCAGTGTTGTCGAAGAGACGACGACCAGGCTCGTGCTTCTCAAGATCGTCAAGGTACTCAACGAACTTCTTGCCCTGCGGATCATCACCAACAAGGACAATCTTGATGAAGATCGGGTACTCACTCATCTGAGCGATAAGGTCGATGACAGCCTGTCGGTCGTTCGGAGCACCATCGGTGACAATGAACAGATAAACAGGGTTGTCAGCGCCCTTGGCAACCTCAAAGGCTTCGCGAAGACCAGCAGTTAGATCAGTTCCGCCCCAGGTGTTCCAGGTAGAGGCACAACCCATAACGTTGCTTAGGTCAATTTCTCCATGCCATTCGAAACCGGAGGCAAATCCTCCCACCGGGGCCATTCCGTCAGCATCAACTCCAGCAGTCCAAGCAAGAATACGCTCGGTGATCTCCTGAACAGTTCCGTTGTCAAACAGATCGTCCATTGAGTATGACTCATCGATCAGACCGATAACATCGAATCGATTTGCAACGCCCATGTCCTTCTGGAGACTAACAGCGCTGTTGACCTTCTTCTCGAAGTTCACGCCGTTTTGCTTGATAAGGCTGACATTTGCAGCAGGCTTACCAGACTCGATCGGAGTCAGAGAAACAGTCTTCTTGGCTGACAGATTCTTCGCCGGAATAAAAGCCTTCTTCTTACGGGGAAGGAATCCCATGTTACTCCTTGAATAGGATTGAATATCAAAAGAGAGCATCACCACTCGCATCCCACCGGCTTGTTGAGCATCATTAAGTGGGCATTTAAGTTACCACCGCTTGAACTACTCTCATCCGCCAAAGCCTTGTCCGTGTGCTCTCTTACATACTGACATGCCAGTCTGGCTATGTCAAGGCCCCTCTGGAGGGATTCGAACCCCCAACCAACGACTTCGAAGACCGCTGCGCTATCCGTTGCGCCACAGAGGGATAAATAAGGCTTTACACCTTTCTTACGTGATTCCTGTCAGACTCGAACTGACGCGCTTCGGATTAAAAGTCCGCTGCTCTACCAACTGAGCTAAGGAATCTTGGGCATCAGCCACCAAACTGGCGCTTCAGCTCTCTATTACGAAATTGCATCTTGCCATGTCCGTCAACGTTTACATTTACATGCGTCTCGTTGATAATCTCAACAACCTTGCCACTGTACTTGTTGTCGTTAGACTTTACCTTGTCTCCGACCTTCCATACCTTGTTGTTAGCCATAGCTCCCCAGAGATTTGAATAAATGTTGGCTGGTGGTCTCATCCCTTGTGCCTACTACAATCGCCACACTGTAGCGGTACTCCCACCTGGCGGCCCTTCCCTTGTCTGCGCCGCTTCTATGCCGGACTAGCTTACACAGGCTTCTGGGCTAGTCGTGGGGTGTGTGCTTGCCTGCTTCCAAACGTGATTCGGGTGGGATTTGAACCCACATAAGACACAGGTTAAGAGCCTGCCGCTGCAACCAGATTGAGCTACCGAATCATAAGAGAGAGGCTAGACAGCATCCCGCATAATGGGACCGCCTTTTCCTGCTCAATTACACCGTATTGTTTCACCAGAGGGAATCGAACCCCAATACGATTGAGCGATCATGCATAATCGCTTTGTACTCCGACACGGACTCGAACCGTGGACCTGATGATTAAGAGTCAACTGCTCTACCAACTGAGCTACCGGAGCTTACACAACCTCACCGATGAGTGCCAACTTCATCAGCGGCTGTTCCTATTAGGCTAGGCTTGAGGCTTAGGGCCTCGATATAAAAGCTAGGTCAGGGTGACTAACCCTTCGCCGCATAAGAACCATGCTAGCACATGTAGTCTGTTCTTTGCAAGGGGTATACGGGCTATACCTTGCATCCAATAAGGTCTGCTAGAACCTGCCTCGTTCAGTTTTCAGGTAACTAGTGGAGAAAACTGATAAAAACTGGTGGAGAAGATGGGACTCGAACCCACAACCTGTTCAATGCCATTGAACTGCTCTTCCAATTGAGCTACAACCCCAGAAGCCTTTCGGCTTATTCGACCTCCAGTTCAGAAGTGTAAAACCACTTGCCATCCTTGTGCTTGGCAATGTAGTCCTTCGCCTTTTCTTCTGAATCGAAAGCCTTTTTGATTTCTTCGCCGCCATACCAGTTGCACTCACACTCTGCAACTACCAACCATACCTTCATTTTAACCTCCAGTGTGTGTACTTAAGACGCTCACTGTCGATCTGTTAACTACTCTACTCCCACTGGGCCGATCTGTCAACTCAAAGAACGTTGACAGCTTCTACAAACAAGCCTGTCTCAGCCCAACGGGTCCAGCCGTATTGATTCTTTTCGCTCCATCGCCACTCAAATTCATCAGTCTTATCCCATCCTGGTCCAGGATTGAATGACTTCATGAAATCATTTGCGCGGTCCTCTGACATAGCAACCCCTAGATACTCGTAATAAGTCGGATCATCGGGATCATCATTGTCTGCCCACTGAATCACTATATACATTTTATCGTCCATGTGTTCCTGCCCAGACTCGAACTGGGATTGGACGCTTAGGAGGCGTCAGTTCTTTCCATTAAACTACAGGAACTTAGGCCCGGAGGCCGATGATCACTTAACCTGTCGACGCTCTACAACGCCAAACTTCTTGTTGCCAGGAACAGTCTCAACAACAACTCCTCGTGAGGAGATGAATGAGATCTGATACTGACCTCTGGCAATAGGGTCCTTCTTGGACTCAGAAACCTGACCAAGAACAGTTACATCACCAGGACGAAGGGCAGATGCCTTCTTGTCGCCGGGCTTTGTGGGCTTGTTCTTGAGATCCTTACCCTGAGCGTAAAGGAACTTTACACCAGCCTTGAAGGCAGGATAACCCTTTTCCCTGGAAAACTTCCAGGCGGACTCAGCGGCAATACGCTTCCATGACTTACCAGAAGCAGCCTCAGCCTCAGCTTCGCCTGCAATCTCCTTGGCAATGTCGTCTTCGATGCTCAATTCTTATCCTTTGTTAGTCCGAACGATCTTATACTTCTTAAGGTAAACGTTCTCGCTCTGTTCTGCAATCGTTAGCTGAACAGTGTTGTTAGTCCATAGTACCTGATTCGCAACCACACGTCCATACATTGTCACGTCACCAGGCTTGAGACTCTTAGCAAACTTAATCATGTGCGGCTCCTTTAATTGTGTATTAAAGGATAACACATTTTCTAGTTGTTTGCTTGTTGATATGTACTACTCTACTAGAGGCAAGGAGTCGTGTCAACATCTTCTGCGCCGGGCCTCTAACTGCCAAAAGCCGCCCCGAAGGGCGGCATGACATTACTTGTTAGTGACGGTGAACGGAGCACCAGAACCATTGCAGCTAAAGCCAGCAGGCAGGTTACCGTTCTTCTTGACGTCCCACTTGTCCATCATGGTCAGGCACTTGTCCATAAGACCACCATCAGACAGGTTACCAGCCTTCTCCTTGATCTTCAGGGTCTCAGCATCGATCTTTGCACGCTCCTGCTCGGCACGAGCACGCTCAATATCGTTGTTGGCCTGAACAATCTTGTCTAGTGAAGACTGTGTGCGGTCGTCAAGCTTAATGTCCTTAATGCTGATGGAGTCGATCTTGATACCATCATCAGTAAGGGTCTTGGCCAGATCCTTTTCTACTGCCATAGTGATCTCGCGAACATTCTCACGAGCCTCATTAGGAGTATAGCCAGTAAGCACAGCTCGGAATGAATCCTTTACTGAGGAACGGACAAGCTGATCCCGAACATTGTCGAAAGTCTTGTACTTGTTCCAAAGCTTACCAGCAGAGTCCTCGTCAATCTTCCAGCGAGGAGTAGCAAAGACAACACCACGACCGCCGCCCTTAAAAGTGACAGGTGCTCCATCGGACCACTTCTCACCATCTAGATCAAGGTACTGAATACGGGTAGTAAAGTCTTCGTGCTCTGTCCAAGGAGCCGTTAGCTGGAAACCACTGTCAAGTGTTCCCTGGTATCGATTGAATGAGGTCTGGATACCAACGCTACGACTATCGACACTGGTGATGGACCAAATAAATGATACAGCACCTAGTACCGCTACGCCACCAACAGCTACTAGTACACCTAGCTTATCCTTAGTGAACAGATAACCAACTGCACCGCCGAGGATAATTACCACCATGATGATGGCGAATACCAGATATGCCATTTGTTTCCTTTGTTAGCCATTGTTGGAGCTGACCTAGCAGGACTCGAACCTGCACCAGATTGGGTAACAACCAACCGCTCTGCCAATTAAGCTATAGGCCATAGTCGGATGCAGCACTCCCTCTTTGAGCGAGGTCTCTTGCTCTAAGCTGTCCGTCAGCTTCTTTTACTCTAGCACGATTGTACTCAACGTCTTCCTCTTGTACAAGTACAGCCGCTAAACTGTTCTTCATCTTCGACGCCGGGATTTGAAAAGACGTAAAACCCCTTCGATCTTAGAATCTACGTGCCATGAGCTAAGTCAGTCAGGAATAACGATCCACTGTGGCCGCTGGAGAGCCCATTGACCTCCATCGATCTTGAACCAAACCCAGACCTCGTTATTCGCCACTACAGCCTCTTCTCGGTAGAGGCCCTTCCAGGTAGGGACGCCTTCGATGTTCAGAAGCCACGCTTCGATTTCGTTCATGTTCCCATCCTAGTGCGTGATAGCTACTGTGTCAAGTGGTTGGCCGTGCCCCGGTTTGCCTCCGGGTTTCCACCTTGTCTTCAACCACAGCTTATCTAGAAAACTATGATCTATCATCCGGTTTATCCTTGCTAGAAGTAGCTATCTCCTCTAGCTTTGGCGGCCAGCTCTCACGGTAGGAGTCGAACCTACGACCGGCAGATTAACAGTCTGCTACACCAAGCCACACAGGTGTATCGTGAGAATAGCCCTTTCGGGCATTTACTAATCGAGACTTTTGAGTCTCTTGAGTTCTTGAATAAAGCTGTTTGTATCATTTACTTCTACAGCAAAGCCACGTATTGCTACGCGATCGTCTCGCTGATTAGCGGCTGACATGTTTCGCTTTGCCATCTTCAGCTTGTGTTCAAGCTTAGCAAGTAGTTGAGTTCTTGTCAAGAGAACAGATCACCGATCCCATCGAAGAAGTCTCCAATAGCATCAGCAAAACCCTTGCCACCGGACTTCTTGTTGGTAACTACTCTAGCAGATCGACACTTGGAGCACAAGGCCCTCGCGTTGCCAGTCGTACCAAAATCACTGACAGGCTTGTCCTTCTTACAGCCCAGGCAGTTCTTCTTCATATCGCTGGTCCATTCCAACGTAGGTAAGATCACCAGGAGTGACCTTCTGAGACAGTCTACCATCTTCAAACAGATGAACGCCAGCTCTCTTGTATACCTCGTCAGCTAGCTGAGAACAGATCATATGCTTAGTAGAAGCTACATAGTTCTCAAGTCTCTTCCAGCTAAGACCAAATCTTTCCAGAGCCAAGGCAACATAGTCAAGGAAGCTGTACGGCGTTCCTACGAGCTGTCTAGCTTCTTCTACGATACGTGTTCGCTGCTCTGCTGTCAACTTGATATCAAGGTACGCTGCCACCGGGCTTCCATACTTGGTAGTTCCAGCATACTTGCTAAGTGGACTGATGATCGCTCCGCCTGGCATGGCCTCTAGAACGGTGTCATCATCCAATACAACAAACACATGGGTGTATCGACTTGCATCTCTAATGATAAATTGTCCTAGACCCACTAGGACTCCTGTTAGACCACCAATCCGGGTGAGCCCAATGTCACCGGGCTTTGGTGTGTACTTCTTTGGTGTAGTCATATAGACATTGTAACATATGAATAAACCCGGCCCACAAGGGGCCGGGTGGTTTATGTGATCCGAGTGAGATTCGAACTCACGTCCAAGGGTTAAGAGCCCTCCGCTCGGCCAGACTGAGCTACCGGATCAAGCGCTGGTCCCTAACCCTCGGGCAAAGGATACGATGGGGTTCGTACCGGCCAGCCAAAATCTTAAAGAATGAAAATTAGTAGGGCGACGATTGCGAGAATCGCAACAATCGTCCAAAGTACACTACCTTCTCGCATTTACTTCACCTCCTGCGCAGGAAGTTCGCCAGGTTTTCTACCGTTAGACACCGCAATTGTTCAAATTGCAGCTGTACTGGCCTAACTCATCGCGTGGACAATGCGGGGTTCGAACCCGCTCTAAGTGATTGCAAGTCACTCGTGCTACCATTAACACTAATCGCCCATTGGCCTTTCAGCCATCTGCCCTACAGCTTTCGCAGCTCGGCATTGGTACTACCATATCAGGTCCAACCTTTACTGTCAACTCTGTAGTTGCTGGTTCTGTACAGAATGTGCATTTCATCATGAACTCAATATCATCTGAGTCAGTCATCTTTGCCAGAGTGTTGAAATCAAGATTCAATGATCTCAACCTCTACATCCTTTACATCAAGACCGCAGAACTCGCCAACGTCAAATGCATCTTGAACGGCTTCTCTTGCGTCTGACTCATCAGGTGCTTCCACTGTAACCAATAGGGATACAGTTACTTCGTACGTATTCATGACTCCATTGTATCACCATCTAGGTCGGCGTCAATCTCCGCCGCCCGCATATGTACATAGAGATCATAGTTATACTCACGAAGAACATCCCAATTGATCTTAATTAGAGCTTCGCCATTTGGTTCTATTCCGTGGTGCTCAATCACACCGGCCAGAAATAGCTCAGTCATCGTTACAGGCATGGTGTCTCCATTGTAGAAAGTACCCCTGACAGGATTCGAACCTGCAATTTTCAGCTTAGAAGGCTGTTGAGTTATCCATTACTCTACAGAGGCATTAAGTGAATGTCAAGGAATCGAACCTTGGGCAGTAGCTAACTTTTTATACCGGGCCACCGGCCGTATGGAATCGAACCATACTACCTCCATTTACATTCACCAGTCCCGCAGACGAGAATCGAACTCGCGCTTTAGCCTTGGCAAGGCCATGTGATACCATTTCACCACTGCGGAATACTGAGCAGGTCTATGCGCCATACACCAACCCGGGAAACACGGAATCGAACCGTTCCTTACCTACTCATTGTGGTCCCCCTCAGAATCGAACTGAGTCAACAAGCTACTGTAATATTTCTGACCCTTCGTGGGTCTCTTGTATGAGTTCGAATCTTATGACAGTTTGCACAGACTATCTCGCACTTGGCTATCTCTTCTTCAATCTTACTCCAGGCGAACCTTCTGTCAACCATCTCAGAGACATTGTAACTCTTCTGAAATTGAGGAAGATGGTCAAACTCTAGAGCTATTGGATTTGAATAGCCACAGTCTGCACATGAGGCGTTGTTTTTAATTGCCCAAACTCTGTCAATCAGTTCTTGTCGTCTTCTTGCATCATTCTCCTTGATTGCTTGCTTTCGTTCAGGAGTCTGATATTTAGACTTGTCGTAATCACTCATGCAAGATTTACATTGTGCTCGTCGGATTCCCTTCGCTTTATTTCTAAACGCGAATGAATCTGAGTCCTTCTCCTTACCACATACAGTACATGTCTTCATATGGTAAGTATACATGGGTTGAAATAATCTGTCAAACTTCAACCCTAGTGGTCCCCTGCGGAATCGAACCGCAATATCTCGGGCTTCAACCGAGTGCATTACCATCTCTGCCAAAGGACCTTGTGGAGGTTCCTGTTATGAGCCGGAACCTGCCAAGACGCTCTCACCCTATAACTAAATAGACCTTGCAAGGAACTTTGTGGGAAGCGGGTCAGGATTGTACACTCCTTTGCCGACTTATACCCGACTATTTAGTGCAGGCTAGCGGAATGGCGGGATTCGAACCCACAACTGCTACTCTGTTATCTACTAGTAGAAGACCCGCCTTTAGCTCAGCAGCACTTCTCGTTCGACATTGCATTTCGCGGTTTTGCCATTAAACTACATTCCTCATATCAGGAGCGACCTGATATGCATTTGAGAATATCGCGAGTATTCTCAAAGTACCCACGGCGAGACTCGAACTCGCAAATTCCGGAGCCTAAATCCGACGGCTTTGCCAAATTTGCCTACGCGGGCTTGCGTACTCCCAGTCGGATTCGAACCGACACTACCAAGGGTCTAAGCCTTGTGCCTCCTGCCAGTTGGGCTATGGGAGCAAGTTAACGAAGAATCCGGATTTGAGCCCGGCATGGAGGCTGGTTAGACCTGCATGTGAAACAATCTCTACTGAGTGACCAACTTTTCAAGACTTTCAATTCTCCAGCGTGGATCTGGTGGGAGTCGAACCCACTATCCGTTACCGGTCCATTGTCGGCTTTCAGTAACGTCACACCTGTCAGACCCAAAGAATAAACCTCTTGCGGTCACCTTATGGCTTTTGCCAGGCTCCTACGAAGTTTACTCTTGAACAGGAACTTTGTTTATTGCGTTTATTACTAAATCTTCATGAATCTGTGAGTTTGAGCGATGAATTCCTTATCTGGAAGTTCATCTAAAACAACTCTATGAACACCGGGGCTATCCCATCGAACAACCCTGCCCTTTTTACCTCTTAGGCCACCTTCAACGAATTGAATTCGTGTTCCCTTTTTATATCTCACGTACGGGTGAGAGGACTCGAACCTCCGATTACCTGCTTGTAAGGCAGGAGCCTTTGCCGCTAGACGACACCCGCATAAGCCGTGTTCCTATGCGTACGCCATAGGATTTTCTCTTAAAGAGTTTGTTGCGTCACGGCCCACGTACCCCCAGAGGGAATTGAACCCTCCCCTTGAGATTGAAAGTCTCAGATCCTAGCCACTAGACGATGGGGGCTTTGCCCTTACGGGCTGTCAGATATCCTGACCAGATTCATAACGCTCACCATCACACATGAAGTAATCAGAGTGATCGCCATGAATCTCTTCTGCGAATGGATCAGGACCCCATGTAGGAATTCCATCACAGACCATGCTGTAATCCATTCTGTAGCTGTACTTGTTAGGCCATCTCGTAGGCGGCATGTCATACTTCCCACATCGCTCGCACTGCTTGAAGCCTTCGTACCGCTTCATGTACTCATCGTAATCCATCGTGCCTCCTCTTGTCAACTTCTGATGTGACTTCGTGAGGACTTACTCTGGCTTACTGGTACTACTATAGCTTGGTTGTACTATGGTGTCAAGGTGAGGCTTTCTGCATTCTGGCCCGCCGGGCGCGTTTACCCATTCGTAACCTTTTGAGACGCAGGACTTCATTTTGCTTGTTTCATTTGTCTCAGCGATACATCCCATCATGAGAAAGCTTGAGAGTAGTGCACCAATTACTCCTGCTAAAATGGCCACTACTATTCTTGCTTCTATTTGGGTTGGTATCTTTGCTGGCACGTACCCCTACGGAGAGTTGAACTCCGACCACAAGATTGAGAATCTTGTATCCTACCCTTAGACTATAGGGGCATGAACGGATTAAGTTGCTGCGCTCCGTCCTGCGCTGTGTAACCAGTCTACAGTGAGTAGGCTACTGTGTCAAGCTCATAGTTCAGGCTGAGGAACTTCATCAGATGTTGGAACATCCTGCAATGGAGTCTCAGGAACTACATCTCTTGTCTGACCTTGCTGTCTTCCTGACTGTCCTTGTTCAATCTCACCGTCAAGGGACGCGGGCCACCAATTTCCAATGACCTGACTGTTTGCGTCAAGAAACAGCTCTCCCTCTAGAACTTCATATGCTTCTCCAGACATCTCTTCAACATCATATGAGACATTGACTGGTCTGGAGAACTGTACAATGATGTTTCCAGTTTCAGTATCGAAGTGGAAGCTGTTAATCTCAATGTAAGCCAATAGTAACACCTCCTTCGGTGTCTATTGTACTACAATAGAGATTCTAACGATCAGTCACTTTCAACGGTGAGATAGAAAACCTTCTTCTTCTCATCGTCGTCAGTAACAGTGACCTTCAGCGTTTCACCATCGTGACTTGCTGATACGTAACACTCTAGTCCATCGTTCCAGTCTCCGTCAACATGACTGGTCAGAACGTCTAGGATGCGCTCAGCATCTACCTTGTCAACAGGCATGTAACTCCTCAGTAGCCGCACTCGTAGTATTCTACTTCAAAGCCCTCGGTCGTGGCAACAACTTCCGCAGGATCACCAAAGTTGGTATTCATCCATACGTCATGTGCACCACTTGTTACAACAGCCTCGAAGTTTCCTAGCAGTTCGGAGACTTCCTTGGTGTTGAGTCCACCTACTTCATAGACTCGCTTACCATTGCGGTAATCTCTCTCACCGGCCTCGTTTCGATAATCATAGAGATCATACTCAGATAGCCATGTGCCATCCTCTGAATCATCTAGATAATCGCCAGACTCCAGCTCAACACTTCCATCTGGATTCGGAAAACCGACAAGCTTAACCTCTGGAGAATGACCATCAAAGGTGCATGGCTCTCCGTCATTAAAGCCCGGTGTGTACTGAGTCCACTTTACAGCAACTACATTAGGATGCGCAAGTACTGCATCCATTGCCTCAACAAACTCACGCGGATCGCGCTGTTCAACCATATGGCTTGAGGCATACTGACGATCACCCGTAATAGGGCGTCCCGTTACTTCTTCTACTTCGCTCACTTAGCATCCTTAACAACGTTGTTTAGAACGTCCTCGCGTCCTAGAAACTTCTTGATCTTGCCACCCATCCAAGTCTTGAGAGTCATGCATTCTAGCCAGTCAGCAAGGCTAGGGATGCGCCCTAGATCCTCGAAAACGTGCTGCTCTGCAATTTCTCTAACAGGAACCTGATGGGAACCCATGCCGTTTTTCTTCATTACCGTGAGAGTCGGTCCGAAGACCCTCTCAGCCTCCCAGCATCCTTCTGTGTGATGACGCAAGGCCCGGTGACGAGCATCACCAAAATGAGCCTTTGATCCATCAATCCATTCATGGATAGCTAGGTAGTCTTCTGGCTTTCCGCCCCACTTACGAGAGCTGCTTACGGCATGAAACCAGCTATTAGACACTCTGCCTCCCAAGGAATCCAATGAGACGCTTAAGAGAGGAGGCAACAACCGTAGAAATGTCGCTACGAATTCTGTAACGCTCAAGTTCTTCTTCTACTGTATCTGTTGAAACATACGTTGCATAGGAACCACTCTTGGTCTTTACTAGCACCAGGCCGCTTGCATCGTCAAAGTATGCTTCTGAGATCCTTATCATTGGTCCTCCAGCTTATAGAACTTTCTTTCGTGCCACGGAGTGGCAACTGTCCTTCTACCATACCTAGACTTGGGACCGTTGTCAACACGGATGGAGATCACCCCAGAGTCCTTGCTGATCTTGGTTATCGTTCCAGAGTCTAGCATGCCACCCTTTGAGTTGCCACCTTGTGGCCTGGCAAAAATGACACGATCGCCCACATTAAGCGGACGACCAGTCATGTCAGTAAACGTTTGCATAACCTCTGTTTACGACCCTTGAAATTGTAGTTGCAGATACACCGTACTGCTGAGCAATCTCAGTATATGGAGTCTTCCATTCGGCAAGAAGCTTGACCTCTGCAACTTGAGCGTCAGTCAGCTTTCTTAGCTGAACAGTCTTTGACCGAAGCTGTCGACCTTCATCGTAATTGTTCTTCTTCTTACGAATCAGTGTCAGACGACAGTCGCGACACCACTTGTAGAACTTAGCAGGATTAGTGACCTGCCTGCCAAATTCATTGAGAGGCTTCTCATTGTCACAGATGGGACAGAGCTTCATCTCACACCTTCACTACGATTGCTGACCACTTGTCTCCGTCCCACTCTACATCAAGACCGAGGGACTTGGCAACCTCTGTGAACTTTTCGCCGCCGCCATTTCCGTGGTAAACATAGATGTGAGAAACAGAATGACCATTGTCAGCGTACATTACGGAATCACCATCGAACTTGACCCTTGATCCCTGACCAGCATACGTGTAAACATATGGATCATTGTCAGAGGTCATCCCAAGCTTTTCCTTACCAATGCATCCTCGGCAGCATTCCCAGACCTGCATCTTAGCAACAATGCCAGCCTTACGAGTGTCCTTGAATGCCTGCTTGAACTTCTTCTCGAATGTCACTGAATCCGTCCCTTCGCCTTTTCCATCTGCGTTTCGAAACGCTCAAGACGAGCCACGGCACCAAACACTACAAAGAGATGCTTCTTCTTTCGAAGCATTCCAGAAGCAGTACGTGTGCTTACTCGACAGTCATTTGTAATTGCAAGATGTGCAACTTCGTCTGCGAGCTTATGTGTTCCTTCAAAGCGGTAGGTTCGAGTTTCGTACTTGTGCTCTGTCATCGCTCCCCCAATTTGGAGTATAGGTCTTTGATGTAGGGACACATATGTCCTACGTTAATATTGTATTTAGTCTTACAATGGCCACAGGTTGACTCTATCACCGCCGGGCGAACTTTAACAGATCTCTTGAAGATCATTCGCAATAGGCTTGAGAGCGTTACACCTGGCTCGTTGCTGTTCATGTCTCTAAGCTATCGCATCTCGCTCAGCTTGTCAACGCATGAAGTTTACGTACACCAGAATGATGAGAGTGGCAGATGCAATAATCATCTGAAAGATGCTTGTCACAGTTCTTACTAGCTCTGCCTTTGATCTTGCTAGCTTCAATTGCTTTCGTTCTTCTTTACTAATCATCTGTCAAGTATAGCAAAAAACCCCTCCGAAGAGGGGCTTTGCTCAGATTCGACCGGCGGAAAAATCTGCTAGAACACGTGGAGCGTTGCTATCAAAGCCAACGAAGTCCATCATTCCACTATCACTTGGGTCAGCAATAGTGAATGGAGTTGAAGCGACTCCTAGAACAGCAAGTCGTGCATCAATACCTGTGCTCTTACGATAGTTCTTGAGAGCCTGGAATGGGTGAATCTTTCCAGCCCATGTTTCGTTATCCGTTAGAACAACGAAGGTGTCAACTTCTACACCATTCTCAAGAGCCCACGTCATTGGCAGTGAACAGTCTGTACCGCCCCAGTTTACCGCACGCATTGCACTCATTGCCTGAGCAAGAGAGCTGCGACCAGTAATCTTTAGTTCGGCCATACCGCTATCACGCCAGTTGTATCCCGCGCTTGAAAAGCCACGAAGGATGTGAGCTGGCTCAGTACGTGCAATGGTCATCGCCATAGCACCAGCAACTTGTGCACAGCTTAGGTCGAGACCCATAGCCTGTGTACTCATTGATCCGGAACAGTCGATGGCTAGCATCGTCCTCTTACCGGCTGGCTCAATGGTCTTGAATGACTTGTGGAACGCCTCATCGATTGCATCGACAATAACGGCCTCAGTCTCCCAGTTCTTTACACGTTCGCCCCAGATGTTCTTTCGATCCACCTGACCTTCTGCATAAACAACAGCAGCGTTGAGGAAGTTAATTGGGTGCAGTCGAGACTGACGAATCATTTCCTCATTCGTTAGCTGACTGGCGAAGCTTGCAGCAAACTGCATGTCCTTGAAAGCACCAATGCGCGCAAGGCGAGTAATGTTTCGAACAGCAGCCTGACCACGAAGCTGACCATTTGCGAAGAGTCGCTTCCAAACACTAGCATCCGTGAGGAACTGCGTTGGAATTGTCTCCCAAGAAAGCATCTCGTAATCCCGCAGAACTGCATGAACACTCTCTACAGACTCCGCCTTCTGCATAAGCTTGAAGCCCTCAATAACCCGAAGGTTATCAGTAGCATCGCGCTCCTTGCCTAGAACGAAATCAGCAACAGACGTGTCGACGTTCTGTGGGTGAGCCTTTCGCATTACGTCTCGTAGCGTCCAGGTGTTTCCACCAAAGGTACGGGAACGATACTTGACTGCCTGATAAGCAAGCTTATCAGCTTCCTTATCGAACCAACCAGCTACGATCTCACGCTTTGCACGACCCCATCCACCAAGCTCGTTAAGATAGTTAACCACCTCGTAGAGATGAGTAGCAGTCCTTACGACCTTGTTGAATACAGCCTTAACTGCCTGCTTGTCCTTGCCGTTGACAATGACAGAAGCCAGAGCAAATAGGGCTGGAGACTGCTTGTACGCACGACCATTGACAGATACATCAACGATTGTGTTCAGCACATTAGCCTCATCACGAGCAATGAACTCATTGAGGAAGTTCACGTTTGACTGAGTATGGTTAACCTCAGAGACGTAATACGTTCCTCCATCAGTTCCTAGAATCAAGAAGCGCTCCAGGCGTGACTGATCAGAAACCTGGAAGACGAATCCACCAGCGTTGTTCTTGACCTGTCCATCCTTGGCCTTCATTGACTGAGAAGTCTTGTTGGTTGCCTTTGCGGCATTAGTTAGTGCGTTGGACATTTCTTTCCTTTCCGGCCCTCGTAGGGCATTTGATTTTAGACAGTCTTTACGTCATTCCACTCAACAGTGGTAACAACTCGTTCTACACGTTCAAGTAGATAGACATTGTCGTCTTCGTACATATTCTCTTGCATCTCTGTCTTACCGCTGTCCCAGCGTACTCCAACAAAGACACCTTCGTCAATCTCAACAATGTCAAGCATGTGATCCATCCACCGGGAAGTATCTTCCTCAATTTGATCTACATGCCTTAGCTTGAATTCATCATCAGCAAGAGACTCATTGATCTCGTCAACAATGTCTTCTGCCCAATAGCTATCGCCAGACTGCCATAGCTGCTTGAAGCGTTCAATGCGTGCTTCGGTGTCCAACCTTTGATCCTTCCGTAGAAATGAAAAGATCGGGCAAGTTGGTGAAGATCGATCTTATATTTGCAGTGTAAGATAATCGAACTTCTTCGGCCCGAATTAAGTTGTATGAGGATAAGTTGTTGATATCGACCGTAAACCTAGCGCCAAAGCAATCCACGGATTCGAACCGTGTTTCAGTCTGTTTCATAGACAGATAACCGATAATCATTCGACCCTCAAAGCCCCGACGAAGGGAATTGAACCCTCTACTCTTGTTCGACAGACAAGCATGATAACCAGTTCACCACGCCGGGATAGCGCCGAAGCGCATTTATTACTTCCTACGCTTGATCTCTGCTTCTGAGATCGGCCTAGAATTTGTGACATTTAGCTTTGTACCACGAGGCACGCCATAGTGATGGCATTCCTTCTCGAACTCCTTCTTAGCAAACTTCTCAGCAGCAGAAGCAGAATCCGCCATATACAGATTGGAAAACGGACGAACGTCCTTGCCAACCTTGTAAGTGCCATTCACTTCGAATGTCTTAGCCATAGTCATCCTTAGATTGATTACAAGAGCGACCTATACGGGAATCGAACCCGCCTGATATCCGCCTTGACAGGGCGGTGACCACAACCTAGCAGTCCCATAGGCCAAGATTGAATGGTAGAGGGGTTGTTGCTCAAGCTCCTGTGTTCCTCATTTACCTGCTTGCCGACCATTCATAGGCAGCGGGCCAATTCAACGTTACCGCCTTATGGCTGACCACCTAAAACTACATTAGCATCAAGGAGAGGGCTTGTCAAACGGTCCGTACTCTCGTACTTCACCATCTTCGAACTCAACCTCTACACCGGCCGCAAATGCTTCTCGGATCTTCTCTTGCTCTGCTTCCCACTGTGCCATACTCTTGTTCATCGTGTCAAGGAAGTCACCAAAACCATTGAACATGTCAGTCCTTAGAGTATTTTTCCACAAGCTTTGCCCGAACATCTGGATCAAGGGGAGTGTGGAAGTCCAGTTCTTCTTCTAGCCATACTACACGAGTGTTGCCGTTGTGTCCATGAATCGCTTCCAGCGTTTCAATATCTGGATACAAGGCGACTGAGGTCCACTGAGACAACCATGACATAGCACACTGTCCGTTGTCAAACTGTACACCTTGAGCAACGATGCCAGTACCGCTGACTCCTGATGCATCTACATCTCTGTGCAGCTCAAACAGTTTCATATATATTATCCTAATATATTATCTTGTATCGATTTTCAAATCGATTTCACTTATCTTCTTCTTTTATCTTTTCCCAGTATAATTTACCTTAACAGGTCTCTGTAGTTCTGTCAACTCCTCTCCTTGCATCTCTTAGATATATGGAGAACCGCAAAGACGTAACCCCGCCGCCGGGCCGCCGCGCGGCCATGACGAATTGAAGAAATGACAGTGGCACCCTGACGCCTGCCGCATTTTCTAATTTGTTACAACACACAACAGAGGCCGTGACAAAAGTGTCATGACAACCGTGACATGTCATCAGAGTGTCATGACAGTGACAAGATCGTGACATGACAAAAGCCACCCTCATAGGTAGAGGATGGCTAGAGTGTTGATAGCAACATGTATTGTATTGTCAGCGATGATCATGAGCCATGTGGTGAGCCAGACAGGTGCATCATCTCTGTACCCCGTCTTGCTGCCTTCGGCCCAAGAATATCTGAATTCGCGCGGAGCGAATTGGTTTTTCGCCCAGACTACATGACGAGCCAGGCGATAATGGTCAATTACGATATGCGTTCCGATGATGACTAGTAGAGCTAGCCATGACTGCGTGACGAAAAGAAATGGAGCACCATAAGTAATTCCGTGAAGAATTGCAGGAGCCCACCTCTTTGTCTTCAATTGGGCCATCCAATCTGTCTGGATTAGATAGTCACCAACAAAATGCAGCAGAACGCCAATGAGTACAGCGTTCACATATTCCTTAGTTGTGTTCCGATTTCCTTGATGGAATTCTTGAGTCCGGCTACAGCCATTGCATAATCGGCAGCCTTTTTCTTATTTCCATCCTTTAATGCCTTATCTCTAAGGGCTTCGTACTTTGAAACGTCCTTCTGGAAAGTCTTTAGCTGGGCTTCCAGCTCTTTCTTTGACTTAGCCATTTCGCCCTTTCGGTGGCAATGTTTGTAGATATCGTTCGCAATCGTAGCAGTAGGCCCGCTTGTATCCACTGTGGATAATCTCATCACCGTGAATTGATCTCACATTGATGTGATAGCAGTCCTTTTGCTTCTTTCCTTTTCCTAGCATAGTGCTCCTATGAAAAAGTCCGGTGCTATTATGCACCGGACTAAGCGGAAGTGGTGAGATTCGAACTCACGCGGTATATCACTATACCGTAGGCTTTTCAAGAGCCTTCCACGCTGCCAACGTTAACACTTCCATAAAGCTGTCAGCACTTACCGCCAACAACTTCTAGATCCTCTTCAAGGAATCCTCCCATTACACCCATAATTGGATGATTTAGATCCTTTTCGAAGAACATAATTTCGTACTCACCGGCACCGAGCCTCTTAAGAAATCGAGTACGCTTGTGAACCCGACCACGCTTACCGTAATAAGCAGGATCAACATTCTCACGGTTGTGCTTTACTCTAACCATGTCTCCACAGATAATCATAGCACCTCCAGCGGCGGGCCAGAGAATCGAACTCTGCCGGGCTTTAACACCCTTATCGTGCTTCCAACACGACTGCTAACCAATCGCTTACCCGCCAATAGCCTGACTATATCAGGCCCGGTGTTCAGTTGTCAAGCTGTACTTGCTTAAGTACAACATGCATAACTGATCCCTCATGCGCTCCATCAAGCATAAGAGCCTTGATGAGATCTGGATTTGTTCCAAGGGAAAAGACCTCGGCCTTAGCCTTCTCACGGCCAATGAGAATCTTTGTTCCCTCTTCTAGTTGTTCCTTGTTTTCCATCATACCGCCTTTACCATTTCATCGCTGAAACCGTACAATGGTGTTCCATCGTCAAGGACGACGATCTTTCCAGGGCCAAGCTTTTCAACCCGTCCCCGCTTGTTCTTAAAAGATCCACGAGTAACCTTCACTCGCGTTCCCACAGGAAACAAATTAGAAAGAGCCATACTGATCCTCTCAATTAACAGTACAAGTACGCCCGGCGGGATTTGAACCCGCTTTCTCCAGTATATAAGACTGGCGCATCTACCTAATATGCTACAGGCGCTCGGTCCGAAGACCTTTAGCTAAAGCTTACAACGTGTCAGACAATCTGTCAACCACTAACACTGTTGAAGACACTGACAATGGCATCCCATGCACCGCTAAACAGGTTAAATACGCTGTCTACGGTTTGCGGAAATAGCTTGGCGACAATAAGTCCACCGAGAATTCCCCAAATAAGGTCTGGCCACTGCCTGCCCTTCTTCTTTACAAGAAAGAGACTGACCAGACCCCACAGGAACACCGGGCCAACCATCAACATTTCCATTATTGCTCCAGTTGCTTCTCGATGTTCTTTCTAAAGTAACCGGCGACCTTGTACTTGGAACCTTCCCAGATACGGCTGTCTCGACCGGTATCACCAAGAATCTCATGCAACTGACGTGCTGTCAAGTTGTGTCCGTAACCTCGTAGTTCAGAGATTAGGATCTTGGCAGGCAACCAGTCGTGTTCGTCAAAGTTCTCAAACACATCAATGATGTTTTCAAGAAGCACTCGGTCTGTTGTGTCTGTCACTGTAACATCAAGGTAGGTATCCTTGTCAAGCTCTGGCATTCCTGCACCGGCTCTTTCATCACCTATCTCAATAGCAGTATCAGGCTCGATTGGATATGCCTTATATAGATAAGGCTCTCTTGATCCGCCGCCCATAATGTAACACTTACCTGCATCTTCTGGATCATCACCGGAAGCAGGATGTAGCTTGTCTGGACGCCATCCTTGACTGATTGAACCTTCACCAAATACCAAAGTGATATCTGCGTGACGAGAAGCAAACATGATCTTAATGGAAATTCCATTGGCAATAGCAGCACCAAGAGCATCCTTCGTTGCTTCCTGCGCGGCCAGAATTACTGTGATTGCAGACTTTCGTCCGTTACGAATGATCTCAATAGCAAGATCCTTCGCCTTTCTGCTGAGCTGGATAAACTCATCAATAAAGATCACAATAGCTGGATGCTCAGGGCTTGGACGCCAATTATCTCCCATGCGTAGCTTCGTCAGCTTCTTTGCACGAATCTTCGTGTACTCCAAAGCCTCGGCTAGCATTTCTTCAATTTCCTCATCAGTCCTGCCTCGCCTGGAAACAGCATCTCCAAAGACTTCAAGACCGTTACCAGCAGCATCAATGTCCCATGTCACGCAGTCTTTGCAGCTAGTAGTAATTTCTGCTAGTGCTCTCATGAACATGGACTTACCACCACCGGGCGCGGCGATAATGACTGCATGATTTCTAAGCAATGACAGCTCTAGAGGAACGCCATCCATTCTCTGTGCAATCTTGTACTTGCTATTGATCGTTCTGCTAAGAGGCTCAGCCTTTGGAAGTGCAACCATATTTTCAAATGGGTCTCTTTCCATAAGTCTGATGATGATCTCTGCACGGAAACGAGTTGCTGCAATAAGCATTCCATCAGTTGGAAGTCTCATCAGAGTTTCCATTTCCTTTGCCTTTGCCTGTACATCATCAGGCTTTCCCTTGCGAAGGACGACCGTAAATTCCCATCCCCAATCATATCTAGTTGGATCAAGAATAGTTCTTGGAGTCAGACCTTCTGCAATAAGCGCCCTGCGCAGACATTCAATTGCTTCATCTCTGTTTCGAGCATCAGCAATAGGAAATGGTTCTGTTAGAGATTCCTCTTCTGCTTCTTCACCAAACACAAATGACTTATTATTCATTGCTGTAATGACAAAGTACACAAGCATAGCTACTAGCACCGCCCCGAGGACGACTCCACCCATCTTACTGACAAGGTACGTCAGACCGGCTAGAACACCAGCAGAAGCAATGTAAAAACGCTTCCTGCGTGGTTGTGCCGCCTGCATTTGTTCATTTCGTAGCTTACGTGCCTTCTCGAAGTTGCCATCATGCTTAGCCTTAGCAATCTCAATTTTGTAGTCAGCTACGGTCAACCAGTCAACAAGACTTGTCAAGCTCAGTCTTGCTCCCCCTGAGACATGCTTAAATACGCCCCTATGCTTGGCATTGAAAAGCCTAAAAGACCTAGAGCTGGGCTCTAGGTCTGAGCTGGGGCGGCTCACAAGTTCTTTTGAATGTGTCTTGTTGAGTTCCACCATGATTCTATTTTCGTTATTGTCTCACCAAGGAGACCAGTTGGGACGGTGGGAGTTGAACCCACATGTGACCACTTAACCTTTCAACTGTTTATCAGACAGAGGGTATACGCCCCAGTGGTGGGATCATATCCACCGGCCGACCTCATCAATTAGAGCGTCGAACACGGCATCATACTTTCCCGCGTCTCCGACAGATGCATTGATAATGATCTTATCCATTGCATCCAATCGAGGATTGAACTTTCCAAACTCCAAAGTGTGACCAAGATTCAGCAGCAATCGCACTGCGTGCTTCTTCTGCTTTACCCCATCACCCTTAGCAAAGTTAAGGGCAGTTCGTACGTACACATCTTTCATCTTGGCGCGATTCACTCGATATTGTGTCCGGAATTCGTGGATCTTGTCGATCTCAGCTACCGGCGTCCATAGCGCTTCAAGTGCTTGAGGTACGCATTCATCAACCATTCTCATAAATGTTGACATATCGACTACTGTCTTGTCAACTCCATCAGAAATGGTTTGCTTAATGTTTCGCTTACGCTTAGTCCGACTGGTAGCAATTACTTCGTAAATGTCTTTGTCGGAATCTGCATGAGCTAGGCCATACAAATGAGAGCCATGAATCGTTCTCAGAAGTACTGTCATGGTAATTCCTTTAGGTATAAGGCGGGAACGGAGAGTGTGTAGTCCTTAATGTCATCCTACCACACACAATCTCAGATGACTTGTATCTACCAGGCGAACCCAGCGATAGGAATCGAACCTATTATCCATTGAGTGATAACCGTATCCCATTCGACCCAAATTGTCCGGTACCGGAGACTCGAACTCCGCCTAAAACATCCCAAATGTCTCGTGCTTCCCCATACACTAGTACCAGTTGTTGTGAGTTATCGTATCACACCCAGTTCGCGACGCGCAAGGAGTTGAACCTTGATGGCAGGACGTCACCTTACCATTCCAATCATCGCGCCCGCAGGACGTGCAGCCCCTAGGAACTGCATTCGGTCAGGCACCTCGGAATCGAACCGAGTGTCTTAGGCTTCCAAAGCCAACGGATTACCATCTTCCCCGTGCCTGATAGCAGCAACCAATGTGTGATGTTTGCTTGCTGCGTTGTACTTAATCTTAGCAGACCCAGCAGATCGTGTCAACTTCCTATTACGGTGTAGTAGACATTTCTTCCAGATCCAACAAGTGTTACAGATAGGATACCAAGAACACTTAGTTGTGATGCTCTTACTACTGTACCTACTAGAGAGGTAGTTGTCAAGGTCTGAATGCTGACCATTCCAACACCGGCCGCTGTCGCATCCGTTGCAGCAGCAGTCGCCGTAGCTGAATAGATCGTTGTAAGTCCAGCACCTGATAGATCTACTGTAAACTTTCCGGTGGCATCTGTCAACACCTTTCCGGTGATGATCTTGACATTCGTTCTTGCCTGTCCATCTGAGTATACAGTAGCAGGGTCACCCTTGTCACCCTTTGATCCACTTGGGCCAGCTATACCTTGATCACCCTTCAAGCCTTGTGGGCCAGGAATTCCCTGAATGCCGGAATCTCCCTTATCGCCCTTTAGGCCCTGAATTCCTTGGTCACCTTTGGGTCCCGGAGGTCCAATTGGTCCTTGAATACCCTGTGATCCTTCTGGGCCTACAGGACCAGGCACGCCTTGAATTCCTTGCGGCCCCTGATCTCCCTTTGGACCAATGATTGATTCGCCTGGAGGGCCCTGGACACCTTGAGGTCCAGTCATTCCAACTGGTCCTGGATCTCCTCTTTCACCCTTTGGGCCTGTTTCACCCTTTACAGATGTTCCATCTCTTCCAGGTTCACCGCGTGGTCCTTGCGGACCTTCGATTCCTTGAGGACCCATTGGTCCAGTGAGAGCATTCAGAAACTCTCTGGCATCTCCAGAATTGCCTGCGTCAATCCATTCTTTCCAGGCAGACTTTCCTGATTCTCCTTGCGGACCGTCTTCACCTTTATCACCCTTTTCACCTTTAGGGCCAGGAATAGAAATAACATCTCGTTCTGCAATAACTTGTGCATTAACGGCTGCAACAATGGCCTCTAGGTCAATGCCTTCTCTTCTCTTTCTGGAAGGCATTTGTTCTGTGGGTGGTCTATCGACCATATCCTTCACCCCAGTTAAAGATTGACCTTAAAAGGTCATAACTAGAGTAAAGGATATTCGGATATCAAGCAAATTTCTCAATCACTTTGGTCGTCTGCGACTTGGCAAACATCCTAATCCATCGAGATTCTTGTGCTTATTGCAAACCATCACAGTTTTATTATGATATCTAATTCGGTGAATTGGAGCATTGCCACATCGCTGAAACCAACAAGTATTGCCAGTTCCAACTAGTGCCATTTCAATCCTTAGATAGTCCCTTTAGCTTCGCCAACCTGTTCTCAAGATCCATAATGGTGGCTTGAAGCTCTGCCTTCTTCTGTGCCTTGTATTCCTTTTCCACAGTATCGTTGACTGGAAGCACCTTGTCAAGGTCGGGTACATCGTAGACGATTCTACCTTGAACCTTAATGACCTTACCGTTTCTTACCCAAGCCTTCCAGAGATCACCAGGCTCTTCGCCCTCTCCACTTAGAGCAAAGAGGACGTTTGGCCAATCTCTTGATAGAGATGCCATGTCCTTTTCCCAGTCATACCACTTCATGGTATCGTAATTGCCATTGATCAATCTAGATAGATTCAGATCGTAGCTTCCAGGAATTGTGACATTCTCAGCATCGTCAATGAGATCGTTGGCTCTTTCACTGTCTCTTACGATTTCTAATTGATATCTAGTGTAGTATCCCATTTGTCTCCTAATGCTAAACCCCGGTGCTATTAGACACCGGGGTTTTATTCAAAGCACGTCCTGTAGGAATCGAACCCACTCTAAGAGGTTTGGAAGCTCGTGTGCAAACCATTACACTAAGGACGCATAAGTTGCTTGGGCGTGACCCCTTTGAATTCAAACAATGAACGGCGTAAGCGCCTAACCCAGGGAAATCCATTGTTCTATTCTGGCCTGCAACTAGGCCGCAAATTGTCGGTCCGAGGAGGTTTTACCCATCGCTTCCCGCATATTTCCTCTCCTCATTCCGCACCTTTACCTAGGTTATTGCGTGCGTTCCGATTCGATTATTTCCGCCGATATCGTAAAGTCGGACCAGCTCCCCACCCTAGATTCGAACTAGGAACGACAGAGTCAGAGTCTGCTGTGTTGCCAGTTACACCAATGGGGAATGTGTTACCCTGCCAGTTGTAGAGCCTGGCGCTCTCTTAACGTATCCGGGTCAGATACCGAGATGCATTCTAGACTACATCTCGCCGGTAGCATATCACAAAAGATGACAGAGGCGAATCCGGGTCTATGGAGCGGATGAGGAGAATCGAACTCCCGTCGTCTGCTTGGAAGGCAGGGGTTTTACCATTAAACTACATCCGCATAATGTGGATAAGTGTTGGGAGTCGGGTGCCAATTTAATGGCGATCTGATTCCAATGTAAGATAACCGACCGAGCCCTTCGACCCACATTTACTACTTTAACAGATCAGTCTTCGTCTGTCAAGCCGCTCGCTGTCTGCCGATCTTGATCAGTAAACTGAGCAGCCTTGCCTGCGCGATAATTGGTGACATACGCGTCCATTGTCTTACCAAGACCACGTACACCAGCAGGACTTGCCGCAAAGGTTAGACTTGAAGCTGTTGGAATGCCCATCTGAGCACCGGTTGCAATCGCATCCTGATTTGCAGCAAGGAAGATGAACTCGTAACCAAGTTCCCTTGACTCATTGATCAGCTTATTGACTGCATTTACTTCCCACTCCTGAGAAACATTCTCAAGACCATCGGTGAGAATAACGACAAGTCGCTTATCCACCGGCAAATGGTCCATTGTCTGTCTGAATTCTGTCACAGACTTGCCAATTGCGTCAAGTAGTGCAGTCATTCCGCGAGGTACAATCTTGATCTCAGGTGCATCAGCCAGAGGCAGCGGTCCAAACAGATCTTCAACCTGTCCATCGAACTGTACCACATGAATACCACATCGTCCAGGTAGTTCCTTCTGACTGGACAGGAAGTCATTGAGCGCTTGCTCTGCTTCCATCTGGATGCTAGCCATGCTACCAGAACGATCAACGATGAGCAACATTGCTGTAGTTGACATTTTATCCTTCCCGGGGCCGGGTATCAGTCGATACCCGGCTCACCGTCATTAAATACATACTTGCTTGCTGGTACTCTTTCGATGATACCAGACATACAGCACCAGCACCACCAGATGCCCTCGTGAGGACATTCGTTTGGCTTTACCTTAGCCCATTGAGGGTAAGTTGGTGGCATTGGTCCACTGCCGCACTTTGCGCATTCTTCATCTGGTCCAAGCAGGCGACCTGACTGACAGGACTCACAAATTACTGGACGCTCAGCACGCTTGAGAGCACGATTTACTCTCGGCTTTCTTTCTACCACAGGAAGGGTTCCGTCGTCAAGAGGGATCTTGTCTCCCTTAGCGGCATTACACTTCTTGTGCATAAGCTTGAGATTTTCTAAATCCCAAGTTCCACCGGCGCTTAATGGAAACCAGTGGTCGATTGTCGGACCATTATCCTTCGTGAAGGGTAACACACAGCCAGGGTACTGGCAAATGAGTCCATCACGATCAGTAAGGGCCCGAACAATCTCCTTTCGATTAGGCTTTAAGATTGCCACGGCATGCCTTTCCTTAGATAATTTCTAGCTTCGTGAGATATTCTTGAATGTCATCTGGCATCTCTCGTCTCTCACGTGGAGCTATAATCACATTATCACGTTCTCGCTGGCTGTCAAGCTCTTCCTCACGAGCCTTGATTTCAGCACGTCGAAGAGTCTGATAAGTCTGCACTTCAATAACAGCATTGTCTTCGCGAGGAGTATGTGTAATTGCATTGTGAACAGCGCCGCAGACAGCGTCAGCCAAGTCCTTTGATCCAGTTCTTGGGTGATCGATCTTGTCGTTGGGCATGATCCTCAACTGTAGCAGCTCTCTGCGAAGAACACCAGCATCAGGACCGATGAGTCTTTGATCATACACTACCCAGCTAAGATCTTCATAATGCTTCTTTGCTACGGAAAGCACTTCTGAATTGATTCCTACACCGCGCAAATACTTCATTTGATCATTAGAGTTCCATCGGTCAAATGTTACTAGGCGAAGGTCGAAACCTCTGCGCTTCAATCCAGTAATATACTCTCTTACGTCGGCAAAGTCAACATCATGACCAGGCTTAGGTGTCCACCAGCGTACAGCATCTACTACTACAAATGGAAGCACTTCATTTAGTTCGCCACCAATCTTCTTTTGAACAAACTTCTCTACATGGGCAAGGGCAACTGCACACCGGTCGTGCTTCTGCGCCAAGTCAACATGGACATAGTAACGCACACCCTCCTTTGGAACAAAGTCAGGAGAGTACGTTCCATCCTCATCAATTGGATTTTGTCGGCAGAATGAAGATTCAACCTTCTCCTTGTCCTTGAAGAATGCGTCAATTGCGTCTGGCGGCATGCATGCGAATCTAGACAATGCGTCAACAGGATCAGTGAAGAATGCTCTAGTGAAGTCAGTGATCTTCTTTGTAGGGTTCACTTCCCATGTTGGACGCTTTAGAGCATAAACACGTGGAATGGTATAAGAAATAATATGATCCTCTTCCCATGCGATGCTGAACTTATTTTCTTCAATTTCATCGGGAAGATCTGGATCAAGCTTGAATGTGTGACTTCTTTCAACCACCTGCTTTTCAGCAACTACTGCATCGTATCTCTGAGAGATAAAGTCATTCTTGAATCGAGGGAATGATAGAAGAACTACCTTGCCTTCCGCCGGGAATCTTGAGTCGACAGATGCTCGATACATCTTATAAACGGCATCAGCAGTCTTAGCCTGTTCGTTTCCAGAAGTATTGTCGATGGCGAAACCAGAGATCTCGTCAAGTACGCAATAGATCAGGTTATAGCCCTCCCAGGCTTCACGCTCTGAGTGGCCTGAGTAGACATTGACGTTTTTATCGAAAGCAATGTGACCCGCCTTAGTGGTGAACTTTCCTACAAACCAAGGTGAGCCTTCGATACGGCTCTTAAACCCCTTGAAGAAGACGTTGTTTGCCTGTGCTGCGTTAATAGCAATATTCAAGATATCAATGCTGTCTCCCACCGGCTTTCCAAAGTACTTTGCCGGATTACGAAGACATAGCAATAGATAGACGATATAGGCACAGGCAATGGTAGATGTGAAGTCCTTACCACTTCCCTTACCTAGACATGCAATTACTTCATTGCATGTCTCTTCCCATCTGCGCCGGGCCTTTTGTGCCTCGTAAATGTTGTAAAGCGTGCTCTCCTTATAGATTTGACTGGAGGCACGAATAAGCTGATATTGATATTCGGACAGGTGAGGCATTCCCAAGTAGTCTTGGCTCTGTACGAAAGTCTCAATATCAACAGGAATCTCTTCGAAATCCTCATCGGAGAGAGCATTGAAAAACTCAGTAAAATCTGCTGGCATTAAAAAATCCTATATCCTTTCATATTGAACAGTATATCATGAAAGGATATAGGATTTAATTAGTTGACGACAATCGTCTCTGTTTGGCCGGTGACTGTGGAAAGCCTTCTTGCTACTTCAACCTTGCAGTGTGGACAATCAGATGTAACATCTCTCAAGATGTTGATGAGGATTTCATGCTTCTTTTCCATTTCCGCAACTTCATCACCAATTTGCTGATTGTCTAGAAGACCTGCCTTCTGCAAGAGATCGACTCTCTTGCCTTCAACATCTGCCAGGCTTTTCAGCACAGATGCCTTTGTTTTAAGATCATTGTTCAGGTCTGCTTGCTCCATTGTTTCCCACAGCTCACGGATGATCATATTGTAATGCTCATCCATTGAGGTAATGGCTTCTTGGGCACGCGCCTGAATTGTCTTATTGTTCTGAGCTATGGACTTCCATTCGTCAAGGTATTGAAGCACCTCGGCGCGCTTTAGACCAGTAAGCTTAGCAATCTGAGTTGGATTGTCGCCCTTTAGATGAGCAGTTACAACATCATTCATTCTTTCAATTCTGTCGATCTGCTCTAGCTCTTTAGGCAACCTTTCTCCTCCTACGTGTCTTACGAGGCTTCACAGGTCCCTTGAGCTTTTCAACATAAAATGACTTCCATTCTCCTGTGTCAGCATTGATGCAATCGATCCATGTCTTTCCAGTATGGATGTTGGTTGCCACACAGCGGAACTTGAATGTTCCTCTGGTGTTCTTGAACTTGATCAAAGCCTTCGGGTAGATCGTCTCTCCCTCAAATTCAAATTCAAATGCTGGCACAATGTGCGGCGTACCACCATAAGCACCTGACTGCCACCATGAATCAGGATTCTTTTCAGCCTTTTGCCTAAAGCGTCTAACGGTTCCCATGTTTCCTCACTTTCAAGATTTATTATAGCAGATCGCCAAAGCGCCTTCGATATCTGCGTTCCGCCTCTGCATAGATCTGCTGAATCTCTTCAACAAACCAGTCAACCCTTTCAGAAGGATTAACGTCTGGAACTGTGAAGTATGGGACACCAAGAAGTTCTAGCGCCTGGATTACGTAGTCATCAATTTTGACTCGGTAATCTTCGTCTGGATCTCTAACTCCATCTGCTTCCAGATCCCAGTAAACTGGGAAGTAAAGAACGAAGTGATATGTTGACATGTGCATCTCTGTCAGTCTTCGAGTTACATTCTCAACGAGAGCGCCGTTGTCCCATACTTTTTCATTCTGATAATATGTATAGGCAAGAGAGTCGATCAGTGTTCGATCAGAGATGATTCCATGCTTATACAGAGTGTTCTGAGGATTTGTCATTGCCTCATGCTCGTCTACCATTCTGAGAATTGGAACGAGCAACTGACTTAGTTCTGTTGCTTCCCTATTGATGGGATATCCATACTCTTTAATTTGACGAGCAGAAGAAGGCACAAGGACGAAATCCTTAAACGCCGGGCTTTCTGTCATAGCCTGAGCCATTGATGTTTTACCAGTACCATGAGCACCAGTCATCCCGATCTTGATCATATCAACGACTCCTTCTGATTGGAATACCATGCCTGGCAAGCCATCGAGTGATAGTCATTTCTGACTTGCCGCATAGATCAGCAATTTGCTTAGCAGTCATCGTTCTGTACTTCTCCTGTAGCCACGTCTTGCTTTCATAAAGATTAGCCAATCTTTGTCACTTCCTTCATTAGTGGATCAATGATTATCCCAGGCTTGCCCTTGCGTGAAGCATACTTCATGCAGTTGTATGTTCCGCCAGTACGTCCGGCCTCTAATACTGCCAGACAAGCATCTGACTTGTCAACCATGAACCTGTTGCGCTCATCATACACCCATGCTCCAGGGTAGTCATCATAGCTAGTTACATTAACAACCTCTTGAGCGTAATGCAGCGCTCGGCCATAGTCATACTCATCAGTTATACGAGGCTTGTGGCCCCTCCAGGGCTTTGCAGCAATGAATGGAATACCTAGACCCCAAGAGATTTTAGCCAATAGCAGATCGAAGCCAGAGGCCATGCCAACATAAACAAGAGAGGCCCCCATATCGATGAGGGCCTTCTCCGTTTGGCTAGCAATCCAGTCTCGGTCCCTCAGATCTCTATGTCCAGTTCCCGCTACTATCATGTCAGCTCCTTTTAGTCTTGTTCTGAACTGCCCACCAGGCAACTCCCAGTGAGTCAGCTACGTTATCACTTTCAAGCTCAATGCCAAATTCTCTTTTGGCAAAGTCAATGGTTCGCTGCTTCCTGATCTGTCTTCCCTTATTCTGATACCAACTAGCAGATTTTCCAGGAAATTCAGCTTTTATCGCGTCCTTCTCAGCTTTCGTAAGATTCTTGTTTCCAATGAATGATTGCCAAGAAATAGGTGGAACTTCAATCACCTTAGCTCCGCCCTTCAAAAGAGCGGCAATTACAGCTCCAAATACATATGCCATCTTAATGGCTACTGATGTGCTCCTTACCATGATCGCAGCTTCAATAGCAACAAAGTCAGGATCAAAATCTTCATATAGTGCCAAAGTCTTTGCGTGTGCGTCATAAGCTCTTTCAAATACGGTAGATCCATTGAAGCTTACTTCGCCACACTTGTGGAAGTTTTCTCCATCAAAGATGGTAAACGCGATGGTTTTAGTGGAGCAGTCGATACCCATGACCTTCTGTGCTCTTGTCTTATGTATATCAGACAGAGGCATTTCCGATCAACTCCAATAGTTCCGCTCGTTCATCCCGCCGGGCTTTTCCCTGACAACCTTCACACTTATTTGAACTATTGTATCGGGAAAGGACAGTGGGGCACTCAGAGCATGTTCGTATTTTTCCTCTTTTACGATCACGTCTGGCGTAATACTTTTCCATAATTCGTGCGTTGGTCGCCTTACGGCAACATGTTGAGCTACAAAACTTCTGATTATGAGTCTTGGGCTCAAACATGTTGCCGCATTCTCCATAGGCGCAAATCAATTACTTTCTCACCCCCAATGGTGCGTAATCAATGTCGCCTTCTGGAGATTCGTTCCAACAAACATTAAATAGCGCACATGACTTGCACGCCTTACTCTTCTGTGTAAATGGACGAGTAGGAAGGGTTTCCGCCTCCCATAGGTTTCTAACCTCGTTCATCCAATTGAAGATATAGTCAGTGTATTCCTTATTGGCTTCGTCCATGATTACTGGGACCAGGAACAGTTCCTGCGTGTTCTTGTTCTCGTAAAGAACAAATCCCTCATCAAGACCGAGAACCTTCATGTATACAAGGACTTGAACCTTGTGGTAATCGATAGCTGTTCCATTGGCCTCACGATGAATGTAAGACTCCTGACGAGTAGTCTTGAACTCGCCAACAACTCTCTTTCCCTCAAAATTCACGATAACATCAACAAATCCCCTGATTGGGGGATTCTGATGGGTAATCTCTCGTTCTGCTTCTTCCAGTACGCCAGCATCAGCAAAAAGCTTTTCAATTCGGTCGTGTGCTGCTGTACCGTTTGCCATATTGGCGACACTTAGTCCGTCAAAGGTGTCAACAAACTCTCCCCCAGTAAAAGCTAGGTACCAGTACCTAGGACAGGTACCAGCACCATAGCCAATTGAAGAGGGAGAGAATGAAACCTTCTTGGAATATCTACTCTTCGGCCTTGAGTTGACATAAGCCTGCTCAATAACAGAAAGGAACTTCTTTGTATCAAAAGAAAGCTTCTTTCCAAGCCGTACAGTTTTAATCAGTTCCGTTGCCATTTTCATCCATTTCTCTTGTTGAATACAAGTATATCACAGGTGAGTCTTGAATGAATACTTCAAGGACTGTACGACCTTATCCAATTCTGCGGCTGCTGTGTAGTAGATATTCTTCTTCATTCCGTTTACTGTTCCACCGCGATCCTTCTTAATTGTGCTATAGATCGTGGCCATCATGGCAAACTTGGCAGCATACGCTTGCAGTTGAATAATAAGCTGCTGCGCCTTTAGAGGATCTTTTACATCTGGCTTCATCATCAGCTTAATGACATAATGCAGCGCTCTGTCAAGATCTTCGTCTTCCATGAATTCATGAACGTCTTGGAACTCGGAAATCTTTGAAATGAGAACGAGGGGATTTTCCTCATTCGCAGTCATCTTCTACCTCCAAATATGTTTCGGGCCACGTATCAGATGACCAAGTATCCCAGAAGTCTGTCTCCTCCCAATCTTCATGAGGAGCGGCCATCATCTCTCGATATCGCTCTGCTACATACTCTGGAATTTCGTATTCAAAGACCTGCTCAGGAACTCTGATTATCAGCTTCATTGTTTTCCTTTACTAGATCCATAGTGAATGGTCCATATTCATCTTCACCAAAGGCGGATGAAAGGATTTGTCGGGCCTCTTCATAGCCCACCGGGCCTCCCTGTTCAGCTCCGTCCTCGAACTTCTGATAGGCCATCCACTCGCCGTTATCACGACGAATAAACTCAATTCTCGTTAGATTCACCATATTTCTCCTCCCAAGCTTCTAGCATTTCGTGAAACATATTATCTCCGATAACCCAGACTCTAGTCTTGGCGTCACCAGATCCCAGTACAAGTTTCAGTGCCGGTATCATCCTACCAGATCGGAAGGCATCTGTGCAAACCTTGCCCCAGACCTCCTTGGAGACACTGAATGAATTAGCATACTCCTTAATGTCGTAACAGAAAGGTCCCAGCTTGGCATCACCCTTTTGAATCTTTCCTCGACCGGAATTCTTCTGAGCTTTGCCACCGTCTCTTTTGATTTCATTTAGCTCTGACATTATATTCCTAGAGTGAAGTTTTCAATCATTGACTTATGGCCTTCTGAGCAAAGCCAGCCAAGCATCTTGTCGACTGGCAAAAACTCAGCTATCTCAACAGACTCTCCACATGTCATACATCTGAAATCACCCTCAATGATGATTCCTGGAGATACAGCCTTCTGCTTCGGCTCAGGAGCATCGTCAAACGGGTTATGCATTTTCTACCTCCCCAATTAGCTTGGCAGAAAGCTCCTCGCTTGCACGTAGAACGGCTGTAAATCCAGCCTTACCATTTTCCTTAATGTCCTGGTAGTAAAGCCAGTTTCCCTTCTTTTCTACAATGCCCAGAGCGATAGCTAGATCGATTGCTTCGCCAAGGTTATCGATTCCGATGAATGATCCATCATAGAAGAGATTGTAACTGCCAGTCTTGTTAGGCGGACCTAGCTTGTTCTTGTCAATGCTCCAAGTCACTTCTCGTCCGATTGGTTCCTTCAAGATCATGTCTCCATTGAAGATTTCACCCTGAATTTGATCAGCCTCACGGGCAGATGACCACAGCTTAATGACAGTACTGCTAAAGAAGTCTACTGCATGACCACCGGTCGCTTGATGCATTGCGCCATAAGTTGTAATCTTGTTTCTTACCTGAGAAATAAGAACAAGCGCGGTGTTCTTGTTGGCGTAATTCAGCATCTTTACGCCGTTCGCAAGCTCTCTTGCCTCTGATCCAATCTGCTTAGTACCAGATAGATCCTTTAGTTCATCGCCCTTCTTGTCCTTCTCAAAGTAGGCTGATGATAGAAGTGCTGAGATTGAATCCACTGTAATAAGATCAACACCAGCCTTCATAAACTCTACACCGGCTCCAACCATATCTTCGATGGTCTTTACATCTGTATAGATCAGCTTTCTTGTATCAACCCCCAGTCTTGCAGCCCAAGAAGGGTCGAATGACTGCTCTGAGTCAATGAACGCCACACGCTTTCCGGATGACTGAGCGATTGCAGTAGTTCCTAGACAGAACGTTGACTTTCCTGCTGACTTGCTTCCCCAAATAAGGCTCTGACGGCCATAGCCTAGCCCTCCACGCAATGCAGAATTAAGTCCTGTGCTTGGAGTAGGCTGCTTTTCCAAAACAACCTCTGAGGCCATCTTAGCTCTTGCCAGAATTTTTGGGCTTAGCTTTGCCAGAATCTCCTCTTCGATTTCCATATTCTCTTTGATTCCATTCCTCTTCAAGTTTTTCTGCCATTGCCTTTATTTTCTTATCGCGGCAGGCGGCTAACCGCTTAATAATAAACAAAATTTCCTCCGGGTCATCGCCTCGGAATACCAATAGGTGTTCTTCTTCGACTCCCCGGAGGAAATATGCTTCTGTGCTCATGAACCCAGTATATCAGCTCTTAGCGGTTGTCGCCACTACCCTGAATTACTCCACGAGCTTGACGAGACTTTAGCTTCTGTAGATTCTGCTTGGCAATAAGCTCTAGTGGGTAACCTAGCTCATTGGCTAGATTAGCAACATACCAGAGAACATCTCCAAGCTCGGCTGCAAGTGCCTGAGCCTTTTCCGCAGTTACTACGCCATTCTCGTCTCGAATGGACTTCTTGAATCCATTGGCGATTTCGCCAGCTTCACCCACCAGGCCAAGAACAGTGTATCCAATTGCCTCGGTAGTTGCTTCGCCATGCCCAGGATAGATGCCAGTCTCAGCGGCAGCCATCTGGTAATCAGTCATTGACAGGTCGTTCATCGTTTCCAATCAGGTGAAATGTGAATTCCTTCTTAAGCGGATCATGACTTAGACCCACTGAATAGCGCGTGTGATCATTCACTGCGCGTCCAAGCTCCTCAGCGGTGATTACAATATCACCCTTTACAAGGAGCAGTAGGCGAAGAAGATCCTCCGCCCTTACTGCCTCTTCCATTGTACTCCTTATAGGATATTGTCGAAAAAGAATGAGCCCTCTTGAGTCTGCTTCAATACAGGATCAATCACTGCACCGGGCTTGCACTTACCATAAGCCTTGTGGAATGTTGTTGGGAAAGCCATCACTGGAAGCAGACCCTTTTCAGAATCAGCTAGAACAGTGTAGGCCATCATCTTTCCTGCCTTTGTCTTGTATGGTTGGAAGCTAAGAACCTTGTACATTCCAGAAGGAATATCACTGTAGTCCTTAGCATACAGATACTCGACAAACGGTGTGTCGATCTTGCTGATCAACTCATCCATCGTAGCATACCTGTGGACTCGGTTGTCAGATACCAGGATAGCATACATCTGGCCTGCTTCGATAGGAGTTTCCTTATCGGTGAACACACCAGCCGTACCTGTTTCATCAACCATTTCCACCCGCGCCCATCCTTCACCTCTACGAACATCCTTGACCATTGCAAGAACAGCGAAGGCTCCGGTGCCAGAATATTCGTCCAGAGTCCTGAACTGATTCATGACCCTAGGAATTACCTTCTGAGTCCCGAATGCAGGAATCATCAAATATTCGTAGAAGTTGTCCCGCTCATGTCCAGTACGAGGATTGTCCTCGAATGCAGCTCCACCAATCGCGTTCAAGGCTGTGAGGACTCGGGACGTTAGTCCACTGCCCTTCTCATTGACCTTTTCGTAGAGCGCCGCGTAGTTGGCGTACGGAGCATGCTCCAGAAGCCTCTTACCCGTGTTTCCACGAATGTACTTTACGTTGGTGATACCGAACCTGATTGCATTTTCTTCAATGCTGAATTCCTCCTTAGAAGCGTTTACGTGAGGAAGAAGGATCTTGATCCCCAGGCGCTTAGCCTCAATCAGATAGTCAGTCAGCTTTGAAGTCTTCTTACTTGTGTCCTTTTCGTTCCTGAGCAGAGCGCACATAAACTCCAGAGGATAATGCTTCTTCAACCAAGCAGTCCAGTACGTGATCATGGAGTACACAACCGCGTGAGACTTGTTAAATGAGTAACCTGCGTGCTGCTCGAAATCGTGCCATAGCTTTTCAGCTACAGAACGATGAACCTTCGTGCTGGCCCCCTCAATGAACTTGTCCTTGTACTGCTCGAATTCCTTTGCATCTCGCTTCTTACCGATGATCTTACGGACCTTGTTTGCCTCTGTCATTGACATTCCGGCAAGCTCAGTCATCGCAAGCATGACCTGCTCCTGATAAATGATAAGACCAAGAGTTTCCTCCGTGTGCCTCTTCATGATGAAGTGGTCATACTCAACCTTTTCCTTACCCTTCTTCCTAGCCTTATAGTTAACACCAACGGTGTTTAGAGGACCAGGACGGGCGATTGAGGTACCAATGACTAGATCGTTGAACTCACTAGCACCGGCCTCAAGAATCCACTTGGTGAAGGTGTTTCCTTCTGCCTGGAATACACCGAGGGTGTAACCATCTGCAAGCATCTGGTATACACTTCGGTCTTCCAGATTGATCTTATGTAGATCGATTTCCTTACCAGTACGATCCTTGATCATCGCAAGGGTATCATCGATAACAGTCAGAGTCTTTAGACCTAGGGCATCAAGCTTAATCAACCCAATGTCCGCCGCCTCGTTCATGTCATAAGCAACGATAGGAAGTCGTGGCGCATTTGCGTCGTTGGGGTCCTTTGCCGTTTCGATTGGTGCGTAACGAGAAATTTCTTCCTTCGCCACTACGATACCAGCAGGGTGCTTACCCATTGACTGAATACGTCCACTGAGATGGTGAGCAAGCTCAAGAACCTCTGGATACTTCTCGGTGAACTTCTTTCCCTTGTCTGACTTGCTAAATAGATCAAAGAACAGGTCAGGCTTATCGGCAGGTGCGTCTACATCCTTTGTAGCAGAGTTGACCTCTCCCACCGGGACTCGGAATACACGAGCAGCAGCCTTTACGGCAGCCTTACCCTGAAACTTGTTAATCGTAGCAATCTCAGCCACGTGCTTGTACTGACGACGAAGATACTGCTTGACCTTATCACGATCACGGTCAGCAAAGTCAACGTCAATGTCAGGCCAGTCATCACGGCCAATGTCAATAAATCGGAAAAACAGCAGGCCCCACTTGATCGGATCTACTTCTGTAATTCCCAGCGTGTAGCACACAAGGCTTCCGGCGGCAGAACCACGGCCAGGACCAACACGAATGCCCTGATCCTTAGCCCACTTGATCATGTTGCCTACAATGATGAAGTAGACAGAGAAGTCCTTCTGCTTGATAATGCTTAGCTCTTCTTCGAGACGTTCAGTGTACTTCTTGTCCCCATCAAGACCAAGAGCCTTTAGACCGGCACGAGCCTTCTTTTCGAGCAAAGCCTGCGGATCTTCGTTCTTCGGCTTAGGAAGAAGGTCAAGACCAGAGTGGTAAGGATAGTCCCCAATCATGTCCGCTACGAGATTCGTATTGGTGATGATATCGGTTCGGTCAATACCCTGCTCAAGGAAGGCGTTGCGCTGCTCTTCAGCAGATCGGAGATAGATCTCAATCTCCTGGAACGTCATCGTTCGGTCAGGATAGAGGTAATTAAACCTCTCCATGATTTCCATCTTCTGAGACTTGGACATGTTGAATTCACTGTCCTTGATACTCTTAGGATTAGTGGAGAGAATTAGCATTGCCTCTTCAATCCATAGGTCTTCCTTACGAGCATAGTGACAGTCACTTGTTACCACCGGGCGAATTTCGAGAGAATCTGCAATATGCAGAAGGCCCTGATTCATTTCCAGTGGATTGTGAGCCTGAACCTCAATGAAGAATCGCTCACCAAAAATGCTCTTGAATCGCTGAGCAATCTTGATTGCCTTTTCGGCGTTGCCAGCTTCGAGCGCCTTGCAGATGAGCCCATTGAGGCATCCAGACAGAACGATCAGCCCGTCATTGTGCTCCTCAAGAACCTCCATGTCAATACGCGGCTTGTAGTAGTATCCTTCGCGCCACGCAATTTCGTTAATGGTCTGTAGGGTCTTGAGTCCAGTCTCATTCTGAGAAAGGATGATGAGGTGATTGTAGACGCTGGTACCGTCTGTCCGCTTGTTCTTGGCAGTCTTATCGAATCGTCCGGTTTCAGAGATATAAGCCTCTACGCCAAGGATAGGCACAATGCCTGCATCCTTGGCTGCTCGCTGGAAGTCTCGATGCCCTGCCAGTGTTCCGTGATTAGTCTGAGAAAGATGTGTCATTCCCAGCTCCTTTGCCCGAGCCATATACTCATCGGGGGAATTCAATCCATCAAGAGCTGAGTAGTAATCATGAAGGTGAAGCTCAGTAATGTTCATGGTTACCTTTCTTGTTGTGTAGGTCCACACTATCAGCCCTGATCAGAGCTGTCAAGCAAGAAGGCCCCCTTTCGGGGGCCTCTCGCAAATCTATTACCAACCAACCTCTAGTGAGGTAGCTGAATCCTCAGTCTTCTGCGTTGAAGCAGTTGCAGGCTGAGAGTCATCGTCTTCGTTAGCGAAGACGCGCTTCCAGTCACCAGGACGCTGAGTGTAGAACTGCTCCTGGCTGAAAATCTTGTTCTCGTAATCAGTCTCGTAAGGAATCTTACGAAGAACCTGGCCTTCAATGTCGAAGATCTCTAGCTTATCGAAATCTACAGAATTGAAAGTTGTATCGTTCTTTGCCTCACGAATTGAATAAGTTGAGTCAGTACCAGCACCACGACGAGTAAGCTTATAAGTCTTCTCGGTGATGCTTCCCTCTTCCTCAGCTTCCTCCATAAGATCAACCACGAATGAAGAGTTGAGGCTTCGACTCAGAATGTAAACCTCTGGCTCATTGCCATCACCACGATCAACAAGAACATTGATGTAGTACATCTTCTTTTGTACGTACTGCTTTTCCTTGCTGTCCTTCTTAGCTGCGCGGTACTTTTCACAGGCCCAGCAACGGCTATCAGTGTCCATTGTGCAGTTTGCACGGTACTTGAAATTGTCATCAATTCCCTGGTGCTCAATGGCACCCATACCTACACCGCGATTCGGATCATAGTTGCGAGACTCTGTATCCATCTCCTGTAGAAAACGAACCTTTACAGACTCGTCAACTCCTAGACGAAGATACTTTACCCTAGGCTTTTCTGCATTCTTTGCTCGCTCCTCGCGCTCAGCAGCCTGTTCGGCCATCTTCTTCTTATAAGCGCGGATCGCATCGAGACCCTTTAGTTCTGACATTTAGTTTATTTACTCCTTGTGTATTTTATCGAGGCTGCTAACGAACCTACTATAAAGAGTATAGCAGACTTGGGCTGATCAGGTCAATCCCCACTGCTGGTACTCAAAATTGGACACACTGTTCTTGATGCAATGAACAATCTCATCATCAGTCATGTCGCCTGCGTCCTTGGCTCCATGAGGATACACAAGCTTGTAATCTGTTGCAGCCCATCGAATTCGCTTTCCCTTAACTCGACTGGCAATTAGACTTCCAAGCTCTCGACCAGGATTATGACCCTGGCAGTCATTAGGGTCTTCGCACTTTCGGCAATTCTTCTGAACATACTTTGACTTGTCATCGAAATCTGTCATGATCACAATACCTGAGAAGTATCGTTCTAGCAAGTCGATGTGCAGATTGCTTAGATTACCACCCAGCAAGGCAACTACGTTTGGATAACCAGCCTGATGGATTCTCATAGCATCAAAGCTGGCTTCGCAAATGATTACTGTGTCACCGGCCTTTTTTGCACGATGCAAATTCCACATTGTCCGGCTGACAGGAAGTGCTGTGGAATTCTTAAAACGCTTAGACTCAAGCGCACGGCCGATCAGACCAATGTAATTCCCCTCCGGGTCATGCATTGGAACAGTGATCATGTCGTTTCTAGCAGAGTAGCCAATATAGAATTCTTGAAGAACATCTTCATCGAATCCTCGTTCTTCTACCATGTAGCGAACTGCCTCTGGATAACTCCAGAATGATTCGTACATGCGATCAAATGGGGCAGCGGGCATGATATCAAAATCAACTCGCTGCTTCTTGATCTTATCGATCTTCTGCTGAGCTGTCAACTTCTTGCCAGTCTTCCTCTTGAGAATGAAACGCATTGCTTCAAATTCCTTTAGAGGAAAAGCTGACTTCTTCTTAACCAATTCAATTAGATTGCCACGTTCTGAACACATGGCATTGAAGCACAGGAAGACTCCCGTGTGCTTTGAAACTGAAAAGCTCGGAGTCTCCGTGTTATTGTGGAAAGGACAAAAGCAAATGAAGTCTCTACCAGTTTCGGAGTCGATCTCAAGACCGAGGTCATTCAAGACCGCTTCGATTTGTTCTTCGGTGTAGACATTGGTATTGCCTGTCCATTGCATATCCCTGAGATCGCCCAAGCCTTTCGCCTCCCTAGAAATATCCCATATGCTGTGATTAGAAAGTTATATGATCCATCTTCTCTGTATTCAGTTGAAAAGTAAGGCCCCAAATCCAGCACCGGGGCCCATCCACGATCGCGCATTTCAGTCAGCAGCATGTCTTCGAATTGTGCTCTCAGCCGTGGAAAATCGGAATCATCTTTGATAATTCCGTCCACCTGAAACCTTTTGACATGACTATGCATCATTTACGCGCCGTAACTTTCCTTCCAGATACCACGGTCAAGATCAGCTTCAAGGTAGAACCCAAAGTCTGAACCATGACGGTTCTTTCTGGAAATAACTTCAATCAGGCCACTGTCGTTATCACGGTGAACCGCGAAGGCCATGTCAGCATCATACTCGATCTGCTTGGACCACGCAACCTGGCTCAACATGGGAGGATTGTCCTGACCTGAGATGCCATCGTTGTTAGTAGCAGCAGTAATGTCAATCAGAGGAATGTTATTCGTCATGGCTAGACGCTTGAATTCCTTTGAAAGCATCATGTTTCGCTGAGTAGGATTGGCTGACTTAGAATTGTCAGTAAAGAGCTGGTGATAGTCACAGATCACAATATCTGGCCTGTGCTGCTCAATCTTGCCCTGTACGACATTTGGAGTTACATCGCCAATTCCCTCGTTTGAGACAATGGTGAATGCTGGAGTATCAGTTAGCTTCTTCTTTCCCCACTCGCGGAAGTTATCGATATTGATTTGACCACGAGCAAAGTCGGTTGCAGAGAACAGACCAGAAGCCATCATTGTATAGATTCGGTCTCGCATGTTCTCAGGACTCATCTCAAGAGAGACGATCATTGGCTTGTAGCCTTGTAGCCATGCCTGAATTGCTAGATAAGCAGTGAACCATGTCTTACCACGTCCTGGCCAACCGATAGCAACGATGAAATGGCCACCGGCCATGCCTGTAGGATAGGCAGCATCAATTGCTTTAACATTCGTCTTGATACCTACTGCACCTGTAATTGCCGCCTTTTCCTTGACGGTTAGAAGGTGCCTCTCGGCCTGTTCGTAGTCAGTGATATCAAGGTCGCGAACGTTATTTGTAAACCTGCCAAGGTTGCCCAGCTCTTGCATCAGCTTATCAAGAACCTGAGCTGGTGCATACTTGTCCAGCGCGCCCATACCCTTTTGCATGATTTCATCCATGCGAGAGTATAGGAATTCTGACTTCAGCTCTTCCAGATAGAAGGCAGGTTCAGCTTCCGCCTGCACTGCCTCTAGCTGCTTAAACTTGTCAGTCAGAACTGTAATGTCCGGGATGGACTTGTACTGCATGTAATACTGACGCATTGAGATCCACACATCCCGGAAGGGACCAAATAGATCATCAACGTTGTCCGCCATTAGTGGAGCAATCTGCTTTGTTGCGCAGACTGAATTAATTAACTTCTCCGCTGTTGTTGGCACGTTCCTCCATCCTTCGAACTCGCTCTGCGGTTTCGCGCATGATTTCCTTGCGCTTCTCTGCGTCCTTAATCAGATCAAGACGCATCTTGTTCAGTTCCATGTATCGGTGAAAGAAGGTGTCTATATTGTGACCATTTGCATCACAAGTGAAGTAGTATTCAAGGACTTCCCTCAGCACCGGATACTTTAGATCGTTCATTGCAGTCATAAAACCCCACTGCGCTGAATAGGAGTTTACAGATGAATCAATACCATATCGCTCCTTATACAGCTTCTTGTAGAGTGAAATGAGTGCGTGAGCCTGCTGCCTTTGGTTCACTGGTCCTCCAGTGCCTCAGTAATCTGTGGTAGCTTTCCAAAGAAGCTTTCCAGAACTTCTCCAGATACTCTCTCTAGGGCATCTTGGATAGACTCACCTGGAAGCACATCACATTCAACACCGGCCGTGATATCTACATTTTCGAAGTTACCAAGGTTGTGCTTGTAATTGATTCCCCACTGAACTCGTTCATTCTTCTCGCTCATACTCTTCGCCCTCCTCCCCAATGTCGCTCGTCGTTGAAAATCCAAATGGACGACGATCACCTTCTAGCACGTCGTCGCCCTCTTCATCATCATCGTACACTAGTCGCCCGCTGATATCAACCCACATCGCTGCGACCTTAAGCAGTGCCTCTGAGTCTCTAGACTCTACAGCAAACGCAGCCGCTACGTCAAGTGCGTTCGCAGCCTGGATGATCGCTACACCGGGATTTACTCTGTCACCAAAAGGTGTGTACTTGGCCTTAGTAGTTGCCATTATTACCAATCTTTTGCCTGCCACACGGGCGTAAATTCGCCGTCACGGGTCTTTGTGTACAGAACTACTTCATTGCGCATCATTGCTAGAAGTTCTGCTCTTGATGGCAAGTTTGTACGAACTGGTTGTCCGTCGTTCCTTGGCCTGCCTGGTCCATGATTCAGCATCATCTCGTGCAAGTCAAGTACATCTTGCTGAGTCCACAAATATAGACCAGCCTTGCCCTGCCCGTCAAGTGAGTATGTCAGATACGGTCTCTTGATCAATCCATTCTTGATGTAATTGATCATAGACATTCTAGTTCTTCCAACCATCTTCTCAACTTGGGCAGTAAAGAACGCCTTTTCCATATTCTTTCTTGCTACAGAAAGAACGTAAGCTACACGCTTTGCTTCTTCGTAGTTCCATGCAACTAGAATATCTGCTGCATGATTGACTTGGAGTTTCTTATGAGCCTGACCATTGAGAAAGAAATACAAGTCGGGATTCTTCTTTCCCTTCCTACTCTTTGGCTTTTCTCCCAATGTTTCCTCCAATGTAAAATCCCCTGCGCATTCCACGCAGGGGATATGCTATGTAGAGTATAGCATCCTTCACTCTCACCGGGCAAACTGAGTAGAGTAGTTCTTCTCTCTAGCGATCAGCCATGCCGCAAGCTTATTCTTGGTCTTATCAAGCATCCATCGAGCACCGCATTCAATACATGCTAGCTCTAGGTGATTCTTCTCGGAGAATACACGATCAATGAATACTCTGCCACCACACTTAGAATGGTTCAATTGATGTTCCCTTGTCCTTAGTATCAACAACAAGGGACGCGCTTTCAGAGCTACCCACACCAGCAGAACCGATAGAAGTTAGCAATGAAACTAGAGCAGCTAGACCCGCAGTACCAGCAGCCTGCATCCAACTTACATCAAATAGAGATGTGGATACTGCCATAATGGCAACTGCGGACTGAGCAAAGGTCTTTACTGCACGCTCAAATGAATCCTTCCAGAACTTGCTTGTCTTCAAGATTTAACCTCCCTTGCTTTTTCTTTCATTATAGCATGGGAGACTTTATGTCAACCTTGGAATACCTTAGTGCCAATTACACATGTGTAATTGATGATAGGTGCAAGACTGATGAATACTTCACCAGTTGAACTGACTACTCCATATGCAAAGCCAGGCTGCCAGTTCCTTGTTCGGTCATAATCCATTTGCTTTACGTCGCACATATGACCAATTTCAAATCCCCGCCGGGTTTCTCCTGTAAGATCGAATGTTCGATTATACACACCCATTCGATGTGAATGACCACGAACTAGAGAAACGCCCCATGCCTCTACATCATTTCGAACAGATTCACCAGCGTGCTTTGAAATGCTTTCACCATGATGCACATAAATATCACCATAACGATGAACAGCCTGATCACCATAGTTGTGCCATTCGAAGCCAGACTTCTGATACTCGTAAAGAACCTCTGGGCTGTATACTCCATCAGTAACAGTATATGGAGCATTCTTGTCAAGCCACTTTACGTGACGATACCAGCCGTGATTTCCATCGTGGAAATGCTTGTCAGCCTTTGGAGCGAGTTCATGAATGTCTGCAAGGAATGCCCTTGTGAGCTGGATGCCTGGATAGTTTAGGCTGAAACCTTCTTTGGTCGTGCCTTCTACCCACCGGCTCGTTTCTTCTGCATCATCAATATCACCAGGAAGATCAATAGCGCCAGGCTTGAGATACTTTAGCACATCAAACCATAGAGACACCATACGCTGATCATGGTGAGGAAAATGAATGTCAGAAGCAAACAGCCATGTCATGTCTTTGGACATGTTTGTTCCTTTCGTTGTTTCGATCAACTCTAACAGAGTGCTAACGCCTTGTCAAGGCGCAGTGTTCTGATCGATTCAATCTGTTGTGCTCATCCCATGTACACAGAAACAGGTTCTTCCATGTGTTGTCTGTCTTTACTCCAATGTGATGAACTGTTTCAGTATGCTTTAAGATCCTCTTGAGCCGGGCTTCAAACACCATTCGATGTTCATAGTACCATCCACCATTAAAGTGCTTCGGATGTTCAGGGGCCCAAACAAGTACGTACCCATCATTGGATAGCATCTTCTTTCTGTTATGCCAATTTCTGATAGGTACGTACATCAGTATCCAAGAGCAAGGTAGTGCACGTTGACACCGTAATGGAAATAGTTATTCTTAGCGGTAAGTTCGTCAGCATCGACTACAGCGGTAAAGCCTCTGTGATCTGGCCAGTATTCTCCTCGAACTCCACGAATAATGCAATGCACTCGTGACTGCTTCTGAATAACCTGGCTTGTCACAATGATTGGCTTGCAGCCAACTGAGAAGAAGTTACCAAAATATACTTCCTTCTCATAGTGACGACCCTTTCCACCCTTAATGTAAACATAGCCTCCCATGATCTTGAGACCAGAGGTCTTCTTGATTCCATGACCATTGTAGAACGCAGTAGGCTGGTTCTCAAAGATGTACTGATCATTGTTGCACATCTGGTTTAGCTTATCACGCGTGATCTGCTCGCCTATTGACCAGCTTGTAGGCTTGTAGGGGGTAGTTGCCAAGTGATCTTCTCTCCTTCCTTGTGTAGAGCCAATTCCTCTGGAGATACTTCAATCATGTTATCTCTTGGGAACAGCATAATATCAAAGAAGTCTGGAGAAGTGATTTGCCTTCTAAGATTCTCTGATATCAGATACATTCTATCACTAGATATATCCTTAACCAAAGTTCCTTGTCTGAATCCTAGCTTACCACCAATTTTGCACCGGGCCAAGGCGGACTCACTTGACTTCAAGATATACGGAAAATCCCAGCTATCGAGAATGCGCATGCTGGTGATGCGATATCTGAACTTGCCCTTAATGTAGAATAGACCATTCTCAGTCTGAACACAAGTACCCGTAGGATAATCTACGGGTACTGTTGGGGCAACTTGAGGCTTAGCCTTCTTCCTTCTGAACCAATTCATCAATCTTGGCCTTTAGCTCGCCATTCTCTTTCCGGAGACTGTCCCTTTCTTCATTCATATCCTGAACGGCAAGGGTAAAGTCAGCTCGAAGGTCTGCGATCTTCTCTTCGTAGTCAGCAGTAAGTTGAGCTATTCTTTCCTTAATAGCTAGAAACTTTAGAGTTTCCTTATTCATCAATTTATTATTTCTCTCTTTCTTTTCCAAGTATAATTACTGTAACCCAAGTCTGCAAGGCTGTCAAGCAGAGATCATCCCTTGTGATACAGAGTGATCTTTCCGTAGGAAGATCCAGAACTGACACCATACATTACTGCATAGTCTCCTGTAGAACTTCCATAAACACCAAAGCCTTCAATACGATTGGCGCTGTTGGAATCTACCATATTGTTGTACCAGCTTGAAGGAATAGTAACTGTTGCTGCCTCTCCTCTTGATAGGTATACAACATCATCTCCATCAGATCCTTCATTGGACATTCCTCCAATTGGATCTCCAGACGGCTTTGTCTGATAGATGTGACTTCTAAGGTTAATGCCTACTCCAGCGTTGTTACCATGAGAAGTGCTCAGTCTCTTGAGATAGATAGTTGCCTTTGTAGGAGTTCTTACAACGCCGCCCTTGTTTAGAGCATCGTAGATCTTTGTGCCGTATAGATAAATTCCTCTGTGGTTATCATTACCTGACCAGTCACCCTGATAAACTTCGTCACCGTCGTTCCTCCACATTCCTCCATATCCAAGACGGTAGGAATCAGAGGAGTTAGCAGTAACAGTAACAGGAGATGATAGCAGGTATCTACTTGCAGAGATATAACCTGAGTGGTTACCGCTCTTGTCGTAGGAAACAATTCTGTAGTAGATCGTCTTGTTTACAGGTAGTCCAGAATGATCATAGGTCTTTGCCTGAGAAGGAGTTCCTGTAACAGTGATGATCTTTCCATCAGTTGTCAGTGTCTTTGTACCAGAGCCAGCAATTGTTACTGTTGGGTAACGATCTGATCTCCAGATAATCTTGACACCAGCAGTATCGCTAGCAGATGGATTGGTCCATGTCAACCTATATGTTCCAGTTGAAGTACCAGATGAGTAAGGAGACACCTTTACGTTTGAAGGAGTTCCTGGAGCCGTTGTATCTCCAGTTGAAGGTGGGGCTGTAGCCTCTGGAGCAACTGAAAATGACAATCCATCCAAAGTGATGTATGTTCTCACAGTGGCCACTTGAAACGCCTGAACTGTACCATCTGTGTTGACTCGAATTGTTGCGGGAGATACGCTGGTAGAAGCAGCAGTATCCCATGTTGTTGTTGGAATCCAGACGGGTGTTACTGGTCTACAACTAGAAGGAAGAGTGAATAGTGTTGTTCTTGCTGCATATGACTGAATAACTCCTCTTAGGAATACAGTTTCATTATTCAAGTAGTAAGAAACATCATACGTTCCACCAGCCTGAGATCCAGATGACAAAGTTGGGGCGACCCAAGGTGGGGCTCCATCAACGTCAAGATGGCCGTAAACTCTTACATTCTTTGCTGTTTCAATTTCTTCACCAGCCTCGGCATATAGAGACATGGCAAACTGACCAGTTGAATTGGTAAGAACCCAACGACCAGCATACGCACCATCGTTTAGTCCATAAAGTCTGAATCCGATTTCTTCTGTTCCATTTGGGGAGAAGTTTGTTAGCTGAGTTGAAGATCGGTTGCCGTTTGAGTCTGTGTAGTTAACAATTCTGAATGCTGCCGTTCCACCTTCTGACTGAGCAATAACTCCAGGAAAGCCAGGAACATCGGCACGGCCTGTTGAGCCTATTACTTGTGGAGGGAGAGCTAGTTCAGAGTTGCTTACAACGATAGGAGCACTTCGGACTACATCAGATTGCAGCTCAATACGGCTTGCAGAGGCCGTACGGAATTCTGTTTTTTCAGCAGCCTCAAGTTGTACATCGTCAATTAGTACAATGTCCCCAGTGGCCCCATTGAACCATGAGAAGCTAAATTCAACACTGTAACAAGTATCAGGAATAGCTACTGGAGAGATGAATGCGTAATTAGTCCATCCTGCATTGGTGATATCCTTGGCGATGAAATAACCGTTAATCATTGCACCAGCCTCATCAAGGAATTTGACCACCAGTCGGACATTTCTTCCCGTTGCAGTTCCCATCATTGCATATCCTGATACAACAACCTTCTGTCCGATCAATTCCTGATTGATCAAGGTTGAGACGGTGTACTTACCAAGTAGCTCAGTGGTTGCAGGATTAGCAATCGTTCCTGTTGCAGTGATCTTCAAACTGTTCAGGTCTTCACGGCCAACTGTTGTTTCATGAGTAACAGTTGTATTTGCCATTCCGGTCCATCCAGTAATTCCATCTTCAAACGTTGCGTCATAGATGTAATTTGGATTTCTGTCCCAAATACCGATGTAGACGTTTCCATAGTCTGAATTAGCATTGATCGTTGGAGGTGAGATGTGCAGGTGCGCTGAATCATTCATTTCACCGTCCATTACATGACCAATTAGACCAGGATTGATCTCATCTGCATCTCCTGTGTAGAATCTAATAGCGTGGTCAAAGACATTACCCTGGATGTTCTCAATCGCCACCGCCTTTTCTCCAGATACATCCTTTGTGGCAACCTTTGTAGGAGCACCATTTTCATATGCTTCAATGGAGAACTGGTCAAGCTGAGCCTTTGATCCGGTTGCAATATCCCATTCTACATAAGGAACAAGGTAACGGACTGACTGATTAAGTGAAGCTGGATTATATGGATCTGTTGCTTCTCCCTGAGAACCGAAGACACCATTAACACCGGAGCCTCCTCGACCACGTACATATCCAGTTACAGTGATCCAGTCGGCGGTTGTTCCTGATCCACCAGTTGCAATCTGTACTTCTTGATCGTTTGCAACCATCATGTACTGATTTCCTGAAAGTCCAGAAAGATCTGCATAGTTGGTTGGCATCGCGTGCTTCTTTGTAGGAGTTGTCGCATCATCAACATAATCCCAGTCGATGATGTTATTGGCGTTATCAAATCCAAATAGACCAACCTTTACCCTTGGTGGAGTTGTGATCATTACATCATCAAACCATCCAAGAATTCCAGCAGTTGCAACTCCTGCTGTGCCAGTCTGCAATTCAAAGTTTGCCTGAGTCGCACCAACTGGAGCAGTACCAGTTGCAGAGAATTGAATCCAGGTAGTTCCATCAATTGGAATTGGATTACCATTCACATCTGTTGGCGGAGCCATGTCGTTGTATGTTACAGAGATCTCAGTGCCGACAGAGTTCATCCAGGAAATGTTCAGCTTTAGATTGTCACGACATACAGTTGTATTTGGAAGAACACGAGCGCTGAATGTATATGTTCTTCCTGCCTTAACAGGCTGAGTTGTTCCCGTTCCATATACACCTACAGAGGTTCCAGACTGAGCCATTGCCATAGAAGCAACGCCAGTGAACTTCTTTGTAGTATCTCTTGTGATAGTTGTACTTGCATAATTCCACCAGCCTGAAAGGTTTGTTTCAAATCCAGAGTTGGCGTTGATTGTTGCAACTTCATATGCACGAATACGTGCTGAGATACGGTAAAGAATTGTTGGGTCATAAGCGACCTTGGTAACACCGACCGCGTTTCGAAGGACAAGTCCTGATCCTGTGAATTCAAATAGTGATTCAGCAGAGTATGCACCAGGATCGGTCTTCTGCAAAACGGCACCATTGATAAGCCATAGACTACCATCCTGCATGTAGTCAAATAGCTTTGCATAAGTGTTGTTCTGCATTGGTGAGTCAAGGGCCGTCACCTTGATTGAGTTTACAGCTAGATTACGGAATTCTGCATATCCATCATTACGAATGATCCATCCGCTAACACCGGCTGAATAGTTGGAAGAATGAATTCGTGAATTGGTTCCATCAGCGGTTGGATTTGATGGATCACCAACTACGAGTCGTCCACGGACCTGAGCGTCACCAAACTGGGCACCACCGGTCATATTAATTGACCATGCTGGCTGGCCTGAAAGACCATTCGCCAAAGCGCTTGAACGAATTTCTCCGGTACGGATAATTCCACCATCAATAGTGGTTGTGCTTGGTGCCTTCCACTGAGAAGGAACATCAGAACCAGCGATTTGTCTTTCTAGCTGAATACCATCAATGTATAGGCTTCCATTTGTCTCAGTAGAAACACCAAGTGAAATCATGGTGTTAGTCAAAGAGCTAAGGGCACCTGAATAACGAGTCCACGCACCATTATTTGCCACAGGAAGCATTGTAGTGAATACACGGAAAGTTCCATCGACATTTCCTCTCGTCTTCAACTGGATAGTAGAAGCAGGTGAAGCAGATGGATTGTATACCCAGACAGAATAAATGTAAGTGTTGTTTGGCTCTACAGGGATATTGTAGGAAGCTGAGAATCCTGTTCCAAACCAGAAATCCGTATCGTCTCCAGTGGATGCACCAGTTCTAGTGATCTTTAGACACTGAGTTCCATACTTAGGAGTAACTTCTGGTGCGGTAACAATACTCCAATCAGCCGTTCCTGATGGGGTAGACTTTGTAATGGCTGTTGTTCCATACCATGTTGGCTGGAATTCAAAATCAGCATATTGAGGAAGAATGATGTTTGCTGAATCCTGCAACTGCAATGCAGCAGCCTTGATGACACCCTGATTAATTTCAAGAGTGTTATTGGATAGCTGATATCCGGCTGATCCGGCGGAATAGTTGGTACTCTTAATAACACCAGCCGTGTCTACAGTAAGTGCTGCCTTGATCAATAGAGCATTAATGATACCAGTACCAGCAGTGATCTTGTTGGCTTCAAGGTTGGCGATCTTGGCACTGGTAATTGTGGCATTAGCGATATTGGCATTGTTGATTAGACCTACCGTTACAGATGCTACAGCAGAAGCAGAGGACTTTAGTCCACCTCTGTCTACAGCAATGACTCTTACCCACCGGGCCAATGCGGTATCGCTGGCTGGCGCTGGGAAAATTTCAGAAACGAATGTGCTGCCAGGCTCGACCTGCAATTGTCCAATCATTGTGGAGTCGCTTGCAGTGAATGTAGAGGTGGTTCCTAGGTGAACTTCAAAGTAGCTTACATCTGCTTCGAGCCTTCCAGAGGTTGCCTTCTGCAAGGAGTGGCTTACTTGGATGCTCTGAATATTAGCTACCGCAGTTGGCGCAGCAGGAGTAGATGGAGCAACATTTGCCGCCGTCGCATTTGCGTCCGCTGTATAGGCACTTCTGTTTGTGCTTCTGTCGTATGCTTGTACAGAGAAGTTATATTGAACACCGACAATAAGGCCACCGATTACTACAGAGGTGGTACCAGCAGGAACATCGACATAGTCGTATCCGCTTGCAGAGTTCTGCTTGTATCGAACAGTAAACCCTGCAAGATCGTCATCAGTTGGTGCAGTCCATGAAACTGTAGCCGCAGCAAAAGAGGAATCATTTGTATCGACGGCCATGCTTGCTGTTAGGCCAGTTGGAGTATCAGGAGCCTCTGTATCAACATCAACTGGAGACAGAGGAGTGGCAGACACAGTGATGTAATTTGAAATGCTGTTGAATACGTCACGAGATCTGATCTTGAAGTAATGCGTTACGCCAAGTGAACTAGAATCATATACCAATGTATTGCCAGTTCCGCTGTATACTCTGTTGGAATCATTTGGAGTAAAGCCTGATCCTGTTGTGCTCATGTATACATCATATGCAGCAAGGTCATCGATCTGCTGAACATCCCAACGCATACTAACGCCGCCCATAATTCCAGCAGCAACTACACCTGTTGGATCAGGTGGTGGTGGATTAGTGGCACTTACAGTCGCAGAAGGATCAGACCAATTCCCTGTTGTGTCAATTGCATAAACAGTTGCACTCAAAGTTGGCTGAGGCGTTCCGAAGAAAGCCTTGTTGGTTTCGAATGACAGATCGTAGAATGTGTTTGTAGTCTTTACGTCTTGATATGTCGCACCAGTCTGAATTCTGATAATGTAATGAGAGAAGTCAAGAAGCTCTGATGCGTCTTCATTTTGAGTAACCGCATCCCACTTTGCTGAGAATGCACTTCTGTTGACAACCCATGTCAAATTCTGAACAGGCTGAGGAGCCAAAACGTCTGACACTGTGGTCAGAGGAAATACTCTGCTCCAATCAGAAACATTCGTTCCATCGTTAGAACGAAGCTGAATGTTATATTCTGTTCCTGGCGTAAGGTCTCTTAGTAGAATTCTCATATATTGATTTCCAATGCGTACTCAATGTCCATTTCGCTGTCATCCGTCTTTGTCTTTGGGATGGAAAGGACTGTTCTTGCTACTAGGGCATAATCATTGCTGATTGTATCGTTGTCTTCTGCCCTTATGCCGTCAAAAACTGCATTGCCAGTTCCCGCTGCTGATACAGTAATTGTTGTAATGTCCTCCCAATTTGGAGTTCCTGTTGCTGTCATAGCCGTCTTTCCAAACTTCCTTACATTGTATCCAGAAGAAGGAGTAAAGGTGTAGCTATAGTAATTGTCATCGTCAGTCTTGAAAGTCACTGTAATTCCAGTGATTGTTGCATCTGCATTATATGCAAGGGACATAAAGTCAGCATCAGAGTATCCAGACAGATCAAGGGCAATCTCAGGAAGACTGCTGCTTTCTCCACCAGCTAGCTGCAATGCATCTGTTCCAATTCTTGCCAGTGAAGTATTCCATGTTCCTGTATCCCATTCTTCTGTAGTTGAATCAAAGTCTACAATGATGGATGATGCCCCAGCACTTTGCGCCGGGCTTCCATACCACAATCCAACCTCGTGAATCTTTCCAACAAATTCCTGTGGAATAATTCCCTTGAATACGATCTTGTCGTTGACAATATCAGCAGAAGTGATTGCAATAAGAACTCTGTTCGTTTCGAAATTCAGAACGGTGTCATTAACAGAGGCAGCACTATTACCCACGCCAATTGCAATTGATTCTGCAATGCGTGGGATGTACCCGGCCAGGTAACGGAAAATGATTGACTTGCCTTGAGTAGTGATCATACCTTTGTCATCCTAACGTCGATCTGAATTGATTCATCAACATCTGGAACTTCCAGAACAACATCAACAACCTGCTGTCCATTCTCACCAGTTCTTACAGTCTGACTTACAACAATGGCGGTATCAGGTGGAAGAAGCTTATCGGTTTCGTTGTCTTCGCCAGTCTCCTCTGGCTCATCAATTTCAGCCTGCTCATCTTCTAGATCAACCTCAAGAACGTCGTCAACATCAATGACTTCATCGATCTCTCCTTGGTCAACCTCAATTTCGCTAGGATAGCGTGCGTCAACGACCCCAGGTGGTAGAAAGAAATTGGGGTCGATAACAACATCAGGCTTCTTGATAATTTGATTGCTGTTAATGCTCATGAAGCAATTATATCTAAGTGTTACCTCAAAGCCAAATTATGCTTTAACACGACGCAAGGTAAGCTCGGTGTCATCAAATCCACCATTGAATCCCCTTCTGATTCCTACGATAAAGTATCTGTGCGTTACGGGGTTCATACCCTTTTGAGGGTAATTGACAGATACAATATCGCCCACTTGCAATAGAGGATTTCCAAATGTTGTTACTTCGATCTCATCACAGCCATTAGCCCAGTGCTTTACAATCCAGTCTCCAAGAGCCTTCGCCGCCGCCTCAGTTTGAATCCATTCGGACTGCACTTCAGTTTCAACAGATCCACGCCTTCTAATAGCCTCATCGTTCTTCACAACAATTGTTTTTTCGTCTTCCTTGTTGACTGTCCTGCCGTAAATCATCAATTGCTGTGTGACTGGATTATCCACTCCAAAGGTCAGTGTGTCCTCTCCATTGAGCACCGCGTTTGATCGATATGTGTTTGCAAGGATGAACTTAGATCCAAACGGATCGGAGCTATATTCTGGACATGCGACCTGAGTTGTGTTAGAGAAATATATGTTTGAATGAACAGAAGGGAACTTCTCAAACGTTACATCAAACTCTCTCATCTCGTGACAGATTGGTCCAAAATCATCAAAGAATCTCTGAGCATACTTATCGAGAACCTTTTGCTTCTTCTTCTTAATGATTCTGCTTACCCAACGAGTTGCATATACCCATTCTCTGTCCGCCTGAGTTGCAACAATTCCGCCGCGAATTCTGTCAAACATGTTGCTGGTATCGAGTCTCAGGTTTTCAGTCGTTCCATTTCCATAGAGATATTCAAAATCGGCGTGTGTGTTTCCCTTGGTGAATACACCGAATCTGGAATTCATTGTGAGCTTCTTTTCTCTGGGAATGGTGAAGGTCATCTTTGTAAGACCATTGATGCTTACTTCGATAACGTGACCGACATATGCGCCAGGCTCTCCATAAACACCATTCTCCATTCGGATACAGATATCAATGTCGTACCAGACATTCTTGGAAATAGCCATAGCTACTCCCTTGCCCTTATCTGGTCCAAACCTTTCAATCTTTCCATTACTTCTACGGACAAAGAAGCTGACTTCGTGCTGATACTTTCTACCGCCAGGAAGTCTGTCAGTTCTTGTCAGCTCAAGGTAGTAACCTGCGTCCTTGTCTCCGAGATTAAATGCAACACCGGCCTCACCCTTTGAATATCCAGAATCACGGAATCTCACTCTTGTTCCTACATACCAGATGTTTCTGTCGTTAGAGCTACCACGTGATACAACATAGCATGTATTTGGATTTGTTTCCTTCGTCGCCTTGAGGCTGATTGTTGACTGGTCCTTATTGTGAACAAATCCACCAGTCCATGTCTTGTAGACACCTCTGTAATTGGCAACCTTGATCGCGTATCCACTGGCATCATTCTTGTGAGAAGTCGGATATGTATTCCAAAGACCTCTTTCTGAAACCCTCATCCATCCAGAAAAGTAGTTCTTGAACTTCAATTCTGGACTGCTGAGTTCTTCATCGATCTGCTTCTTTTCATCAGAGGACTTGATTGCCTTGAATGTTGCTACGCCAGACTTGTTGTAGTACCAATAGCCCTTTGCATCATATCTGATCAACTCACCTTCACATTCAATGATTCCTGAATATGGCCATGATGCCGCTTCGGAACCAGTCATTCGAATGAATTCCTGAGTGCTGTCCATGCTCTCACGAAGCTGACTTGATCTTAGAACAACATCTCCTTCTGGCTGCCATACAATATCCATCTTTGGAACACGGCCAACCATATCTGAAATGCTGGTCTTGTTATATCTCACAGTTACATCATTTGCTTCGAAGTCATACGTCTGATTGACTTCGATAATGTCGGGCTGCTTTGTTCCAACTTTTAGTCCGTCCAATTGCCATACAACCGGATTTCCAAGATTGTAGGCTCTGTCTCTTGTAAGTACTTGAAGGATTCCGAATTCGTCAAAGTAAATAGCGCTCTGAGTTGTCACTGCGAGATTGCTGAAAATCTCCCAGATTGTCTTTTCTCCGTCTGTCCAGAAATAAGGAACAACGGTAGCCTTGTCATCGTCCAACTTATCGTAGTTGTAATCAGTAAATCCGATCACATCACATAGCTGCCAAACGATCTTTCCAAGAGTCATGTTTTCAAAGAACATCTTCTGTGGCTTGATTTCCTGCATGAACTTTGATGCATCCTTTAGGGATACATTGCAGGTCTCTTGTCCTTGTCCTGACCAGCTATCTGTAAACATGGTGAATTGACGAATGTATGTAAAGCCACTTCCACCCACCGGGCTTTCATCAATTCCAATGCTATAAGTCATCTTGACATTCTTGTCGATGAGACCATAGAACATTGAGCTGGCGTTGTCGTTGTCATATCTTCTGTCGATATTAGACAATTCAATGCTAGCAGTATTTGATGAGGCATTTCCAAGGGGTGTCAGGAAGCTGGTGTCAGACATGTTGAATGAATAGTCTGATGAGATCAATGTAGAAGTAAGATCAAGTTCAAGTCGTGCTGAGATCTCAATCAGTTCTAGGTACTTACCAACGACAGAGATCGTGTTAACGTTTAGTCGAACACCCTTGATTTTAATTGGATTATCTCTGTTGACTGTTGTGCTCCAAGTTCCATTTGACTGACGATAAATGACTACTTTACCATCTGCGTCAGGAATAATGTCGCCACTTACTGTTGTCCAGTTGGTTCCATCAAGGGTAATGTCGATATCGAAATCGACTGGCCAGGCGGCAGATGTTTCAAATAGCATATGAATCTTGTTTGTCCAGCAGGCGTTCTTGTAAATGACATAAGGTCTAACTGGTCCAGGGAACTTAATTAGTCCACTGGACAGATAGCTTGGCTTATGACTAGTCCAATACTTATATGTATCTTCTACATCAGCAAGGTAGAATCTCTTTCCACCGGGCCTGTCTGAGTATTCAGAGACAATTCCTTCTACGCTGGCACGAGCCTTTACAATACCCTTCTTAGAGGGACGTAGAGGTTCTACGATTGAATCGAGTGGATAGTACTCTGGCTCTCCGTCATCCCAACTAGTCAGACTGTCACTAACCTTTTCAATTCCAGCATATCTGTTCTGATTCCATTCAGCAATAAGTAGAGGCTTGGCGGTTACGGCAAGCCCTTCTTTTAGCTGCTTATTTACATAAAATGTCGTTGTCTGCATTATACCTGTTCCATAGATACTGATACTTCGTAGAAATCATAAGCACCACGCTTTGTCAGATTGTGGCTAATATCTGAAAACATCACTTGGTAAGTCTGAACTGTTCCGTCTCCATAGCTCAACTCAAGTGTGAAGGCTCCTGGAGTGCTGTTGTAGAAGTTAATAATCTCATTGGCACCCCAGTGGCCATCTACGGTGTGGGAAGCAGTGTGAGGAAGATTCTGCCACTGCACATCGAATGTACGCTTGTCTGCGACAATGTACTTTCTCATGGTGCCATCTGCCATGCGTTGCTTTTTTTCAATTCGCTCAACGTCTACTGATAGCTCTCCACGGTTATGGTCTGTTACTGCGTTGTTGTTCCAACGCATCAGCCTTGGCTTTGGTAGAATCATCGTACTGTTCTATTCCTTCCCTTCTTGCTTTCTATTTCTTCAAGGGCCTTCTTGACACCGCGCTCGAAATCGATCTGAGTGTTTACAGGCTTGTCGAAGTTGATATTCACATTGTATGTGGATGAACTTCCAGAGTCAATTCTGTCAATTCCATTTTCTAGCTTAGCTGTGAGTGGAGCAGTCAATACCGCCTCATTCTTGTGCAGATTGGCAATGGTGTTGTCATACTTGATCTTTCCACCAGTTAGCAGACCTGGAATTCCAAATGCGCCCGGTGGAATTGTCTGTCCATTTCTCCATGTTTCAAAGTGAAGGTGAGGCCCAGTTGAATTACCTGTGTTACCAGAGTAACCAAGTAGCTGTCCTGGACGAACCTGCTGACCAACACTTACATTTCTTCTGCTTAGGTGAGCATATAGAGTTCTGTCCATTCCGTTTCCAACAACAACATATCTACCATAAGAACGATATCCACCATTTCCATTTCCACGAAGATCAGTAGAAGTGGTAACTGTTCCCGGCATTGCAGAAACAACAGGAGTTCCTGATGCTGCTGCAAAGTCGGTAGCTCTTGGAAGATTGCTGTGCTGTGCATATGGTCTGGAAACAGGAGCACTGATTGGCCTTCGGAATCCGGAGTTACCAGTCAACGCCTGAAATGTCGTAGCTGCAACAACTGCGCGAGCCATGTCTTCCCACTTGGCATAAGCACTTGGGAATGCAGATACCTGAACCGCCTGAGCAGCCTGGGCAAGTGACATGTTGTTTCTGTTAGGGAAGTCAAATAGACCTCTCTGTCCAGCCTTACCACCGTGGAAGAACATCCTTGTTGCTTCTGCTGGATTTGTACGTGCTGCAAATGATCCCCATGCATTACGCTGCTGGAATAGACCAACAGAGTCACGGTCACCATAACTTAGGTTTCTAAGAGTGGACTCCTGCATAGCAGTCATAATTGCAATGATAAGGTCTCGCTGACTCGCTCCTAGTCCCTTACCAGTTCCAATAATGGTGGCCGCATTCTGCATCTGTTCGCCACTTAGACCAACTCCACCATATACACCGGCTGCTCCTGCAATAGCAGTTCCATCAATTCCAAGCATCATTGCCTGGTTGGCACCAGCCTGAATTCCTTCCTGAATCATGGCCTGCATCATACCAGCCATACCCGCTCCAAGAAGACCTGCAAGACCCATGCTGTCGCCAAATCCACCCATGCCAGGCTCTAGATTACCCTTATTGATGTTCTCCATGAAGTCGACTCCATACTTTCGTACGGCCTTGTCCTTCATCATATATTCGCCTCTCTTGGCACGAATATCTAGTTCAGAATGAGCACGTCCACCAGAGTAACCAGTTCTACCACTTCCACCGGCCTTTCCTCCAATGAGACCACCTTCGTGGTGAGAGTCTAGAGACTTATTCTTTCCAGACTTCTCGTTGAGGCCAGACTTAGGAAGAGTACCCTTAGACACCCAAGTTGAGAACTGTCCAATGGTCAAACCAAACGCACCTTCGGAAATCTCATTTGCAACATCCTTGGCAATCTTGTCCCATGCGATCTTGCTCTTTAGATCAGAAGCGGCGGCCTTAATGTTTGCATTCAGCCTGTCCTTGATGTACTTGGACCAGTCGTTACCCTTGCCCTTAAGATTTACACCATACTTTGCATATGCCTGCTCAACCTTCTTAATGTGCTCATCCAATTCCTTCTTGTTTCTAGGAATGAATGCCTTAAGTGCAGCGAGTTCATTTTCAAGGGCTCTCTTGGCAGCCTCATACTTTCGCTGAGTTGCCCTGATCTTGTCCTGAGTCTCCTTCTGCAACGCCTCGCGCTGATTCTGGATCATCTTGTTGTAAGCTTCACGCTCAATCTGAATCTGCTTTAGAGCACGCTCACGGGCAATTTGCAATGACTTATTGGCAGCTTCACGCTGAGCATTTAGAGCATCCTGCTCACGCTGCTTACGCTTTTCTAGCTGCTTCTTTTCAGCCTCTTCCATCTGCTGAATAACCTTGAGACGACGATCTCTTTCGGCTTCTACAGACGTTAGCTGGTTGTTAAGTCCTTCAATCTTCTTATCAGAAGCAGACTGACTAGCTTCAGAGGCATCCTCAGTTGCCCAAGTATCAAGGCTGGCCTGCATGTTGTTACCGATCTTTGCAGCCTCATCAAGGTTACCTGAGTTGATGGCCATGTTGAAGTCGATGTTCATGTTTGCCATTTCAGCAGAACGCTGAATTCTGGTCTTTTCAGCTTCGAAGATCTTTTGACGAGTTGCCTCAGCCTTTTCTTCGGTCTTGATTGCATCCTGAATCTTCTTGATTCGGGCATCATAGTACTTGTTTGTCTGCTCAGTCTTACGTTCCCACTTCTTATCGTGGGATTCCATTAGACCTTCCCAGCGAGCATCAAATGAGCGCTGGCGCTTTTCGTACTTCTTGTCTAGAGCATCCTGCTTCTTTTCAAATCTGTCTTCGGTGCGCTCCTGACGTGCATCAAATCGGTCGTCAGCCCTTTCCTGAGCATTGTCCAAAGCCTTTGCACGTGCCTCAGAGCGAGCGTTAATTGAATCAATTTCGCCCTGCATCTGATCATTTAGAAGTTCCTCAGCCTGAGAGAACATTGCGTCCTGAGTGCCAGAGAATACGCCCTTATAGGCTTCTGTGAACTGATCTACATTGTCTGCATTTGCAGCCCACTCATTGGCGTTTTCCTTTAGAGATCCTGTAGAATTGTCAAGATTCTTCTTGAACATCTGCTCAAGGGAGGTGGCGTCTTCTAGTCCTGCTGCTCTACGCTGCATATTAAGAATGGCAAGCTTATCGGCATTGCTTGTTTCAACACCGGCTCGACTACGCTCACGAAGAGTTGAGTAATATCCATCCTCGGCCTGCTTAACACTGATAAGCTGAGTTTCTGCCTTCTGCAATTCAGGAACATACTGACGTAGATCATTGAAGTTCCATACGTCCGCCTTGCCCTGTGGAATTCCCTGCATATCTCCGAATGTCTTGGAGAATCCTTCCACCGCGTCATTTGCACGACGAACCTGATCAATCTCAGCATCAGAAAGTCCGAGCTTTACACCAAGGGATACACCTTCAGTACCATTTCCTACATCGTGCTTTGTGAGGTAATCGGTCCAGTCCTTGAAGGTTTCAATTCCCATCTTCTCGAAGTCGCCCTTGTACTTTGCCTTGTACTTTTCAAATACACGAACAGACTGAGAGTTTACAGATTCGGCAATCTTATCGAAGACTTCCTTCTTCTTTGATTCCTGAGTGTTGTCATAAATATCCCAAAGGTCTTCGGCATTCTGCTTAATCTGCTTTCCAGCCTTCTGCTGAATTGTTCCATTACCAGCAAAGAATCTTGCGAAACCTTCTGAGCCGCCCTGTTCGAACTTCTTGTTTACAGCATCCTGCATATCCTGAGCGGCGTCACTCATACGACGTTCAACAACCTTATCAATATCATTGAAGTCGAACTTACCCTTAATCGCCACCTGGAATTCTGCTGCGGAGAATCTTCTTCCCATAATACCAAGGGCAGTTCTGGTAGCCTCTTCCGCCGCGCTCTTTGTACCACCGTGAAGACGTACCTTTACACCTTCTTCAATAGCACGCGCCCACTTCTCAGCCTCAGAAGCATCGTAGAATCTCTGCATGTCATTGTAGGCGTCCTTGTTGTTCTTCTTAAATTCGTTCATCTGATCATTCAAGGAGCTGACGTTCTGCTTATTCTGTGCAACGATCTTCTGCTGCTCTGTGTAAGTAAATCCAAGAGTCTTAGACCATGCTTCTGCTGAACCTGCTACGTTCTCTTGTTCCTTTGCAGATTCCTTAATGTTCTTGTTGATGATATACCAGGCTGCACCGATAGCAAGGGCTGCTGCCAGCATTGTTCCCATAATTGCAGAGGCTCCACCAAGAGCAGTTACAACACCGCCGACAGAACTTCTTACTGCTCCAAATGCTGCCGCGCCTCTAGTTCCAATTGAGCCAAATGCTGATCTAGCTGCTGTTCCCACTGATCTTAGAGCAGGCATAACCATAGTACCAATAGCAGCACCAAATCTACTGATTGGACCAATTAGCGCCGGGCCGATTAGAGCGGCAGCAATAGCAACCTGAGACATTGTGTAAAGAAGGCTGTCGGCATCTGCTGCCATAACTCCCATAAATCCAGCGGCAATAGCTACATTCTGGAAGGAAGATCCCATTTGCTGCCAGTTACGACGAGTGCTAGCAGAATTCTGATTAATTGTTGCAGATGAACCCTGAGCGGCCTGCCAATTTCTAACTTCGGCCTGAGTCATTGTACGGCCGGTAGCATCGCGATATGTGCTGCCTGTCTGCGTAATTGGGCCGACTACTGGATTGGTAATTGTTGCTGGTCTTGTTCCTGGAGCTACTGGAGCCGTTCCGCCTGGAACAGGAGTTACACCTCTCATTGCAGCATTGTTGAATCCAACCTGTGCACCAGTTGCCCTTGTAAGGGCCGCAGTCAATTCATTGATAACTGCGGTAAGGGCTACTGTCTGACCAGCCTGAGTCTGCATAGAGGCACCAGCCTGCATTGCTGCAAGTCTTGCTGCTGCCTGCTCAGGAAGAAGAGCACGGAATCGGAAAATCAATCCAAGCATTCCAGCGCCAAGCTTTACAGCCTGACCTAGAAGGTTACCAAATAGACCGGCAAGCATAATGATCGGACCGGCAATTGCACCAATGATAATTGTAGCTGATGCGAAAGTCTTGATTGGGCCAGGAAGCTCATTGAAAGCTGAAACAATCTTCATGACGGCTCCAACAATTACACTGGCAACTTCAAGGAATGGCTTTCCTGCTTCGGCCAGTTCGACCTTCAATGATTCAATAGCGATCTTTAGCCTTCCGGATGGAGACTTCTGCAATGCTTCCATCTCTCGATTAGCTGATTCGGCCCATGATGCAGAACTCTTTCCAGCTAGCTCATAAGCCTTTCCAACCTGAGTGGTAGCATCATCAAGATTACCCATTTCTTCTACAATTGCCTGCAAACGGGTCGTCTGCTGAGTACCAAATAGCTTACCAAATAGCTGTTGCTTCTGTAGACCGCTTAGTCCTCTAGTAGCCTTTTCAAGGGCCTGGAATGTTGGAATTACATCTCCACCGGTCGCCTTTACTAGATCAACTAGGGACTGGTTGGTGAATTCATCAAATAGATCCTTAGCTGCCCTGGTGGGGTTAAGGACTCGGTTGAATGATGCCTTAATTGCGTTAGCGCCTTCAACAGCATTAATACCACGTGAACGCATGGCAACAAGCAAAGTACCGACGTCCTGGATATCTCCACCCAATGTCTTAAGGGGTGCAGCTACCTTTGGAATGGCCTTTGCGAAGTCTTCAATAGATAGAGAGGTTGCATTTTCAACAGCGTTCATGTAATTGAACTGCTCTGCAAGCTCAGATGTGTTTGATCCGTAAACGGACTGCAAGGTAATGGTGGTCTCTAGCGCCTTCTGATAATCGAATTCACCAAGAGTCGCGAGACGCATAACTTCTGTTGTCTTACCAATAAGCTCATTTCCACGCTCACCAGTTGCCGCAAGGTTTGCCTCTACCTTTAGAGTATCCTGCATTGAGGCACCAAACTGCTGAGCCGCTGTTCTAGCAGCTTCAAATGAGTTCTTTCTAAGGGTTGCTGATTCCTGTGAGTACTTTGCCGCATTTTGATCTCTATTGGCTGAGAAGTCGTATACCTTATTGATACGAGTCATTTCCTTCTCAACATCATATGCTAGCTTACCCATTGCAGCACCGGCCGCAATTACAGGCATAGTCAAACCAACCATTAGCTGACGACCAGCCCACTGAGTGTTCTTACCCCACTTGATCATGTTGGCTGCTGATGCATTTGCAACCTGGCTGACTAGACCCATCTTAATGGCCATCTCGCTCAGCGCTACGTTTGTGGAAATAGTTCCAGCACGAACTGCACTAAGTGTTTGTCTGAAATTGCCTAGACGCTGTGGTGCGTCTCTAGGTACGATAAGATCGAGTGTGCTGCCGCCGCGTGCGTTTGTTGTCCACTGTACAGCGGCAGCCCTGCTCAATGCATACTGCTCACGAAGAACCTGATTAAATGTCTGACGATTCTTAATAGCCTGACGCATAGTAATTTCCTGCTTCTGCAATGCCTTTGTATACATCTCAGACGCAGAAGTAACACGCATTGTCTCGACAGACATGTTGCCGAGATTACGCACATTGTTTCTGAATCCTGTAGCAATTGCAGGTAGAGCGGCACGACTTAGCTGAGCTTGCATTGCTGCAAGCTGTGCATTCAATGCTTCAATTTGAGCATTGGCCTGTCGGAAGTCCGCAGTACCAGTAAAGCGGATATTAATATTTTCTATTGTCAGTCACCCTCTACAATTCCGATTCCAATTTCAGCGAATTCAAGGGTCTCTGGAGAGACCCCCTGATTCTTGGCCTCTGCTCGACGCTTAACATCTTCAAACGTCGGGGCCTGTCCATCAGACGGGTCTTCGAGATCAATTCCCTTTAGCGCTGCGAGGAACTTGTTCTGCTGGAAGTCCTGATCTCTCTTGGACTCAAGCAATGCTTCAAGTTCGGCTAATGTTAGATTCATTTCCATTTCTTCGAAGTTCTTCCAAATTCCGAGCAAGAATAGCTCGGCTTCAAGCTTAGCCAGGTTTAGGCTGTCCCAACCGCCTGACTCATCAGAGCCGCCTTCGCTGCGGCCTCCAGTTCCGGGTCATTCAGCTTGATTCCTGCGCATACTTCAATGATCTTATGTACGGTAGGAATGTCTACTGCTTCTTCATACTTGGACTTGTTTGAATAGTCTGGGTAGAGAGATGAGAGACAGATCTGTGCTGCATCGATAATGAAATCAACAATCTCGTCGCTGTTTCCATCCTCACCAATTTCAATACTCCCCATCTCCTTCCACTTCTTCATAAACTTACGAAGATTCTTAATGTTCAGAGGCTTGAGAGTTACTTCTGTACCATCTTGGAGAATAATCTCCTCGGTGGTGTAAACGCTTGTTGCCAATTTTTCCTCCTTGTGTTTGAAATCATTATATCAACGGATTGTCACAATCCAAAATGCAGTACAAATGCGAAGGCCCCCTTTCGGGGGCCGACGCTGAAAGTCATTGGTATTAGGCGATGTTCCTATCCCTAATCACACCGTACTCCTGACCTGAGAAGCTTGGGTCTGGAAGAAGTCGGAATGAGACTGGGAATACCGTTGCCTCATTTCTCCTCAGTGAGTGAGAAGAAGCCTCAATTGATAGAGCACGTCTTACGTGGTAAATTCGCTCTCTCTTAGTACCTGCGTCTGCTCTTGGAGCAGGACCAACAAATGCTACGGAACGCTCGGTTGGCTCGTCACCTAGAGAACCTGCTGCAATAGCAAGAGTTTCCTCAGTTGCACCAGTTGTGTAGGTGTTGTTCTGCTGTCCCCAAACAACTAGAAGGTTTTCAAGGGTTGCCTCGGAGAAAGTGGTGTTTACCATAACTCGCATAGACTGCTTGAATAGCTTCGCGGAGTCAAGGAGCTGGTCAACCTCTACCTCACCATAATCTGGCTCATAAGAAACCTCAACACCTTCACTTGTAAATCCGGTGTGACGCCAGTCGTCAGATCCATCTAGACCAGGAACGATGCTGTTCGTACCGCTTACAGTTGGAAGGGATGGTGCATTAGTCCATTCAGTAGAGTCTTCTGCTGAAAGATAAACGGCGGCTGCACCGATGATGATATTCTTAACCTTGTATGTCATTCTGTCTTTTCACCTCTTTTCTGAAAAAGTATATCGTTTGTGCTGGCTAGACACACTTCCTCAATTGCCTTCATAGTATATGAAGATTGATTATCATGCGAATGTTATATGCGCATGCCAGCTTGATTGAGCTGAGAGGTGAAGCAAATGTTTACTACAATTGTTGCTGAGAATCTTCCACCCTGACTTGTCGCCGGTTCGATTGAAGACATGCTTGTAATTCTTGTGTACTTGAAGTCGAACTTCTTGTGCTCAGTTGTTCCAAATTCCTGTACATAGTCATTGATATCTTCAGCAGACCAATCATATCGCTTAAGAAGTTGATTCATGTAATGAGTCATCTGTCTGATCTTCTTCTCATTGTCAGAATAGATGGTATAGGCTGTCTGCTCGTGCTCAACCCACCAGTCGACATATTCTCCATTAGAAGCGTAATTGTAGACAACAAAAGGAACGCCGGAAGGCAAATTGGTCATTTCTGGCTGCTGCTGCGCAGGAATAAATGGATCAAGACCCTTGTATAGTGCAAGGTCGATGATTCCTTCTCCGCTCAACTGGTCCTTTATGAACTTGTTCAAAGCGTGTGTGGCCGTAATGTCGTATGTCACTTCTTTCTCCTTCCTTCGTTCTTTCTGTTTCTTTCCTGTAGGAATTCTTGTGCAAGGCGGGACCCGTCTGAAAATGCCGTACGAGAGTCTGTCACTGACAATGTGCCTCTTCTGAATGATGCCTTCTTGAATCTTCGGAAGAATCTTCTCATAGATCCTTCTGACATATCATCTTCTAGAGCCTTTCTTACTTCTCCATTAAAGGCTTCATTAGCACCGGGGCCTCCCCACCAATTAGACCATGCCGCAGTAAATGCTCCAGTAGTTCCCATTCCACCGGGATTTTCTACAAATACAGGTCCCTTAGTGAAGATCACTCTTCCATCATCAACTGGGAATGCAAGCATCTTTGCCCGGCGAGGAGTAATTGTCACACCAATATTATACTCCATGATCATAGCCTTATAGATGAATCGATGCTTTCTACGGAAGGGAACCTTGTCTCCTTCTGGTAGAGGTACAGGCAGCACAGACGCCCTGAATTCAAATGAAACATACTTATTGGCCCCTCGTCCTCGGATCACATTCTTCCAAAGCTGGTGCTGAGGCATACCAATTCTTCCCCAGTCATATACGTGATGGAACTGACTTGGCGCTGTTGGTGCGATAGCTGACATGTATGCATCAAACTTATCGCTCATTGCAGAGTGAGCATAATCCAACACCGGGGCCATGTTTACATCACTTTTGATTTGCGCAGACAGGGTTGACAAAAAGCCAGTAAATGCACTGGCTTCTGTCGTATCTGCGGTTACTCCTACAAATGCTTTGCTCTTAGCCACTTTGCACCTCAGCTCGTTGCAATAGAGCAGTGTTTTCAACATGATTACCAAATGGATCAACTACAGGAGTAGATCCCATTACCTGAAATACAGTTGCTGGAGCCTGATCTATTTCCTCTTCTCTCCAGATCAACTGACCCTTTGAATTGGTGATATTGGTAACTCTGTCCATCTTGCTCAAAATGACTGATGCTGGAAACTGAATCACTGCCCAGTCGACGTTCTCATAGATCTCTGAAAATCTTTGAGTTGTTCCCGCTGCTCTAATACCTCCGTTGGTTACACCTCTTACCATGCAATTAATGACAAGGGTCTGGTTTCCTGGGGTATCGCTGTCTTCGTCTGGTACCCACACTCTTTCAATTGCACCAGAATCGGGATCTTGTACCGTCTCCCAATGTCCGCCGGGGTTTTCTTGCGGATTTGTTCCAGCTTGGCGAAGAACTGTCGCCCGCATATTGAATCGGGAAGAAAGAAGGCAGCTCATATAACCACCATATTGCTCATCTTGTAAGCACTTAGGAGTTGATCTGCCTTTAGGTTTCCAGTTCCATCATAAGCTCCCTGAGTGAACTGAATTCTCCAGTCTGCTGACTTGATTGACTGCAAGTACTTATCTCTATAGGCAACATCCTGACAGGCGTAATCTGAGATGAGAAGCTTGGCTGCTTCCTGAACCTTAACAGGAACAGAATCATATCCCCAGTCTCCAGTGATTGTGTATACGGATGTGTAATTGAAGTCTCTCTTCTTTACTACACCTGGAGCATAGATGACACCATTTGTAAATTGATCAAGAACATCCTCTGGGGGAGCGTCCTTAATTGTCCAATATGCGCCGGGCTTCCCTGCGAGGAACCACCCATCGCCTCTTGTAATAAATGAAGAAGGCTCATAGATAAACATGTCGTCTGACATATCTGTAAATGACAGAAGAGGCACTGGAAGGGCTAGCTGAGTGCTGTCGTTTCCATTGACTTGCTTGGTACCTCTGAACTTGCCAAAAGTCTGTCCAGTGTAAATCTCAATGATGTTTCTTACAACTCTCTCTGCATCATATTGATCTTCGTCAGATACACCGTCAAGAACTTCATCAAGAACAGACAAAGGAACAATCGGCGTGACAATGTCAACATAAGTCATTCTTTCGAATCCTGACTTCTTCCACACGATCTTAAGTGTTCCATCATATTCGGTGTACTGCCAGTTGATTTGAACGGTATGAATACCATTTGAAGTGCTGACAGGCATATTTGTAGAAAGCACCTCATCACCGCGATAAAGATCAGCGGTTAGCGTTCCTGTTACTGGGTGTTCCAGCGTAGCTACGCCAGAAGTGTCTCTGTAAATTTCCATGAATTGATTATAGATCCTGTCAGCTTAAATAGCAAAGAGGCCCCGAAGGGCCTCTATCAGCTATAAAATTCCTTTACTTCTCTTGGAGATGCGATACGGAAGCCTTCATACTTTTCCATAATAAAGTCTGCATCACGTTCTGCTACAAGAGCGTAAGGGTTTGTCTGGGTAAACTTAGCACCGCGCACTTCGAATGTTCCATTTGCTCTGGTCATTCGAAGAAGAATTCTTTGATTTCCATCATCTTCCGCTGGCTCATCAAACACCGGCTTTGGTGTAATCTTTTCTGCCTTCTCTGCCTGATCAACCTGCCTCTGATGGTAGTCAAAAGTTACTCCGCTTTCCACCAGCTTGTTGATAATCACTGTCTTATTGTCAGAGGGATCAACATCAACAGCATATGCATCCGCTAGTTCGCGAAGCTCGTCTACCTTCATTTTATTGTAACTCATTCATCCTCCATAAAACGATTGTATCATAAAAGCAGAAAGAGGGCCGAAGCCCTCTTTCTAAAGTTTTGATCGATTAGGCAGAGATCTTGACGTTCTTGACGACAACAAATGCATCTGCATTTTCAATCTGAGTACCTACACGGCAATACATTGTGTACTCCGTGGTGTCCTTCTTAGGCTTAAACTCGTTGAAGATCTGAACCTCACGCTTAACACCCCATAGCATGTTGTTAGGGAATGTTAGCCATACATCTGCGTGATCGCCAGCAGCTCCAGAGTAGTCACCATCAAGAGTCTCCTCGAATAGAGGAACTTCCTGAACTGGAACACCAAACGCATTTCCGGTTGTGAAACCGGCTGGACCTTCAGTACGAACAGTGCTGTTGATACCCGCAGCGGCCATAGCCTCTGGAGTTACATAGTCAGCAGAAGTGTTCTGTAGGCTGAATAGGTAGTCCTGAATTACGTTTGAGCCAGTGAAGAACTTTAGACCGTTACGACGCTGCATGTACTTACGTGGCATAGCCTTTAGGGCCTTGTTGAATACTCCACGATCTACACCTGCTCCGCCGTGATCAATTACGTGACCACCAGCAAGAGCACGCTTGCGCCATCCATCGAACGCCTTTAGTAGCGGGTTACCAGTAAGTGCGCTGTCACCGTTGATTGCTAGATCCTCAAGGTCGTTACCGGCCTGAGTAGCCATTAGGCGTGCAATGTGGTCTTCAAGGGCTTCACCCTCGATGTTGTCCTCTAGGGACTCAGTTGAGATCTCCCAGTCTAGACGAAGCTTCTTGGTGGTTAGAGAAATCTTTGAGAAGGTCGCTCCAGCGTTTACACCGTCGTCAACGGCCTCTGTAGCAACTCTCATTAGACGCTCACCAATTCCGAGCTTGTCAATGTCAACTGTATCGGCTCTCATACGGATAGTACGAACCTGGGTACCGAGAACAGTGGCTTCCCACATGTAATCGATGAATCGGTTGGACTGTTCTGCGTTTAGCAGACCACCGCCACCAGATGCTACCTCAGTAGTACGAATGACCTTTTCAATTAGCTCATCGCTCATTGTTGTTTTTCACCTCTTTTCCTTTCAAGATTTATCGAATGTCGGATACACTGAGGAAGTGTCCGCCCCACTTTGAGCCGTTACCCTTGGTAATGGTCTCTTCCTTTGACGCGCCAACGTCGCCGGACTTCTTAATTGCAGTTTCCTTTTCAACACTGTCAAGTCTCTTAGTAACTTCATCGTGCTGGTCAGAAAGACTGTCAAACTTCTTGCTAAGCTCGCCGTGCTTTTCGACTAGCTCAGTAAACTTGGAGTCGAAAGCCTTGTTGATTTCCTCAACCTTGCCTTCAATAGCCTTAATCTCTTCCGCAGTAGCCTCACGGGTCTGCTCTAGGCCCTTCTTAATTGTTTCCTGGACCTGCTCAAGCATCTTTTCAAAGTTTGGCTCCTCAGCGCCGCCCTCATCTACTTCTGCTGCGGTTTCCTCATCGGACTCAACAGTTCCATCGGCCTCAACCTCTGGAGCATTCTCAGTTGTTGATTCCTCAACTGGAGTCTCTGATTCGGCGCGACCCTGTTCTGCAACTGCGTCGCCTTCATTTTCCTTTGCCACTTGTTCTGCACCTCCTTCGTGAGTGTCCTCTGTGTCAGAAGAATTCTTAAATTCGTTGATCACCTTTGCCATCTTTTCAGTACGAGAAGAGGCATCAGTTTCAAACCAACCAACGTTCTGCATTGACTTGTCACACACTGGACAAGAATATGAATCGTCAGCAGTTGTCTTAGCGATTTCATCCTTTGGACACCAAAAGACATTCTCGACGGAAGTTTCTGCGACCATACCCTTCATGACCTGACCATCAGCCGTCTTCTGAATACTGAATACATTGGCTAGCTGATTTGCCGGATTGTCTACAAGGGATAGCTCGATAAGCTCGTAGTCCTTGATGAATCTTACGTTAGTCTCGGCATCCTTATTCCATTGAGTTTCTGCATCCACGATATTTCCGCCAATACTGAAACCAGTAAGAGTACCGTCAAGTACCTTTTCCCATGTGTCCTGGGCACCCTTTGAAACATAGACCGTTGCAAAGATTCCGCGATAGAACTTTTCACTGGTTGGGTCATAGAATTCTTCCTCTCGGAAGTCAACCATCTTTCCTACCGCTACAGGCTGATGCATTTCTCTGATGTTTCCACGGAACCTAGAGAAAGCCTTCTGTGAGGCTTCGGCTAGAACAATGTCTCCATGAGAGTCGAAGTTGTCAAGCGTGGCAAATCCACTTACCTGACGCTTCTCCACATCATACTTTGCAATTGGCATAGTAAGACGGAGATTATCACCGTCAGAATGCCAGGATGCCTTTTCAATCTTCATGTTCATATGGTATTGACTTTGTTATTATCATGCAACTTAGGATCAATAAACTTCTTGTTTACCCTCAAATTGATCGCTACGAAGGCACAGTAGATGCTTACCATCAAGGAATTGATCCAGCCTACTGACTCCCATGAACCCAATATGTAGAATACTGCAATGATGAACCAGTAGTAGAATCCTGCCGCCGCGCCAGTATGCAATGGACGATATCTCTGCTTCCACACTCCGCGAAGCATAACAATTCCAATACACATGGCCACAATTCCCCATGCGATTTCTGGTGCTAGTTTGTCCATTCTTTCGTATATTGGACTTCTGTCAAATGTTGACCAAGGAAGGGTCAGCCACAATCCCCAAATGAAAGTGTAAGCTCCCATAATAGAGATTGCGGCTGTGTTGATAGGCTTCCTTAGTCCACGTGCAATTTCATCTGTCTTTTGCCAGATCTTAGCTGTCACTGTGCTGCCCTACCTTCGCCTTTAGGCTGTCTAGCCTCTCCGTCCTTATCAGGAGAATTGGCTGCTCGTTCTGCATCGCGTGCTCTTGTTTGATTTGTCTGAGCCCTTGCCTCGGCCTGCTGTTGAGGCTTTTGTTCAACCACCTTGTCACCACCGGGCAATCCTGGCTTTCCTTCACGGGCACGGATCTCGTTAGGAGTAGTCCACTGATTCCTGATTGCACGCTCATCAATCTTGCTCTGAGTATCTGCATCAGTAAGAGATAGCTCATTGAGGTGGATAAGGAAAACGTCGCTTACTTCCTTCATGATCTTGTTAAGCTTGTTCTCGAAGATAGTTTGCTCTGGTCGGCACACCTGCTCCTTGAAAGTCTTGTCAGCATCTCTTGCTACTGCAAGACTGACGCCTTCTGCAAGACCTACCTTTGAGATTGGTACTCGGTGAGCCATGAGGATATCATTCAGGTTTCCCTTACGATAATTGTTGAATGATGAATCCTGAGTTCCAGCTTCCACCGGCTTCATTTCAAAACTTGTCTTTCTGTCCTGCTCATCTGCTGGAAGAGGAACATAAAGAGTTCTGTGATTCTTACCCTTTAGGGAAGTCTGGAAAAATTCGGTGATTCTGCGCTCTGCTGCTGGAGAAAGCTTTCCACCCTTAATGATGATTACATAACGGGGAACGGCCTTGTTCTCGAAGTAATCAAGATTGAATCTTGTTGCAAATTCATTACCTGCGACGGCGGCCTTTGCAGCAACAATGTCAGGGATTCCATAGAATCCATTGCTTGGTGCGTACTTCTTAATGTGGATCACTTCATTTGGACGTTCATCTCCACCGACTGGATCAGCAGTCTTTGTGTCTCCAAAGTTTCTGAAAAAGACAGCCCGGTTCGCAATGATCTGAACATAACCATCGCGCTTCTGCCTGATTCTCATTGATGTTGATGGAACGTGACCAATGTATCCAATTTCACCAGCGTTTGTGCGACCTACCTCAAGGTAGCCATTTCCAGTCACCTCGTAATCAGTCCATACCTTGATAAGGGTTTCAATGAAATCGTCTTCTTCATTGCAGCTAGAGATCCAGTCTAGAATTCTCTGCTTTTCTCTTTCCAGCTTGGCTCGTGCCTTCTTAGTCTTTTCTTCTCCATCGATCTTATCAAGGGCTTGCTTTGCCGCCGGGGTTTCTACTAGATCAAATCCCAGACCGACAATATTTGAAACCTTTGCCTTTACTGCTGAGTAATGAGGAGATGAAACCTCATACAGTTTAGCTAGATAATCGAGATTGTATGGAGGAAGAATAACCTGAAAAGCATTGTATCCAGTGATATCATCACTTTCGATCTTCTTTGAAGAAGCGCCCTCAATTCCTCTGTAGAACTTATTCAGTTGCTTTGTGGCGCTAATCTTGAAAGAGCGAGATAGACCATCCATTTCCTTAATCTCTGAAAGACTCTTGGAGAACGGATCGTCTGCATGATCAATCTTTCTGGAGACTTCATTGCCCAGAGAAACTTCAATCAAGTTCTCTTCTGGCTCCGCCTCTACAATTCGATTATCAGTCATTACGCTCCTTGTAGAACTGCTCACTTACGAGAGCAGGGATATCGTTTTCATCAGGAATAAGGCCAAAAGCCTGTCTCTGCTTCTGGTATTCGAATTCATCGTCATCAATCTTTCGATGACCAGAAAGGAAGAACGGCTTTCCCTCATTAATACCATAGTGTCGAACAGCCTGCGTCAATTCGTTAATACGCTTCTGGTCGCCCTTCATGGCAGCGATGGACAAGAAGTTGCCTTCGTCGTCTCCAATCCACTGACCATTAGGCATTTCCCATACGTATACTCCGTAGGCGGCCTCTTCAACAACCTGCATTCTTTGATTCTTCATGAGAACATCATAGGTACATTGGCATTAAAAAGCAAAAGTGAGGCCGACATTGGCCTCACTTGCTTATCCAGCAGGAGTAATTCCCCAAACATGCGCATATAGCAATGCCTCATCTGCTGGAGTAGTAATTCCAATGACTGATTCATCGTCTACTGTTAGTCCTGGAAGACCTAGATAGGAAGCATAAATCTGTTGTAGACCAGCAAGGGAAATGTCTCCATAAATGGCTGACGCCGGGCCGATTCGAGCATTTGCTGTGCCAATTGTAATTGGGTAGTTTCCTGGTGTGGAGAACACTCCTCCAATGTGATACCAACTGTCATTTACAAATACAGTCGCACCACTTGCAACAGAAACACCATTGACAGTCACATCTGAATAGCCAGAGAAAGTAATGGTATTTCCAACTCGTGAAATTGAATTTGCCCCGGCGGAGATGATGTTTCCTGCAACAGGCTTTACCCACATATCAATACCATTGATATCGAGATCACCTGGCTCCTCTTCTCCATCGTAAGAACTATCAATTCCAACAGAGATATCTCCACTCAGAATAAGAAGTCCGTTGTCATCTGCATATTCAATTGGCTGATAAGTCTTTATTGATGAGATGCCTGTTCCATTGAGGACGGCGGCTCGATCTGATCTCGTTCCATTGATATTCTTGTCTTCGTAACCAATTACTTGAACATAATCTACATAGCTTTGATCATCTACGATTCCACCTGTAAATGACACCTTGATTCCAATTGAATCTGTCTCATCCAAATCAAATGACGGAGCATTGTCAACGTCTTGCCATGTAGTTCCATTATCAGTGCTGCATTCAATAGTGAAAGATCCTTCTCCTCTATATCTGATAATTGCATCACTGATTCCTGCAAGAGTCATTCCCAAAGGAACTGATCCGATCCAAGTTCCGGGGATAGACGTATTGGTGTAAATGGGAACGATAAGGCCATCTACGACTTCTTCTGTCTCTGTTTGTTCGTAGCTTGGAACAATGAAGTCATTCGCAATAACGACATTATCAATTACTCCGTCTGGCCACTCCTCTTCTGTGTCCCACAGCTTGGTGACAGCAATGTTTCTTGATTCATCTGAGAAGTTCCAATGACTTGCGTCATTGAATCCTGCAATGGCATCGCTTGATTCAACATCTACGCCGCAATCATAATGCTTCTTGATAGTGTCTGCTGGCAAAGCAAAGGCATATACTGCCGGGGAATCTATAGCAATCTTTGACGTTGATACGCTCTCACCAGCAATCAGATCAGAGGTCAGGAAATTATAGGCATCGATTTCCTGTTCATCAGTAATATCTATTTCTGCTACCAGATTTCCATCTACATAAAGGGAGTTCTTTCCATTGGTGTGAACACCTACTACATGAAAAGCCTTTGTTGAATTATATATGTAGTTGATCTCTGACGCCGGGGCTGTTAGATACTTAGTTCTGAAATTGATTGTTGTCGGCGTGATGGTGAGTCCGTCATAGTTTCCAGAATGACTCATGATTGAAATCTCACCGTTGATAGACAGAGGCTTAATCCATGCCTCTAGAGACCACTGACGGGCCTCGTAGCCTTTGTTGAAAACAGGGTCGTCCATCTGAAGCCTGTTGCTATTCTGCAATACAAGAGCATTGCCTGAGCCGGTAACAAGGGCAGGGTGTGGGATAGCAGTAGCAGTCAGATCAGCTTGTCTAAAGCTGCCTGCTGAATCTTCGTACACCGGGCCGTTTCCGTCTAGCTTCCAATATGAAAATGGAGCGTCTGCTAGAACTTGTAGTTGATAAGACATGTAATGATTTTAGCACGAAAAACGCAAAAGGCCGAGTCCGAAGACCCGGCCAATGCGGTAATTCACTCAGGGATAGTGTATCCTCTATCATGCGTTCTGAATCTATGACAATTTGCGCATACGACTTCACACTTCAAAATTTCTTTCTCAATATCAGCAATTGAATATTGAATATACTTTCCGAGCTGAAACTTCTTTTCATATTGCGGAAGATGGTCAAAATCCATGACGTAATATGGGTATGATACTCCACAATCTATACACGGCTTACTTTTGGCCGCTCTAATCAAGTCGCGCTTCTTGTAATTAGTAGAATTCTTTCCGGTGCACTTGCCCAACATGATTTCACGCTGACAACCCTTGCACCTTCTTCGATATCCTCTTTTGTCAGAAGCATCCTTACACAAATCTTCAATCCTAAAAGTGCCACCGCACTTCAAACAGACGTCCATTTTTCTCCTAGAAAGTCAATTCCTAGGATGATTTAATTACAAGATAAGTATACCACAGGAAAACCCCCTCCGAAGAGGGGGTATCCTGGTATCGTATAACTCATCCTAAGTAGCGCCGCACGCAGCGCCCTAGACAACCCGGACTCATTTCCATAGGCTGTATTAAGATGATATCACTTCTTAGCTAGCTCGTCAACCTTCTTTGTAAGAGCATCCATCTGCTTACGTAGAGTACGAACCTCTTCGTAAACTTCTCTTAGAATATTGATTGGAGCCCAGGTTGGGTTTTCCTTGGTACCATAACCTTCTGGTGCTGTAGCAGCATCAGTATCCCAAACCTGCTTATATACTTCGCTCTTGGTTGCCACGTTTCCACCTCCCGTTGCTGGCGCCTTTACTCGTAGCTTCTGACCAATATCAAGCTCATCAGTCTTCAGCTCATTCCATCTCATCAGATTTGGAACGCTGGTCTTGTACTTATCAGCAATAGACCAAAGTGTGTCTCCCTTTGCAACTGTGTGAGTTGAAACGGAATCTGCTGGCTTTGTTGGCACTGGCTTTGGTGGAGTAGGAGTCGTGCTCTTTCCTCCAAGAGTGGACTTGATATCTGCTCTTACCTCTGCCATATTCATCATTCGTCCAGATGAAATACCTGGGTCCCACTTTCCTGGGCTTCCCCATTCACCGTGACCAATTACTGACTTCTCTGACCACTTGTGGAAATCACAAATAGCGGCAGCAAGCTTACGTAGAGCTGCATACTGAGCAGTGCTCATTGCGTGAGAACCTGAATACCAAATCTCAACTCCATAGAATCGAGCATTACCATCAACAGAGGACTCATTGTCAACTGGTGGATTGGCTCCATAGTTTTCATTCATTACTGCGCTCATAACATCAGGATCTCCAAGTCCAGCATGGTTAGCACGTCCCCATCCAATTAGCCAGACAGTTCCGTCCTGAGCCAGACCAAAGTGACATAGTGGTCCTGGTAGTCCAGAAATTCCATTGTAAAGAAGATCTCTCTGATCCTTGCCGTCAGATCCAGTGTGATGAACCATGAATCCGTTTACAGGACCCCACTTACCCTTACTGTTTCTGTTGTGACTTGACCAGCTCTTGTACTTTGAATACTTTACGCCCCACTTCTTTAGCTGTGCCTCTAGCTGAGCGGGACTCATTGGTGTTGCCATATTGTCGTTCACCTCCTTCGGCTATAGTCTATGCCTGCTGGAATTAAAAAGCAAAAGCCCGGCGCTCAATAACGCCGGGCAATTTTCAGCTAATATCTACTACTTCACATCCGCCTGCTGCACTGCAAGCAAGCTCTTGTGAACCAGTCGTATTGTCTTCTGATTCGTAAGTTGGAAGAAGGTCCCATTCGATCTTCTCAGGCATCTTTGCAAGCCATTCCTTGTATTCAGCTTCCGTAATGGTCTGATAAGGAGCCTGCTTATAAGTGTGCTCAGAGAATGGAAGGAATGAGATTCCAGACACTTCATCAAAGTGCTTGTAAACCCAAGCTCCCACTTCCATCCATTCGTGCTCCTTTACAGAAACAGTAATAGATGGCTTGTGCTCACACCATGATCGCTGATATGTCAACCAGATTTCAAGGTGCTCAATGGCAGTAAGATCGTTCCTGGTCAATGCTCCGTCAGCCGCCTTCTTGGGGAAGCTAAAGACTGTTGTGTCATTCGGCTTCATTACGTCAGGCTCGTTTGGAATCCCTGAGTCCTTAAGGAACTGAGTAAGAGAATCCTTGTTGTCCCCTCTTACAGTTCTGATGTAAAACTCATCGTGTTCCGTGTGCATACCACTTGGAACACCAGCTCGCTGTGAAACCGTTCCAGAAGGCTTTACACAGGTAATTGCAGCAGACTGAGGAATTCCGATTGCCTCGGCAACCTCAGCGTTTGTCGCAATAGCCTTGTATCTCAGAGCCTCAAGAGTATCCTTTAGCTCCTTGATTCCTTCCTGACCGCTCATAAGTCTATTTCCGAACTGACCAGTCAGAGAAACACCAAGTAGTCTTTCTTCCTCAGTGTTCTTCTTCCAGATCTTGCGGAGATACTTGAAGTTAGTCAGAGTTGACTGCCATGTTCCAATGATCGTTGCGGCCTTGACCTTGAGCATCAGAGTTTCTACAGTGTCATCCGGACGAATGATCACTTCCGTTAGATTACAGAATTGATTAGGTCGAAGGATAATCTCACTGCATGGATTAGTTCCAAAGTCGAAATTACCATCTCGCCTCTCGTTCTTGCGAACCTGATTGATTGCTGCCTGCCTGTTGAAGATTCCACGCTCTCCAGACTTGGAGTCGTAGAGATTCTTCCATTCAGCCATGAAAGCAGTCATGTCAGGCTTGCTCGTGTAGGCTACTGAGTTATTAGCCAAAGCACGCTGAGGGTTGTTCTCCCACCAGTTTCCTGCTTTTGCTGTGGCCATTCTCAGGTCGCTTAGATCGCTAAGTGAGATCAGAGCGCTTCTACGAACTCCACCAACAACAACTACTTCTGCAATCTTACATACAAGATCATGAGCCTCAAGGGACGTGAGCTGACGACCGGCAGCCTTTGTAAATACATCAATAGTGAACTGGAATAGCTGCTCTAGTGGACCAGGACCGCTCGCTCGGCCACCAAAAGTCTTTAGCCTTGCACCCGCCGGGCGAACCTTTGAAGTATCCCAGCGTGGAACTCTTCCACCCCATAGAAGACTTAGAAGTTCACGATATGCTCTTGCCCAGCCTTCCTTTGAGTCAGCAACCTTGATCACTGTCTCTGTGGCTTCGAACTCTTCCGCAATCACAGGAAGCTTACGTACATACTTCTCTTCAACGGAGAATCCTACACCGGTTCCATTCATGAGAATGTACAGAGTCTCGTCAAATGCTCTAACATCATCGATTGGAAGATAGGAGCAGTTGTATGCAGCAACATTGTCTCGATCTAGTGCGGGCCCAGCAGTCATAAGGGCACGCATAGAAGAAACAACACCCTGATTCAGCATCTGCTCACGTACTAAATCAAGGTGGTCCTGTGGAACGTCGTAGTTGTGGTTCTTCTTGAGGCTATCGATCATGTAATTGAGATAGCGCTCAGTTGTTTCTACAAAATTTTCGCGGCGGCCCTTGTCCTCTAGCCACCGCGCATACCTACTGGTATGAATAAAGTTCTGGTAAGGGTCTGAAAGAAAACCCTGCTCGTCATACATCAAAAAGAAAACTCCTTCTGGCCGCACTTTCATGCGGCCTATCATCGCGTAGTTATACTATGCTACCTTATCTAGCAGCTTAAATCAAGTGACTAAACGCTTGCTTAGTGAGGCTTTCCCAGTTGTACTCAGCGTGCAAAATGGGTGCCTGAGCGTAGAATCTGTTGCTCAAGTCAGAGAAGTTGTCGTATGCATATCTGTACAGATCTACAAGCTCATCAAAGTCAGGCTTGAGCATCTTTCCTGGATGAACACCAGGCCACGGTGAATCAACAAGAGTAGATGACAGACCCAAAGGTCCAAGGTAGTCTTTGTAATGAGCCCACTTAGCTGTGCAGATCGTTGGCATTCCAGTGGCGATAGCCTGAAAAGGAATAAGACCGAAGCCTTCTCCCCAACTTGGATAAACCATTACGTGGTGCTGCTGTACAAAGCCCACAAGAAGGTCTTCTGGGAACTCCTTGGTAACTAGCTTGACGTTGCTGTACTCATCGGGAGACCCTACTATCCTTCCAGAGTTTATCCTTCGCACTGAATTGATGCGATGCGCCTTGATCGTTAGTTCTACGTCATCTCTGTCTCCGAACGCAGCACGGAATGCATCAAGGGCCATCTGTCCGCCCTTTCGAGGTGCAGGCTCTCCCATGTGAAGGAACTTCATCTTTGTATAGACCTTGCGCTTCTTCGGAGTCCACTGTGGATCAATACCATGTGGATAAACTTTAACATTCTTCACACCGGCCCGTGTGTACCATCGCTGAATAAGATCACTAGTGGTCCATACCTCATCAGCACAGTTCATCTGTTCAAGCCAGCCCGGTGGCAATTGGGTTGACTCCCACGGTGTATATCCGATATGATAACCTAGTTGGTTAGACCATTCCCAGTAATCTGGCTGTGAGAAGAAGATCTCGATCTTGCAATTCTTGTCTGCGAACGGAACCCGGTGTCCCAGATTTTGCAGACTTCTAACCATGTTGAATCCAGCAACTCCATAACCAATAGTTGTGTTAAGATTGCCTGGAATAGTGGAGAAACTGATATCCATTGTCGTCCTTTCGTCGTTGACATGCTCTTTGAGCTGTGTTACGATTATATCAGTTGGTTGAGCTATGACTCAACCTTCACTCATTTGACACGGCAGCCTAGACGTGTTACCTTCTAAGTAGGAAGGTGTCTGGCGGCCCCTCATTTGAACTTAACGTCCTCCTTGGATAGTCCGCCAGCTTTCCGAGGATGTTTTGACCCCTCGGATTGATTAAGACCCCTTCCGAGGGGTCATTTTTTATGCCTCCGTAAGTCCAGATCATGATCGCGTGGATTCTTCGGGTCTTGCCACTCCTTCACTGGCTGCTTCCTTGGATGTACAACTCCTAGGGGTAGTAAGACCCGTTTATTACATAAACGGGACTATATAAATTACTAACTCAATCTCTAACGAGATTGAGATGACTTACTACGTAAGTCATTAAATACCTTAGATTACTAACTCAAGGAAGTAATATGAAAGATATCTGGATAGTTACTTATACAGATAACAAGGGTAAGTATCAAAAGAAGATTATTCGATCTCTGAAAGAACTTGATGAATTATCTGTTCATTTGAAGAAGGTCGGAATCACAGACTTCAATGTCAATCATCGGAAGGAAAAATGATGCAGAACGTAGATCGTTACTACCTCAAGTATGAACTTGATGGCAAGTCATACGAAACTGACGCTCTCTATCCAATTCGTCAGGCTCGTGTCGAAAAGGCTATCCTTGAAGAGGATGGTGCAAAGAACGTTCAAATCGTTAAGTATGTCTCTGTACTTAACTGATTACAGAACGGTTACAAGGTTGACACCAATTGGTAACTCCGGTAGAGTTTTATCTCACGCCGGGCAAGAGCCCGCAAACTGGAGGTTAACCGATGGATCAGAAAATGAAGGGCAACATAGCAAGCATGGCCCTTTGTCTAGGTGTTGCGGCAGCAGTATTTGCACAGGCAGCATCAGATATGGGAGCACTACCGCTTGAGGCTGAAAAGCCTAATGTTACCCAGTCAGTCTCACCAAAGGCGACACCAAGCACAAATGAATCACCTGTTGTAAATGTTCCAAAGATCACGCCGCCTGTGACCTTGAATGCTTCACCTGTTGCATATTCAAACTCAGTCAAGAGCAGTAAGGATTATGCTTACAGCAAGATCAAGGGAACATACAAGAAGACTTACAAGACTCAGTGGCCTTGTCTGAACAATCTTTGGATCAAGGAGTCTTCTTGGAATTACAAGGCAAAGAATCCCTACTCTGGGGCTTATGGAATTCCCCAGGCGCTACCTGCTACAAAGATGGCCAGTGCTGGTAAGGACTGGAAGACCAATGCTCGTACCCAGATCAATTGGGGACTGCACAAGTATATCTATCCTCGCTATGGAACTCCCTGTAATGCGTGGAGTCATTTCAAGCGTAAGGGCTGGTACTGAGCCCTTTGTGAAAATTCGCCTTTGATGTTATTATTCTCATATGAAAACTGATGAGGATCGTTGCAGAGAGTATGGAGTTGCATATGATCCATCCATTACCCGCCGGGCGGTGTATCAACAGTCAGGTTGGAAGTGTCATCTTTGTGGCAAGCGCGTGCGCCAGTCATTAAAGTATCCACATCCAAGATCTGCTTCTCTTGATCACATCGTTCCTTTGAGTTGGAGAAAGGACTCACCGGGTCATGTATGGGGAAATGTTGCTCTTGCTCATTTGAGATGCAATCAAAGCAAAGGTGCAAGATTTGCAGGAAGTAGCCGACCAGCCCCAAGAAGGCCAGGCATTTCTCTGCTATGGAAGACGAGATTAGTTCTTTTCTCTGTCACAGCAATCCTGTGGTATGTCAGCGCAGCACCGTTCGTGTTGACGATAGCTACTGTCTTGTGTATACTGAGCGTAGTTAACAGAAAAGTCCATCGTCGTCGTAGAAGAGCCTGGTGGAAGCTCTGATTCCACTGTGCCCCGTTAGTAGTAAATGGCAACACACTTCCCTCGTAAGGAAGAATTCTCGGTTCGAATCCGAGGCGGGGATCTTATGAGATACACAATTTTCAGCATAGATTACTCACGTCTGCACTACATTCAGAAAATGCTCCCAAAGCTAGAAGGCTGGGAGCATGTTCGCGTTTGCACGGTAGATGGTCGTAATGTAGAAGAGCTACGTGAAGCTCAGGCAAGACACCCATATCCAATTAACTGGGATGCACGCCTGGGCCATTTGGGCATTTGGTACAGCGTATTGAATGCTCTCGAAAAGGCACCGATCGTAACATTTGAAGATGATGCCTTGCTGAGTGATGACTTTCAGCTTAATTTTGATCGGCGCATTCAAGAGCTTCCTGATGATTGGGATTTCTTCTCACTCTTTATACCAAGAGATTCTGACAAGATATTTGACGAGCGTCGAGACGGAGTCAGTAAAAGTCTTACGAAGGTCTATCAGCGATATGGCGGAGTCTCAATGATGTATTCCGAGGCCGGTGCAAAAAAGATCAAAGCTTTACTCGAAAGAGATGGGCTGACTGGCCAATACGATGATACTCTTTACATGTACGCCAAGGCCGGTGAGCTAAATGGATATTGCTCAAAGCCCACATGGGCCGACCTCGTATATATCACAGGTCTTGAAAAGAGCATTGTACAAGAAACGGATTATGCATGAAGATATTGGTTATCGTTCCAACAAGAGGACGACCAGACAAAGCTGAAAGACTTTATCACGCAATTTATACCACAGCAGAAGTTGATGTTGTTTTCTGTGTAGACAATGATGATCCAAAACTGGTTGAATATCAGAATACTCATCTTCCTCTTCGTGTTGGTGCTCGAAAGCGTCTTGTGGGCACTTTGAATGAAGTTGCCAAGGAGCATGTAGACAATTACGACCTCATAGGCTTCCTTGGTGATGACACTCTTCCTCAGACATATCGATGGGATATCGAAATCGCCAATCACTACAAGGTGAATATGGTGGCCTACGCAAATGACGGCCATCAGAGAGAAGGTCTCCCAACGGGTGTATTCCTTGATTCTCGTATTGTAAAAATACTTGGGTACATGGTTCCGCCAACCTTTATTCATCTTTTTGCAGACAACTACTGGAAGGCTCTAGGAGAGGCACTAGGAACCCTTACCTACCTTGAGCACGTTGACATTGAGCATCTGCATCCTTATGCTGGAAAGGCAGAGCACGATAAGACGTATGAAGAGGCCAATGCTGGCCCGGTGTGGGAAAATGATGAAAGAGCTTTCAATGAATACGTAAGATACAATCTGGCAAAGGATGTTGAGAGACTTGCCTAACATCTATACTGGAGGAACTTTTGACCTATTTCACGAAGGTCATGTCGAACTCCTCCGTTCCTGCAAAAGGCTGGCTGGTGATGGCAAGGTAGTTGTCAGTTTGAATACTGATGAATTCATCGCAAGATTCAAGGCCGGTCCGCCAGTACAGACATTCAGAGAGCGCAAGTTAGTTCTGGAGTCATGCCGATACGTAGACCTTGTTGTTCCCAATATTGGCGAAGAGGATTCAAAAGAGTCCATTGTGAATGCCTGCAAAGTCATGAACGACGCAGGTATCAGCGGCCTTATTGAAGTAATTGCCATCGGCTCAGACTGGGCTGGTAGAGACTATTATGGTCAAATGGGATTCACCAAGGAATGGCTTGACGAGAACGATCTAATTCTGATTTACATTGACAGACGTACAGGAATGTCAACAACAAGAATCAAGGAAAGATTACGTGACGAATAAGGAACGAGTATTTATAGCAATACTCTTCAGCACGACTATTCTGATGGTCCTTAGTCTGGCTATCTGGCCAAACATTCTAACGGGCGTCGGAGTTCTTGCTCTTTGTATGGTGTGTCTAATCGTTCTTATAGAATATGGGAAGATCAAATGACAAGATGTGAATCAATCATCCGAGAATGCATGATCTCTTGTGGCTGGGATGCTTATGAAGCTGATCAAGCTATTGAAGATCTAAAGCGAGAGGCTATTGAGTCAGATCAGGCATGGCAGCAAGAAACCCAGAATCTACACAACGCGATAGATGATGCAGTAGAGACGCTTCACACGACTCTCTACAATTTGAGAAATGCGTGATAGACTAGATTCATGTGGGTAGAATTACATAAATACAATCAGCTAATTAAGGACGATCTCGCCCCGGCGTGGGAATGCCCCGATTGTCATAATAACTTAATATTGCGCACTAAGCCTGATGCATCTTCCGACCCATATCTCTGGTGTCCGACCGATGATATCTATATCAAACCAGGATTGGAGATGCATCATCAAATCAAATCAATGATCAAGGAGGTGGAGCGTGCTAGAACAGAAGCTAGAAGAGATTCTGGAATGGTTGCTAACTCTCTCCTTGGCAGTCAAGGAGAACCATTGGAATCTCCGAGGCAGTGAGTTCTTCTATCTTCACGAGAAGCTGGATGAATTCCATGATGATATCAATGAATATGCTGACACAGTAGCAGAACGTGCAAGAGCGAGAGAGATGTATTTGTCTCCTAAGATCTCTTACGAATTCTCTGGTGAGTCAGTATCATTTCTCCAGGTGACTAATGGAATGAAGCGTTCACTTGAGAGCTTGACAATGGTGCTCTCAGGTGCTATCTTTAATATTACCGACGACCTCGCTACGCAAGATGTACTAATCGAAATTAAGCGCGGCGTCGATAAGTGGCTCTGGATGTTCTCTGAGTCAGCAAGATAACTGAATAGCAGGCGGCCTTAACGGGCCGCCTGCCTTTTGTCATTTAAGGAGTAGAATGAAAAACCTCAAGCGTCTTATGGACTGGCGAGGTGCAGTATCATTCGGAGCAGTTCTTATCGTTGCTCTTGCTCTAAGCTGGTGGTCCCTTTACTCAATGGCTGTAGAATTCTACGGTGTTCCAAAGGAGCTGGCGTTTGGAGTAAGTATCGCATTCGATGGAGCTGCTTTGTTCGTTGCTGATCTTGCATCCAAGTACGCCCGCACAGAAGACAGTGGATTTGCCCCAAAGCTGGCCACCTACGCCTTTGTAGGAACGTCAGTATATCTGAACGTAGAGCACGCAGCGCTGCTTAATTATGGTACTCCTGGAAAAGTTCTTTTTGGAGCGCCACCGATTATCGCAGGCGTATTGTTTGAATTGTATCTGCGCTTCGTGCACCGTTCAGAGATGCGCGCCAATGGACTGGTTCCCAAGAGGATGCCAGTGTTCGGAAAGGTGAGCTGGATGATCTTTCCGTGGAAGACTTTTGTTGGCTTCAAGAATGTCGTATTCTTCCGTCTGAATGAAGTCGTGACAAACGTGACAGGTGAAAGTCTGTCACGAAAGCGTGACAAAAATAGTGACAAACGACGTGACAAGCATGACAAGTCACGTGACAAAACTGTCATGACAAAGAATGACACTCCTGTCAAGGAAACTAAGACTGTAACGCCTGTTGTCACGCCAATCGTGACAAACGTGACAGAAATTCCACGTCGTGACACAACAGATGACAAGTCAAAAAGCGTGTCACGCCTGGTCAGAGAGCTATGGGACGATGGAACTCGTGACAAAGCTGAGCTACGTAAGATAATCAGTGACATTAAGGGCCGTGACATTTCTGCCAACACAATCTCAGTGTCACTGTCACGTCTGTCACCTTGACAAGTGACATTGGGTGTGACATTCTAGTGACAGATAAAAACAACGTGACAAAAGTGTCACACCCAAGGAGTGATGATGGCGGTTCCTAGACCAAAGAACGTCAAGGAAGCAAATCGAATACTTGAGGCTGCGAACAAGTCTTACCTGCGCGCCCGCAAGGAGAAGAACGAAAAGGAAGCATCTAGCCAAGCTGTTATTATCAAGGCTATGCATGATTGGTTGTCAGAAAATGGGTGAACTGGGAGTTCGCAGAGCGCTCAATAGTCTCAGAGAGCAGCGCAGAAATGCAGCCCGAGCAATGGACAAGGCAATTCGGGCCGGTGATCAGGTAGGCGCTAAGCGTGCCGAAAGAGAAATAAAGCGACTAGACGGAGAGATTGAGAACCTGAAATGACAACCAGAGAAGGTGCAGAGCAGATTCTGAGTCTCTTTCTGTTTGAAGATGTATGCAATAACACAAATCATTACGAAGGAACGCACGAAATTACCTATGTAGGCGACCATTTTGCGGTTCGTGAAATTCGAAGTGGTGAGATTCACACCTTCAAGGTGGTTATGGTTCCATCAGATCTGCCAGCGAGTGACTGGGTCACCGCTTTTGAAGAACAAGGATGGCTAGAAGTTGACGAAGATTGATGTATTAGACAAGGGCTACGTAAGACTAGTTGATAGTCTTGGTAATGATTTGTCTATCGTCAATGCTGCTCGTGTTTCCTATGCGAAGGAATCAGATGACTTTTCCAACAAGGACGACAGACTACTAAAGTTCCTTGTACGGGAAGGTCATCTTTCCCCGTTTAGACATGCAGCATTGACATTTGAGGTGTACGCTCCACTATTCGTGGCGCGTCAATGGTGGAAGTATGCTGTAGCATCTAGCCACCTGGAAGATCAAACTGGATGGAATGAGTCTTCTCGCAGATACATTACCGAGGAGCCGGAATTCTACATTCCAGATGGTGGCGCATGGAGATCAAAGCCTGCTAATTCCAAGCAAGGAAGCGGAGAGCCTATCGATAAGAGTAAGGGATATCAATTCACCTCTCTTCTCGTAGACTATATTCTCAAGGGCGAAGAACTCTATAAGCAAGCAATGGACGAAGAAATTGCTCCAGAGCAGGCAAGACTATTTCTTCCTGCATATGGAATGTTCGTCCGGTGGCGTTGGACCACAAGTTTGGCTACCGTTGCTCACTTCCTTGCAGAAAGACTAGAGCATGATGCTCAATACGAGATCCAGCAGTATGCTAAAGCTGTTAATGATCTGACAAAGCAGGTTTTCCCAAGAACACTGGAGGCACTGAATGCTAGCAAGAGAACTGATTGAAATCCTGAGCAAGAATCCAGAATATCTGGTCCAAATCGAAACTCCCGATGTAGTTGATCATGTAATTGATGTAGATATCGACTGTTTCGATGAAGAAGAAGGAATGACTTTCGTACTGAAAATGGAGGATGTATGAACGAGCCCGGCGCTAATGATCCCCTTGAAACAGATGTATTTGATAAAGACTCCTATGAAGTAGTAAATACAATCATGCTTCTAAGACTCTATGACATTATGATGTGCATAGCAAGAGGCATTAATCCAGATGAAGCAGTAAAGCTATTGGCATTGCATAAGGCTGGCAAGATTGCCGGACCTCCACCAAGTTGGGATATGTCAGATGAATCAGACAGTGATGCAAATGAATTGTAAGACTGACAAACAAGTAGGATATCAAATGTATCGAGCCTTCTGTGTATCTTATGAAGGCTTAAAGCTCGCAGAAGCAGGCTTACCAGGCTGTCTGTATTGTGGAAATGAACCAAGCACTATTATGGTCACCCCGGATTGTTTCAATTGTCAATGCGACGCTCATGCCCGATTTGAACCATGTATGCATATCGTCGGATTTGAATTGTGGCGAGACTGAACCTCAAATAACCGGGGCGGTTAATCGCTGTAAGCGTGCTGTACAAGATCATCTTTATTTGAATCTGAAATGTTAGTAATTTTTTGTGATGTATGATACATGCTTCGCATAGTTAGTAACGATTTCATTTAGTGCGCCCATAGGGGTTGACATTCTCTCCGGGGAAGGTTCCACAAGGCAGGGCAGGCCATTTGAAAACCGTGTTCAAAAGCCCTGTGCGCCCGTCTAAGGGCATGAAAAGGCCCCTAGGTACTCAGACCTAGGGGCTATTCTCAAAGGCTCTCAGACGCTCTCAGGGCGGTTCCAGCGGGCCTGTCCACGGTTAGCCTGCGGCTCCTGCTTGACCTTGCCCATGTCCTTGATCAGCTTGCCGTTCCACATCGAACGATTGTCGTAGAGAGGAACAAGCACATCGGTAAGGCTTTCCTTACCCATGTCCTCGTTGCACTGTCGGCAAAGGGGAAGCATGTTCGCCACGCAGTAGGTACCACCGTTAGCGTCTGCCAGCACGTGACCAAGGTTCAGGGTGTCCATGTTTCGGGGGTTGCCACCCACGTACGCATTCTCACCACACCCCACACACACCGCGTAGGTCTCTCCGTCCGAGTGCCCCGTAAGGCTAGCCAGCATGAGCACCGTAGCGAGCAACTGACGCCGGTATGCGCTACCAGCGGTGCGGTCATCTGCCCTGCACTGGTGGGTGTTGGCGTTGTGGGTAACCGGGGCGGTGGTGGTGGTGATCATGGTGTCTCTCCCTTGGCTTGCTCTGTCGTTGTACCTACAGACTACCCCAGCACACACGCGGAAACCCCCGAATCTGAGCTTTTTAGGTAACGGCTTGGTAAAGGATTCGACCGGGGCGGTCCGACATATAGGGCAAAACGGACATTGGGTACACAGGGTACATATGGGCCATACCATATCAGACCCATCCATATGGGGTACATAGCGCATATGGGGCATTCGTATTTACGAGGACATTTGGAATTTCCGGGACATATCTCCCGCGCGTGTACGAAAGATTACAAAAATTTCCGGGGACTTTTTGGCCCGGTGTTGTAGGTTGACCTGTGCTCATACATCCACTAGACTGGTACTACACCAAGACGGAAGGGAATGATCAACTTGACCACTCTCGAACTTCTGGAGCGGGCCGTATCTGAGGGCCTGGTTTCCGTGTCCAGCCTTACCGTATCCACGGTGAGGGAGGATGAGCGTACCGTAGAGATGGACTGGGACGCTTACCCGCACGTTTCCGAACTGGCGTAACTCATATGGGGGATATCTACGGGTATCCCCCATATAGGGGGAAGAATGTTCAAGAAAAAGGCCAAATCCGTTCTGACACATTCTCTTACCCTCAAACTGGAAAAGAACGGACTCTTTTCCGAAACGGGCGTTATTTCTTCGGGAAATCTGCAAATTCTCCTTCGAAAGTACAGCGAAAGCGGATTTCGCCCGGTGGAAGCGAAACATTCCAAATACTGCCTTTGTGGTAGTGGGAAGGACGAAAAATATGTCCCCCGAGGAATACGCACAAAAGAAGCTCGAAAAGATTCGTGAAGGAATTGAGCGCTACTGGAATGCCACTTCTGTAGGTGAAGAGAGGCAATTGGCCCTCGGAATCATCGAGCAGATCACCACACTCGACACAATGCTTACCAGTGGCAGGCAAGTTCCCACCGATTGGAAGTGAAATGCCGCAGGTTTCCTTGAACCAATTCATTCTCGATACCATCTGGGCGTATCAGAATGACAACGACGAGCAGCGTTATGGGCAATTCTGCTTCAATCGAGTTGCCCGCGTAAGGCCCGATATCGCACAAACGCTGACAGGCACTCCGTGCGATCCCTTCTACGCGAACGACAACAACGATCCTCGAATTCATCGCTTCTGGGCGAAGGTTCAGGAGCTTTGGGACCAGTGAATTAATTGGTCTTGAAAATTCACCCCTATGATTCTTAGGTTTTTAGCCTAATTTCCTTCGAATCATAGGGGTGAATTTTGACTAAAAAGTTAGCCGCCCCGGCTAGATGACTAAAAATCTACGCAGACATGTTGCAACTAAGAAATCGATGGTGTAGACTGGAGCTAAGAAATCGGGAGGACAAAATGATCTGTCTGCACAAGTGGTCTTCGTGGGTAGTTGTTCAGTACAAGCTGTACACCAAGATCCCTCAGTTCCAGTCTCGCGAATGCATCAAGTGCGGCAAGACTCAGGTCAAGTACATCTATGACTGATTGGAGGCCCTTCGGGGCCGCCCCGGCTAAATTGAGAATCTGTTGCCACCGGCCCGATACTCTGCTAGACTCATCCCTATGAAGACGACGAAGCCTTTCTACGCCAACATCTACCTCGAAGATCGTGCGTATGGAGGACCCGAAGAGGGCGGCATCTGGTACAACTACCGTGAGCCCTGCGTGTCCATCAAGGTGCGTTCCCGTCGTGAGGCCGAAACGGTTCTCAAGCGACTGACCAAGAAGCGGTACAGCAACAAGGGCATGAAGCCCATTTGGTCCGTCAACAGCATCGGTCAGTACATCGACCGTATCGAGCGTAAGCCTGCTCAGCGTGAGAGTGACTACGTTCCCTATGAGTGACCGGCGGCGGGCGCAAGCCCGCTAGCCGCCCCGGTCAAAAGATCTTGGAAATTAGTTGGCCAGAGGGGTTGGACATGGCCCATCTGACCGTGCTAAGCTTAGTACATCGAAAGGGGGAAAGGCCCCCTAGAGAGAAAGGTCCGATCATGGAGCGCATCGAGGTCGTTCAGAAGGTCGCCGCTTACTTCCCCGACACGAAGATCGAACTCGCCCTCCGCTTCGCCGGGGAGCTGGACCGCGCCTACAACAACAAGTTCGCCGACGAGCGTTACAAGCTGGAGGACCAGAAGTACGCGTACGGCGAGGAGCAGTACAAGGCCGGTGTCAAGGCCGGTCAGAACTCCGTGCGAGGCACCTTCGACCCGAAGATGATCGAGGTCACGACCTGGGCGATCATGAACTTCACCGAGCGCGACTACACCCGCAAGATTACCTGCATCAAGGTGCTGCGTGAGCGCTTCGAGGGTCTGGGCCTGCTGGAGGCAAAGACCGTGGTGGACAACATCACGCCGATGGGCAAGACCGATCAGCTCGACTGGGAAAAGATCGAGTCCGTCGAGGGAATGATCAAGCCGAAGGCCACGCCGACCCCCAAGGAAGTCTTCGAGAAGAGCAACAGCAGCAACGACCGGAGCGACATTTGCAACGACTGCGGGGGTTGCTACTCCTGCTGCGGCGGCAACTGCTAGTCATCTGGCCCCCGAAAGGGGGCCATTTGGCCGCCCCGGCTCTTTTGAGAATGTGTTGCGCATGTCCCTTGTGTAGTGTAGACTCGTCTTAACGAAAGGGAGAGATCATGAACATCTTTCGCAAGATCGCCAATAAGCGTAAGTTCAAGATCGGCTCCCATGTCGTGATCATGCGGAGTTCGTACCAGTTCATGATCAATGAGGGCATCGAGTTCGATGGCTTCAAGGTCTACACGGGTAAGATCGTAAAGACGACTTCTGACACCGCGTGGATTCGTCCCGACCACGGTTTCTTCAACAACCCCGAGATTGTCACCACAGAAGAGCTTGGCAAGCTGAGCATCCTCTGATAGACTTCAAGAACACCAACGAGAGGAACTGAAATGGCCGTTCTCATGGGTGAGGTTTCCATCAAGCGTGCTGGCGTCGTGATCACGATGGCCACGGTCTACGGAGTCGAGTTCGACTACCGAGTGGACGAGATGAGCGGAAAGGTCTACGTTGAAGCTGCGGGTTCTGCTGAGAAGCTGTCCGCTCTGCACCGGGCCGCTCCGTTCCGCGTGAACAACGTCTCTGCTGGCTACGAGGTCAAGGGCAAGTCCTACGACTTCGGCAAGAGCATGGGTCTCGGCAAGAAGCCCCGACTCTAAAACCAATGGCCCCTTCGGGGGCCATTTGGCCGGGGCGGTTAAAAGATCTTGGAAAATGATGTTGTACTCTGCTCCTGGACTGTGTTAGACTCGTCTTACACCGAGCGAGAGGAACGTAAATGTTCTCCACGATGGACCAGATCAAGAAGGCTTCCCGCGAGTCCAACAGCACCGCGCGTGAGTGGTTCAAGTGTTCCTCCATGCGGTTCTTCAACACGGAACTCTACGAGAACGACCTCTTCCCCATCGGCCAGCGAGGGACGATCTTCATCACGTCCGAGTACATGGACGACCCGGAAGCCAAGTCGTACAGCCTTCGCTACGCAACTCGCAACGTGGACGGTTTCTTCAAGATCGTGACTCTGGACGACTTCATGGGCTATGACAGCCTTCAGGACGCCATCGACGGCGCGCGTTCCTACCAGGACTTCTACCACAAGATCATGGACAACTGAGCAGCGGGCCGCCTACGGGCGGCCTAGCCGCCCCGGCGAAAAGATCTTCCTCTGATCTGTTGCACCACACCCATCCTTGTGTATATACTGGAGTCAGAACGAAGGGAAGAACATGAGAGCCGAACTTTCCGAGCTTCGCAGGGAACGTGCCAAGCAGACCAGCCGACGGATCAAGAAGATCAAGAAGTACCGTCAGAGCCGTCGTGACCGCTACCTCTCCGAGATGAAGAGCAAGCGGGAGATTTGGGGCTAGTCCTCAAAATCCTATGTGGCCTAGGTCTTGTGATCTTGATACCTTGGCTGATAGGATTCCTAGTGTTCTGCTGCTGGACAATCCTTCAAATTCCTCTGAGCCTCATGGAGTGATCATGTACAACGTCAAGGGTGTCATCAACGTCGAGGGTGTTTCTGGTCCGGTTGCCGCACTGCTGATGCTGGTGAATCTCGGACTCGGTGTCCTGGGCATCATGATCCTCGGTGCCCTGCTGCACATCGGCTGGAACTGGATCTAATAGCGCCGGGCCGCCTTCGGGCGGCCTAGCCGCCCCGGTCAAAAGATCTTGATGAGTTGAGTTGACTCCTCATCACATCTTCCATTAGACTAGAGCTATCAGCCGGGCAAGAACTAGGAGTGAAGATGCCGAAGGCCAACGTCGAAAAGCTCTGGCACACCGCGATCTTTGGTGACGCCCGCAACACCCGTGAGGAGCTGTTCGGTAGCAGCGCGATGGACGACAAGGAGCGTTGCATGCTTGAGAAGTTCGATGAGCTGCCGCTTGAGTTCATCGAAAGCATTGCCAAGGACGGCATCAAGACGCCGATCGTGTGGAACCCGGACAAGAACATGATCACCAACGGCCACCACAGGCTGCTGGTCGCGTACCTGCTGGGCATCACGGAGATCGAATACATCACCCCCAAGGACACCTACAACGGATGGAGCCTGGAAAGGGCAGCGAAGGCCCAGGGCCTTCCGATGGGCCGTAGGTAGGTAGGCGGCGGGCGAAAGCCCGCTAGCCGCCCCGGCGAAAAGATCATGCTCAGACCGTGTTGCAACTGTCCTTGCGTTCATGTAGACTTAGAACATCGAAAGGGAGGGAAACCTCCCCAAGAAAGGGGCAATGATGTACGACGACGTTTCTCTCGAAGAGGCCATCACGATGGCTCGCCTGGACGAGCTTGAGGGCGCGGACGCGCACCTGGACGACATGGAAATTCTGGTCGACTGCGACTAGACAAACCAAGTTCCATCCGCTAGACTGAGAACACACCACGACGAAAGGCTCCAAAATGAAGGCCATCGCCATCGCCAAGGTCATCGCCGAGACCCCCATGACCGCCACCGTGCGTGTCGCTCTCGTCCGCAACATCACCGCCGAGATGACCGACAACATGGCCAATGAGTTCGAGACCGTCGCGCTCGGCCTGGACGACTTCGAGGTCGCTCCCAAGTAAGCAGCCTAGGGCCCCTTCGGGGGCCCTTTTGGCCGCCCCGGTCAAAAGATCTTGATCCAACAGTGTTGACCTCTTACGTTTACGTGTGTTAGGATCGATCCATGAGCGAACGCAAGCCGTTTAGCACTATCCAGGTCGGGGAAACGATCACTTTCGACTCCGGTTACTACATGACCGGCAAGATCGTTCAGAATGTCAGCACACACAACGGCAAGCGCATGGTCATCTTCCTTGTGGACGGTGAGCATCGCGATCGTGTCATTTCGTACGCAGCGCACAGGAGTGTGATTGTTCATGGCTAGACTCAAGAGGACCAACGATCGCAAGACCACTGCCCGCGTAAACGCCAACGGCACTCAGTCGTTGCTCAAAAACGCATTCTCTCTGCCGTCTGGTACTGCGTATTCTTGCCCCGGTGCCACAAAGGTCTGTGAGACTGTCTGCTATGCCGGTAAGCTTGAAAGGCAGTATCCGGCATTCCGTAACCTTGCACTGCACAACTGGGAATTGCTGAAAGATGCATCTCTCAGTGAAATGATGGACCTCCTCATCGAAATGATTGAGGAATTCTCTGAGGAATGCGCAAAGAACAACATCAGCAAGGTATTTCGCTGGCACGCAGATGGTGATATCTTCTCTGCGGACTACGCGCACGCAATCGGCTGGATTGCCGAACGATTCACCGATGTGCAATTCTGGATTTACACTCGTTCATTCGAGTATGTCCAGTACATCGTGGGAATTCCCAATCTCTCTGTTTACCTGAGTGTAGATGGTGAGAATGAGCAAAAGGCTTTGGAAACAAAGTCTGAGTACCCGTCTGTGCGCCTTGCCTATCTCTCTGAGACTCATGAGACTGGTAAGGAATTCATGCTTACCAACACTGGTAAGCCCGGTGCCATCTGTCCTGAGAATGCCAAGCGTATTCCCCTTATCACTAAGGATGGCGGTGCATGCGTAACGTGTGGACTGTGCATCTTTGGTAAGGCAGACATTCGCTTTGCTTCTAAGGTCTCTAAGCGCCGGGCAAAATAAGGAAAGGCCCTCCGGGGCCGGGGCGGCGAGACAAATCGGACATAATTTCATGTTGACCCTGCTGCCCTTGCTCTGTTATGCTTAAGTCACAACGAAGGACAACGGAAGGAACCAAATGCAGACCAAGCGTGAGTACGCGGCTTCCCTCGGCCTGGCGATCATGGGCAAGCGTGGTCGTATGTCCAAGGAGGCGTACGCGGCTATCGACGCTGCTGAGGCTGCGGGTACCGTCTTCGCTGACACGGGCGTGGTCCGCACCAACAAGCCCGCTGCGGTCAAGGCCGGTGCCTATGACGCAAAGAAGGTTCGCACCTGGGCGAAGGCCAACGGTATCGAGATCAACTCCCGTGGCCGTATCTCCGGTGAGATCCTGGAGGCGTACGCAAAGGCCAACCCGGATGTGAAGGCGGAGGCCGTTTCCGGTGTGAAGGCCCCGACCGGTAAGGACGTTCGTCCGCATGCGGCCCGTTCCCGCTCCGCTTCCACGGAGTACGTGGCCGTTGACCGTAAGGGTAAGGTGTGGCGCTTCTCTGAGAATGAGGCGTGCAAGTGCGGTTACTCCCTGGCCTACTGCAAGTGTGGTAGCCCGGTGGTGCTCGGTCTTGACGTTGAGGTCAAGGTCAAGTAAGGTAGACCTATGGCCAACATCATGCTCGAAATCGAGCCCAGAGATGATCAAGAGGAAGACCAGGCTTGGGAAATGGTCCAAGCTCTAGGGCCCTTCCTGGCACGTGTCCTCGGAATGTCCATTAGCGTAAGCGATGGATATGGGAACACAAAGGATTTCGATCCGACGAATCTGTAAGCCTAACGGCCCCCGAAAGGGGGCCGTTCCATTGGAGGCATAATGGCCAACAACGGTGATATCTTTCGGCAGGCTGAAGTCTCGGTAATTGCTCCTGATGTTTATCAGGGTGCACGGGTTACCTCTACGCGTCGAAGCCCGGCGGAAAAGGATGCCGACAAAATCCTTTCCGTTCTCGATAAGCGCACCTTCAATCCCCATGTCCTTGCATATCTGATGTGTAGCCAGAATGAGGAATTGCAGAAGCCGTTGTTTGATCTGGCTATTGCTATCCTTAATGCAATGGCTGCCAAGGAAGCTAATGGCACCACCCGAAATGATGAAGAGTACAATCGGTGTTCTGTTGCTCGATTTGTAATTGAGCAGATGATCATTCGTATGGGAGCTTGACATAGCGGCCTCCGGGCCGCCCCGGCTTTTGTGAAGATGTGTTGTGATCAGTCGTCAGATCCGCTAGACTAGGATTACCAATCAGGGAAACCTAGGAGGAGCTGTGATCGTTTACCGTGTTGCCCTGTCTCCGAAGCACGAGGGCAACCTTACGGGCAAGTGGGCTGGTCCCTATCGTGAGGGTTGGGACTCTTTCGACCCCAATGTCAAGGCGGTTTCTAACCGTCTGTGCCGTGAGCACGTGGACGAGTCTCACCCGACGCCGTGGACTGATCTTCCTGGTGGTATTTCCCCCAATGAGTTCTGCGTGCTGATCTCTGAGGGGCAGTTGGCCAAGTGGTTTGAGAACTTCGGCCATGACTTGGACGCTGCGGGTTACTCCGTGGTGGCCTATGACGTTCCGGCTGAGAAGGTGCGTAGCGGCACCTACCAGTCTGTAGCGGCTGTGACGGATTCCGACATTGTGGGAATCTATGAGCCTCTGGGGATGATTCCCTAATTGGCTGTGGCCCCTTCGGGGGCCACAAGCCGCCCCGGCGAAAGGATCTTCCTTGAACCATGTAGACACACCCGCCTAGTCTCTGTTAGACTTGAGCTATCAGCAAGGGGGAAGGGGAAACCCGGAAGCCTTGGATGATCTGTTGCTTGATCAACTGAACAGTGTGCTATGTCCGACTACTTTGACAAGTAGTCTCCGTGCAAGTAAGCTAGAAGAAACACCTACACTAGGAGTACAAATGCACGGTCTTGAAATCGGTACCCGTGGTCAGGTCGCGTTCGCTTCTCGTCTGGAGCCTGCGTGGCACAACCTCGGCACCGTCTTCGAAGGTGAACTCACCACCTCCGAGATGCTTCGTCTGGCCCACCTGTCCGACTGGAACGTCCGACTGGAGCCGCTGGAGCGCAAGGGACGCACCTCCAAGAACATGTTCGAGGTGATCCGTACCAACCCGTTCGATCAGGAGGCTGACAGCCTCGGCATCGTGGCGGAGCGGTACAAGGTGGTGCAGAATGAGGAGCTGTTCGCCTTTGGTGACGGTATCCTCGCGGGTGGTGGAACGTGGGAGACTGCCGGTTCTATCAAGGAAGGTACGCAGGTCTTCGGATCTCTGCGTATCGGCCGAGAGGTTCTGGTTGGTGACTCCGACGTGACCAACATGTATCTGCTGGTCAACACCTCCCACGACGGTTCTCTCGCGGTTCAGGCGAGTGTCACTCCGGTCCGTGTCGTGTGTCAGAACACGCTGAATTTCGCACTCCGTAACGGTGTGAAGCAGACGTTCAAGATGCGCCACACTCAGACTATCGAGGGACGCATGGCCGCCGCGCGGGAGGCGCTGAACATCACCTTCGCCTACGCGGATGAGTTCGAGCGCGAGATGAACGAACTGTTCCGCACTGAGTGCACCAAGAATCAGTTCGATGAGCTGATCAAGATGGTGTACGGCGAGCGTCCCAAGGAGAACGTCAAGGGCTCTCAGGTCAAGTGGGACAACAAGCGTGACCTGCTCATGGGCATCTTCACCGACACTGGTGACGGTCCCAAGACCACTCTGTCTCTGGCTGGCACGATGGCCGGTGCGCTGAATGCCATGACGGAGCGTCTGGACTGGTACCGTATGCCGCGTAACGGCAACGTGGATAACCTGTTCGCTGCGGCGAGTGGTTTCGACCCGGTCACCAACTCTGACAAGAACAAGATCCGTAAGGCAGTGCTGAGTCTGGCTCTGGCTGCCTGAGTCACTAGGGCCCCTTCGGGGGCCCTTTTGGCCGCCCCGGTCAAATAGAAAAAGGCTAGACACCCTCGTGTCGTTCTGATAGACTCTGATTACCAGCCAAGGAGGAAACATGGAGTTCACCGTAGAACAGCTTCGCCTGATTCGTGCTTCGTGTCAGGTTGCGATGGGCAACAGGAAGCCCAAGGACTACTACGAGCCCTGGAAGGGTGTCTACGAGGTAGCAACTGCCAAGTTGAAGGATCTTGGCGAAGAGGACTGACAGGCAGCGGGCGAAAGCCCGCTAGCCGCCCCGGTTATTTTGGCCCGGTGGTAGACACTCCCCTTCTACTCTGTTAGACTAGTATCAAGCAACTAGGGAAGGAACCTAATGGCTTCTAAGCGCATTACTGTCATCGTGCTTGAGGATGACCGTCGAGCCGAACTGATCTTCGAGAACATCGACGGAGATCGAATGGAGTTCAACTCCAAGGACCGTGTCCTTGTCCTTCCCGTCAAGGGATCGTTGCTCAATGAGCAGTGGGTAGTCCCCTTCGTCTCTCACTACTGTGTGCAGAACGAACTTGAGTGGTGATTGACACAGAGCGACTGCCTTGTTACACTATTGTAGTAGGGTAGTAAGGTGTGTTCCTGGGCCCCCTATCAGTCCAGTCGGGCAAGGGGTTAAATAGCTGATGGTCGGCAGCAGCCCAGGAACCTTTCAATGTCATCGAAGATGACCGCCCCGGTTCATTACCTACCCTAACTAACATCATCACTGTACATCTATATTTTGATTTGACCCATCATGTCCGAATTTTTCCCGTTTACGAATGAGTCCAAAATTTCCCAGCGATATTTGATCAAGCGTCTTTACGAATGAGCCTGAAAACCCGGGCGATTTACCAATTAGAATTGAAGATCATTTATTGCTGCTGTCTTATATAAGACATATCCAAGCTGAAAGCAAACAAAGCCTCCCGCTTTTGGGAGGCTTCTTCTGTTTTACGATATAAGACATAGGACAAGGAGAGATTGTTGGCCGGTGGTGTTAGGTGTCCTTCTATATAAGACATAGAACAAAGCATATATACCCACCGGGCTTTAATTCCCCATATAAGACTACAACCAACATGTCTTGTCTGAATATTCAATCAGATACTCAGGCTGTATAGCATGGCTGCATACTTTGGCTGTCATAGTGGGCTGACTTACGAATCGAAGGCAAAATAGGCATGCATAGCTATGATTCTAAGGTCTATCTGGCATGCCCTTTACGAATGCATCCAAAAATGTGCAGAAATGCCGTGTTTTCTAAGGATTTGGGCCGATTATTGACAGATTTCATAGGTTTTGGGGCTATTTTTGCTGGTTTTTAGAGGCCCATTATGCCCTTGAATCCATAGTTTATTAGGCTGGCTGGCTATTTTGGCTGTGATTCTAAGGCTGGAACCCCCTTCTTACCTATGAATGTAAGGAAATGTGCTTTTTGAACGCGTTCAATTACCCCAAT